ATGTTTTAGGAGGAATTAAGACAGGATATACAGAGTCTGGAGGTGCTGAAATGGCTATATACACTTTAGAAGATGGCACTGCTTATACCTTCCTAAGAGATACAGCAATTAAAACTGCTTTAGGCTATACTCCAGCAGATGTTAGTGATATTCCAGAGATCCCCCTAGCTCTTCCAAACCCATATGCATTAAACATTACAGCAGGAGGTTCAACTACAAACTATACTGGAGCATCGGAATCCACTATTAATTTAGATAGTATTTTTTCAAAGCCTTTAGCTAGTGTAGATACTCCAGGTAAGGCGGGTATATTCTATGGCTCTTCTTCGTCATATTCAATAAGTACTGTATATGTAACAAGCAGTAATCCTGATGCAGTTATTGTAGTTCCTACTGCAACAACAGTAACATTTGGAAGTAACTACGTGAAAATGAGTGGTTTAGACGATTTAACTGGAGGTAGTTATAAGTGTTATTGTATAACTTATATTAATACTGGGTTAGTGTTAGTTAATGGTGCTATTTATGGCTAATAAAATTTCAAAATTTTTAGTGCAAGAATTTTAATGTTTTTGCACTAAAAATTTTGATTTTATAAATATAATCTCTAATTTTGTAGAGATAGAAAAAATGAATTTTTAATGGTTATGAAAATGAATGTTGCAACCAGATTAGCTATTTTAACTAATCTGCCAGAACAAGGAAGTGTTCTTGAGATGATTTCTGCTAGAAACATCCGCAAGAAAATAGACTTCTCAAGTGAGGAGATAGCTTCTCTTAACTTAAAAGAAGCCGATGGTAAAATTTCATGGACTCCAAATGTTGAGGATATTGAAATTGAATTTAATGATTCTGAGACAGAGTTCTTACGAACTGTTATAAATATAATGGATCAGAAGCATGTCATTACAGATAATATTCTTGATTTTGTAGAGTTGATTCAAAATTAAGTTTATTCTACTACATATTTAGTTTTAAAGTTATATCATATAACGCAAAACAAGTTCTTTGAGGAATATATACATAAAAGGATTCGAGAATGCGTTTTGTAGTGATATAGTATCAGACTGAGGGAAAATTTTAACGAAAATTCGTAATTAGACAAGTGAGTTCCCAAAATGTCCATGTATGATGTTATAAAACGTGTTATTTGATAACCACACTGGATCCAGTGTAGTATTTTTCATTAACTTTAAAATTAAACAAATTATGGACGTAGTAGAAAAACAGATTGTACATGAGTACGACGAAGATCACAAAGAGTATGCATCAAAAGGTGTCGCTGGTACTAGCTTAGGTCTTGGTATCGCAGGAACTGCTCTGGGCCTTTGGGCTCTTAGCAAATCAAGCCTGTTTGGAAATGCAGGTTGTGCCGCTGCAGGTGCTTTAGCAGCTGAGGCTATTTCAGGCCCATCAGCTTTCCAAGCTTGGCAGCATTCTTGCAACTCTGAATTAGCAGATCAAAAAGCACTTTATGAGTTTGCAATTTTGTCAGCTAACGCTCGTTTCAATGATCGTCAAACAATCAATTCAGAGATGTTTGGTTTATACAAAAGCCAAATTGATGCAGACTTCGGACTGTACAAAAATCAGAGAGACCAATTCGACGTATTAGTCGATCGTATTGGAAAACTTGAGACTGCTGCTGCTGTACAAGCTGCTGTAGAACCTTGGAGAAGCAAAGTAACTAAGATGGAGATTGCTGGTGTAGCTGGCATGGTAGGACTTGAGGCTGAGCGCAGAATGTGTGCTGACAATAAGATAGTAAATTATGCAAATAATACATTCTATCCTATTCGTGTAGCTGCTGTTGAAGTAGGTACTGACACAGTACAGCGTTCACTGTATAATCCTTTATGCCCTTGCTCAGGATATTCAAATAGCATCTTATTTGAGCCTACAACAACTCCTGCAGCTTAGTTAAAATCTTAGTTTAAGATGTATCCTGTGAATCAAGTTTTCCTAGGTAATCCAGATCCATTATTAGCTTCTGACATTACCGATCAACTTCAAAGGGTAAAAGCTTATGAATCTCAATTAATGCAATTACAGAAAACAGCTTCAAAGGAGCTTATTTGGGATTCTATTGATAATGAGATGAATGCTCTAACTGAAAGTCAAAAGAATCGATTTTTTGAAGATAAAGAATATAGTGAAATCACTACATCACTTCAAAAGATGGTTCAAATAGAGCTTTTAAATTTAGTTAAAGCTAAAATTGAAGGCACGCAAGAAGGTAGAGAGTTATTACAAAGGCAATTATCAGTAGTTAAGAAGTTGAAGAATAAGATCGTCCAAGAGACTGACAATGAGATGGCTATCTTTAATAAGTTCCGTGAATTTTCTAAGGATAACCCAAGTCTAACCTATGAAGAATTCTGTAAGCAATGGCGCAACACGTAGACGTTATAATGAATAATTTAAGGAACTTTGTGAGTGTTAAATTAACCTCACTATCACAAAGTAATCCTATGATGGCTTTAATGAAGCCTCTAGCATCTAGAATAATTGATAATAACATGTACAAAGTTGAAGCTTTGCTAAAACAGATTTCAGACAAAGATGGATTAGTTGATGTTGAAGGTATTCTAACAGAAATGTCAGATAACATAATTAACACTAAACCATTTAAAGTGGAAACTGGATTACTTGGGCAACTTGAAATAGGTGCAGGAAAAATAAAGATGGATATCCCAATGGTTAATAAATCTTTGGTTTTGAATCAACAAGATCTAAATGAATTAAAAGACATGCTCTCGCATTAGAAATCAGAAGATGGAAAGGAATGGTATTTTTTATATCATTCCTTTCTTTTTTATAATACAGATTATAATTAAGTGGGAACACTATCAAATAACTCCAAAGTTGGAGATAAAGGTAAAGATTTAATTCTGCAAACATCAGGTAGAGTATATGTTCAGGTAAAGGATAGGTTCTATGAGATTAACTTTAGAGGAGATGATGAAAAGGATAAAGATGAGGAAAAAGAAGAAACTCCTCAGGTTATTTTTGTAGATAATGAGGACTCCTTAACTGATTTACAGTATCCTGGAGATAATTATCTTATATTAACTAAAGATGGGAAGTTCTTCATTACTGAAAATGAAGGATACACTCCAGTAGCTATTGCTTCTCAAATAAATACTACCTTTACTACTCCTTTAACTATAACTACATTAGAAGCGCCCTTTAATATAAATTCCACTAATTTAGTTAAAAATCTTAATTCAGAATATTTAAATGGAATCTCATCATCTAGTTTTGCCAGAAAAGATCTGAATGAAACTATTTCTAGATGAACTATAACAGAACTTATTAGTGATTCTATTAGAGATTCAGAAGGGAAGTCTAGTTTAAATTTAAAGAATGGCTCGTTAACTATTGATACTATTAGAGTAAAAAATCTAATTTTATCGGATGATTCTGGAGGGAATGAAGAAAATCCACCATTATCAGAATCTGAGTTTGATATTATTAATAAAAAGACATATTTTAGTAATGGAATTCTTATAAAGGCAATTAATATAATTGATAAATTAGACTCTTCCATAGATCTTCCAGATATTCAATATTTTTCTAATGAAAATTACTTAGTAGGAGGATATAGTATCATTGATCTTATCTATACTGCTTTTAATGATGGATTACTGTTAGAATTAGAGTCTATTGTTGACTACGCTAACACTTTAACTTCATGTCAAAAATTAAATTCAAATAATCAGTGAGGTCCTCACACACTAAATGATACTGACTTTGTCTTAAATGAAGAGGGCATCTATCCATACAAACAATATAAATTTTTACCTGTTTCAAGTTCTGTATATGAACAATATAAATATGGTTCAGATAGAACTTGTTTAGAAGGAATTTATAATAGATGATATAATATAACTGATTATACAGGAGATATTGCCTCAAAATATCAGGGAGTAACTTTTGAATTAACATTAGAAAAGCACTCATTAAAGGCAGGGGATTTTCTTTCAGGGAAGAATAATGATGGCACAATTGATGTTATGGTTGTTGGATGTACTGAGTTTTCAGCTAGAGTAATTCTTTCAGGAAGTGATTGCTATTTTACTAATACTACAAAAATAGATATTTATAATGAATGGGCTGAATCCCCTCCAGTTACTGAGCCAAATAAAACCATCTATGAAAATATTACTTCTTGTTTAGAGGAGCAGGATGCTGAAAAAGGCTCTTCAATATCTGCAGATCCTAAAGTTGGAGATATTTTATTTACAGGTTCTTCAGGAAACATTATTGGAAATATCTCTGGGACTGAGAACTCTATCTTTGGCACTTTAGAGGGCTATGGATTAACATCTGAAGGTAATTGTTACTTTGTAAATCCTGGAATTGCATTAGTCAATACTGATGGTTTAAATTATCTAAAGCTCTATAATAAGGAACAATCCTTTATTGGTATTAATAAGAAAAATGAAAAGTGGATTACTATTGAAACTGATGGGGGATGTGATATGAGAAGAGATAAGATGTATAATATTAACAACCATCTCTCATTTTGCAGTTTTGGTCCTATAAGAGTTGAAGAAGATGGTTCAGCAACAATTGGTAGTGGAGAAACACAAATTACTATTACTGCAGATGGTAAAGTTCAAATTCCAGAAGCCTGTATTATAAAATAAAAAATATTCTAATATTTTATTTGGACATTTAAATAAATGTAGTTATATTTGCAGCGAATAGATAATCTATAACTAATAAGGAAAAATAAGAAATATGCAATTTGAACATAATCAATTTGACAATTTGCTGGATGATGAGACTACTGAGGATCTAAATACTGAAACTCAGGAGGAAGTTATTGAACCAGCAGGCAATTCTACTGAGGAAGAGGAAGAAGATTCTTCATCTTCTGAAGAAGGAACTGAAGAAACAGAGGAAGAAGATGATCTGGACGCATTTTCATCCTTCTTAAAGAGTCGCGGAATTCGGGATGGAAAAACTATCATTTATGAAAACGAGGAAACAGGAGAGACTGAAGAGGTTGATTTTGGAACTCTAAGTAAGGATGAGCAGCTTTCAATTCTTGAATCTTTAACAGATCCAGGTCTTTCAGAAGATGAAATTGAAACTATCAATTTACTTCGTAAGACAAATTCGTCATTTCAAGATATAATTACGTATTATCAGCAGCAGGCTATCGATGAATATAAGGCTAAAAACAACAGCCAAGAAACTTATACCATTGATAGTTATTCTGATGAGGAATTATATTTGGCAGATCAAAAAGCCAAATTCCCTGAAATGACAGAGGAAGAATTAAAAATTGAACTAGATGTAGCTAAATCTAATGAAGATCTCTTTAAAAAGAAAGTAGATTTAATTAGAAAACAATATAAGGAACAAGAAGAAAATCATATCAAGGAGCAGGAAGAGGCTGAAAAAGAGCAACAGAAGGCATACCAAAATATGTTTGTAGATACATTAAATGATTTTAACTATATTTCTTTGGATTATAAAGATCCTAAGAGTGATAGTTTAATTCTTGAAGAGAAAGATAAAAATCTAATTTATGATTATGTATTTAAGCAAACTCCAGAAGGTGTAACTAAATTTGTTGAAGATTTATCAAAACCTGAGGTAATTGTTGAGCTAGCTTGGTATAGATTATTTGGTAAAGATACAATTTCTGACATTAGTAATTATTGGAAAGAAGAGTTGAAGAAAAATCGCAAAGCAACTCCTTCAAAACCAAAATCTAATGTTACTATAAAAAAAGAAACTAAACCCCAATCACAGGGAACCTCTCTTAGTTCCAAATGGGACGAACTATTATAAATAAAATAAATAATTTAGTATATGAAAATTACAGGTTTTACTACCATACGCCCTGAAATGGCTTCTACAAGAACGTATGAAGACTTTTCTAAGTTCTTAGGCACTAATCCTGCTAGACTAGGTATCGTATCGTCATTATATGATCAGTATACGGCAACTTACCTTACAGAATCGCTGATGAACATTTATACGATGGAGAAAGATCGTAAGAATGCATTTCAATCAATTAACTCATTCATGGTTGAGTGGGATATTGATGTGAATTTCATCAAGCGTGTTCCTTTCTTATCAGTGCCAGAAGGCGATGGTGCACAGGGAACAGACATCGTAGTTCACTTCCCTGAGAACTACTATCAAAAAAATGACGTGTTTATTATTGAAGGTTCACGTCAGCAATTAATCGTTCTTAGCCGTCCAGTTCGCAGAAGCGATGCTGACTTTGAGCTGATTTGTAAGATTCAGGATTCTGACTATTCTGCAACGCTAGATCTCTCAGCTTGCCAGCCTGGTATGAATACCCGTTTCTTAACAAACTATCAGCCTGAGCTGCATGAGGAAGGTTATACGAAATATCAGAGCAATACTGAGAAACATAGAACTTTCATCTCAATGCACCGTTGTGATGTTTCCTACTCAGCTAAATATGCTGCAATGGAAGATCAGTTTATCACAATTGGTAAGGGTGATGGAAAAGATGATGTAACATATAAGATGAATCCTGCTGCTAAGGATTGTTTGGATACTTTCATGTTAGCTCGTAACAACTCATTACTTTGGGGTAAAACTAACGTAGATAAGTATGGTAAAGCTAAGATCTTCGATCCTGAAACTGGCCAGCCTATTATCTCTGGTGATGGTATTATTCCTCAGATCGAGCGTTTTGCAGGTAAATATGTATTTACGAAATTAAATATCAGAATCTTTGAGACTGCTCTACAGGCAATGGTTGCTAAATCAGAGAAGCCTACTGGAAATCAGTATATCTTCATTTGCAACACTGCAATGTGGAATGATGTACAAAGAGTAATGTCAAATTGGATTCGTGACTACAAGACTAATGGTGCATTCGTTTATTCGAAGGCTACTAATGGTTATATTAATCTTGGTGCTACTTACAATGCTTATGAGTTTGCAGGTAATACCATCGCATTTAAGATTGACCGTTCCTTTGATATTGAGTTCCCATCGCCTCGTAGATTTGGTATCTTCCTTGACTTAACTGCTGATGGAAAAACTGGACGTCCTGCACTTTCAATGTTTACATTTAAAGGTCTGCAGATTGTTCATAACTGGTTAACTGGTCCTGGCGGACGTGATGGTAAATCAGGTGGTGAGGTTTCGACTCCTGTAGCAGGAGCTAAACTGATCAACTGGGGATACGCTGGTGTAGGTGTATTCAATCCTTACAGATCGTTCATCCTGATGTCAGAGAACTAAAAAGAAATGTGTGAGAGATTCCCCTTGTAATAGGGGAATCTTATCACCATTAATAGATTATATGATGTATAGATAAATTTTGAATAAGACAAAATATGAATAGTATGAATAATGTAACGGAAACTAATGATGCCAGTAATATCATAACACTACGTAGTGTATATGGAAAAGTAAAAACCTACTACTTTAACCCAATGAGAGGTAAGAATGGAATGTATCCTCCTTTTGTAAAAAGAGTTAGAGTCAGTGCTGATGGACGTGATACAGAGATGATTTTAAGTGAACAAGACTTAAATAGTGAGCAAAGAAACTATTTTATCCCTGAAGATCTTGAAATTATTGTAACTGATGGAACAACATTTAATTTAAATGATCAATACCAAGCAAATCTTTGGGAATGTATTAAAGATTCACATTTAATTGCCCCAGAAAGAGGTGCAAAAGATGAGCATGGAAATTTTCTTATTGATGGCGATATTAGACGTTACGGATTAGCAGAATTATATGTAGAGCGTCCTGGAGTTGAATCTAAGAAACGTGTGTCTCGTATTAAGCAAGTAACAAAAGCATATACTTTTATTGAACAGGATAGTTCAGAACATAGAAAGGTTATTTGCAAACTTCTAGGAAAGACAATGAGAAATGCTCCTGATACGGATATTCAGGATTATTTATATCAAAAAGCAGAGAAAAACCCAGAACTTATTATTGATATTTATACCAGTGCAGATCAAAGTCTGAAACTTCTGCTAATTGATGGCAAACAAAAAAATATTATTAGAGTACAAAGTGGTGTTTTAATGTATTCTGATACAGCTCTTGGAGTTACAGATGAGGCCGCTATTCTATTCCTAAAGGATCCTAAGAATAAGGCTATTTATGACTCAATTGTTTATGAGGTATTTGGGGATATGAAGACAGAAGATGTTGTAGTAAAACCCAAGGCACCCAAAAAATAATAAATTAGAATATTATGACCGCTAGAAATTTATATGAATATGGTTTAATAGAACTGAATAAGTTAGAAGCGCCAAGTCTCTTAACTGAAGACTATGTTTATTTTTTAAATAAAGCGGTTCAACAATGTATAAATTTAACCTATAATAGATACGATACTAATCAGCAATCTACTGACGATTTACGAGTTCTAAAAACCACAGCGTTATTACAAAACCCAAAAAAGTTAGAAAATGCTGATGATTTGGCATCTATTCAAGAAAAAATAAACTCTGGAATTCTATCATCAACTTATTATGTGGATCTTCCAAAAGACTATATGCATATGCTTAATTGTATTGTAGGTTTTACAAGAACAGAAAATCCTAATAAGAAAACTCATTGTGATAATGAGGCTGGAACCAAAGTTTATTTTACTGCTAAACGACTTACTGCAGATATGTATGGAGGAGTAATTAATAATTATTATCAAAAACCTTCATATAAAAGGCCCTATTACTATTTAAATAATATTAACATAAAGGATAGTATAATTACAAACCAAAATACTGATACTCCTTTATTAAAATATTCAGAAGGAGAATATGATAAAGATGGGGCCTTAATTAATACTCATTATCTTAATGATAAAAATTTATCTGGTATTGAAGGAGAACCTGGCAATCGTTTAGCAAATCCCTCTAATGTACGACTGGAATTAAGATTCGGAGACGATACTTTATATACGCCTACAGAAGTGTATATTGAGTACATCAAAGCTCCTATGTACATTAGATTGAGTCAAGAACAAATTGATGATATTGTTGACTCATCCCAAATTTTAGAATTCCCAGATTATATGTGTTACGAAATTTTGAATATTTTCGTCAGATTAATTATGGAAAATGCAAGTGATCCTAGATTACAAACAAACATTCCAATTAATCAAACTATTCCAGAAGCACAATCTAGGAATTAATAGTACTAATTTTAAATAAATACACAAGTATGTTTGATTTTTTTAAAGAGGTAATAATCAACTCAGATACTCTTCCTAGAGAGGAAGGTATTGATGCTGCTGGTAATGCATTTAAGCGTTTCTATGCATTTACCCCAGATACCGCAGCTGAAGATATCGGCTCAGATCCTGCACATTATCGCGCCCCTAAAGAAGGAGTATTCCGTGTTTTACGTTGTGCAGATTACACCAAATCAGGTGTTAAAGGACCAAAAGTATATAAAACTGCAGGACGCAGAGGAAAGGTAGCTGAAGTTGCATTTAACCTAAATCCTCTAGTTAATCAGATTGGGCAATATCGCATTCTAGTTGATATTAGTCTTGAAGGGCGCTACTATAGTGATTATAAATATCCTTGGTCAGAATTCCATAAACCAATTATGGCAGAATTTGAAATAGTTTCTGGAATGGATTTAGCAGCTATGGTAAATGCAGCTGTGAAGGCTTTAAAATCGTATATTCCTTCTGATTATAAGTATGCTGTAGTTACAAGTAAAGATGGTGTAGTAAAACTAGTAATGTCTGATCCTTATCAGATTATTAAAGCTGCTAAAATCCAGAAAGTAGAGGAAGATGGATGTCTTAATGGATGTTCTGGTGTAAAATATGAAGATGTGATTGTTGCATCAAAAGATGATATTACAAAAAATATTGCTCCTTTTGGAACTGGTGAGTGGTTAGTTGAGAACTTACGCTTCCCAACATATCCTAACTTACGTTATGCAGGAGTTAATGATGATGAGAAGCCTGTTGCAGGTGCTTTATATACACAGTTTGCATTTGAGTATGTATCACCTCGTAGAGGTTTACATGGTCAAGGCACTGTTGGCCAAGCTCTGGTTTCTGTAACTCATCATGTCTTTTATGTTCTTAATGAACTTGCATCACAGTTTGAAGCTGAAATTAAAAAAGCATTTGGTGAGGATGTAGTATATCCAGTTACTCCTGAGTTAACCATTTTAAATGCAGGTAAAGGAGAACCAGGGACAATGGTTGTTTCTGCTGCAGATGTAAATGCAGGAACCGTTTCTTTAAAGGCTACTTATAGTGATTCTGAAGTAGTTGGAATGGAAGTTGATGATGGAGTTGAGTTTAAGCATGTATCAGGGCCATTTAAGGTAAACAAAGATTCTGATACAAAAGCATGGACTCTTAGTAAAGATGTTGATGATGTAGTTTCTGGAAATGAAGGAATTATATCAGCATCATATAAGGATGCATTTACAACAATTAAAGTAATTGTTGAATAAATATATAATTTACACAGTAATGGCAGGGGGGAGTCTTTTTCCTGCCTGCCATTAATTTTTAATATTACAACCTATGACAATAGAAGCCATAGCTAGTGCCGTATGGAACAATGTCTACGACGGCCTAAAAGGAACTGTAAGTAACCCAGCAATGTCATTAGAACAATTAACTGATGAGGTTGTTGCAGAAAGAAATAATATTGCAAAAGAATATCTTTTAAAAGGAGTTATGACTTTACAAGAACTTTATAATGCAGTAAACTGTGTTGAAGTTAATTGTGATTTTATGTCAAAATGTTGTGATCTTCCAGTTGGGAAGAAAGCCCTTCACTTTGAAATTCCTCCTGTTCTTCTTATGAATGGAATTTCCACAATTCAATTTGTAGGAAGTATAGATAGACAAGAACAATATAGTGTTTATACTGATGTAAGTTATAAATTTCATTTCTTTAGAAAGAGAGGAGCTGATAAACCATTTGTTTATATAGATCCTACAATAAACTCTAATGGCAACATTGATGGTTATATCTTTAATGTTCCTTTTGTAAAATATATTTCAGTAATTGCAATTTTTTTAGATCCAAGAAAACTATTAGAATTTGATTGCTGTAATGATCCAGAAGCTATAACAGAATGTGGAATTATCTCTAATGATATTATTCACAGACTAACTGAGAAGAAGATTAGATATTATCGTCAACTTATGCTGCCTTCTCAGCCTAATACTCAAACTCCATTATAATGAAACTACATAATTTTAACTCAGTTTATTCCATGGCAAGTATTGTCTATGGAATCACAGTAGACCCAACTAACTTTGAAGATGTTGCAATGTTAGGATGGGAATTAATAGGAAATAGGCACACAAAGCTGCATAAGTATATTACAAATACAGTTAACAAACGCATTCAATTGCCTTGCAATTTAGTGGAGATAGAATCAGTCACAATTCCTTATATGGATGCTCAAATGACATCCAATCAAACCACTTATCCTCAAGTATATAATCAATATGTTGAAAAATATATTGAAGCTTGAAAGTGAGATGAGTCCACTTTATATGAAGCTGGAAAAATGATTAAATATAGAGAGGAAGGGGACGAGATTGTTTTTGATAGAGATTTTCCTAAAGTTATCATTCTTTATCATGGAATTATTGCTGATGAAGATGGATTACCACTACTTAATGATAAAGAAGTTAGAGCTTTAGCTGCATATGTTGTGTATTCGGATACATATAAACAAGCATTAATGAGGAAGGATGGAAATCTTGTTCAACTTGCACAAGTGGCTAAGGCGGATTGGATGAAAGCCTGTACGGCAGCTAGAATTCCAGATATGTTTACACAAAATGATATGGACGCAATTCTTGATGTCAAGACTCGTTGGGATCGTAAGCAATATGGAAAGTCATTTAAACCTATTTTGTAAATGCATTATTTTACCAACCATTGTGTAACTTCTACTGAATTATTTAGAAAATTTAAGAAGGATAAAATAAAACTTCCGAAAAAACAGTATTTAAAGGAATATAAAGCTGATACAAGGCAAGAGTTGGCTGCTAAAGTACTTAACTATTGTTTGTATTTAGTAGTTTTGGATATCATAAATAATAATGTTATTTTTGCATTACCTGATACATTTGGATTTAATTCTGAAATTGCTATGAAAACATTTCAGGGAGATGAATTCAAAGAAATGTGAAAAAAAGGTAAATTTAGAGACATTGACTTTGTATTATCTGGATTTAAAGGCCATCAGTTATTTTATACTTTTGAAACTAAATCTGGAGTGAAAGAAAAACCCATCTATGTCAATAAGAAGTTAAAAGATATTATTAGTGATAATACGAACGCAGGAAAAAGCTACTTCTAATGGATATTATTAAGTACTATACAGATTATATTGATGAAGTTAATGAGAAGTTTCCTTCTTTAAGCAAACATGAGATAAAACAGATATTAAATTATGGATTGAAGATGTTTAATACTTGTCATAGGAATGGGTTAGATACCATTAATATGACATCATATTATACTATGTACACAGGTAAATTATTCAACGATGATTTTACGCATTATCATTATTGAAGACTAAAGTACAAAAGAAAGCTGAGATTTCTTTATAGACGACAAAAAACTATCTATGATGGTCATTACTATTTTGGGATGACTGAAAAGGAATTTGAGTACTATCAATCTCAGAAGAAAAATAGAGGCACTAGACGACAAGTCTTTCACTACCCCTATATGTTTGCTTACAAAATAAAAGAAGAAGCTTTTGCTGATCGAGGTCGTAAATATTTCTTTATAGTTGACTATCCAGAAGATGTAGGATGGATGTTTTACAAAGAAAATTGAACCACTCGAAGAGCAAGATATTTTGCTTATAGAGATGACAATGGAAATATACAAATGATTTAAGTATGGCAAATAATACTAAACAACAAGCAATAAATACTTTTACAGGTGGTTTGAATACTGATTTACATCCATTAACAACACCTAATGATATTTTAACAGACTGTATTAACGGCACAGTTATAACATATAATGGCAATGAGTATATTCTGCAGAATGATATGGGTAATTATAAGTTGGATAAAGCTAAATTATATGCAGATTATATTCCCATTGGAATTAAGGAGTATGGAAATATTATATACATAGTTTCATATAATCCAATTGATAAAAAATGCCAAATTGGCTCGTATCCTTCTCCACAAACACTATTTGATAATTCTGAATATGGTTCTAAAAACGAAAATTATCAAGGAGTTCCAACTTATACATTAGACCCTGATTGGACGTGACCAACAGATCCTAATAGTTTAATAAGTGATGGTATTGTAAACTTAAAAGGTACAAGTGAAAACCCTGCAACGGATGTACTATTTACTAATACTAAACCTAATCAGAATTTAAGAGTTTTCTTTCCTGCTGATAGTTTAGATTTGAAAGACACTTTTTTAAATCCTGGTGATAAGTATTATTTAAAAAAGGAGGAAGGAGAAGATTCTCGTTGGAAATTTCAACGTTGTGAATATTATACATTAACGGAATCTAAAGAAGCCTTACAAATTGAAGAAGGTTTAGTAATTTCGGATCCTGATGATTATGCTCCAGAAAAGTTAAGAAACGTAACCTGAGAGACTCCAGGATGGTTAGCATATAAACCTTCTCTTATAGAGCCAGCTTCTTTTGATTTATACTTAACTGATATAAAAATTCCAAGCTTCCTAACCAGTACTTCTACAAGGCAAACAGGAGAAGGAACTGGAAAATTATCTTTTAATGTTCAAGGACAGTTAACAATTAATACTACAGGAGACTGAAAAGATTATTATGATAATCTTAAAGTTTATTTTGATTATAGCTATGCTGGGGGCAGCTGAGAGAATGATTGAGATAATGGATCACATGTTAATAGTGAGGAGAATGGAATTCCTACTAATTATGGAAATACTATTGATATTTTAACTTTTAATAATCAGAAAAGTTTAGATATTTCAAAAGAGGCTATTGAAAATAATAAAACAGTTGTTATTAGAGCCACTCCTTATATCATTGATGATACTTATGGAATTGTCTATGATAATTTAGCTGTAACATACACTATTAATTTAGGGGAATTGTATAGCATTAATGAAATAGAAACATTTTCTATTTATAAATACTTATCAGATGATGAAGGAGTTACAATCAATTTTAGTATAATTAGTCCAACATCTAATCTAAGTCAGATTACTTGTAAATATAGAATTCATGAAATTGGAAACGAATTTAAACAGCTCGGAAAAAATACAGATTATCAAGACATTGATAGCTTGAATTTATTGGGGCAAAATATATTAACGATTAATTATGGAACTGAAAATAAAAACGATTGATTTCAAAAAGAAGAAATTTATATATTTGAACTAGGTTTCTTTAATATTAAAGACTGAGAGGTTTATATAAAAGCTTTAGAAAATCACATAAATTATCCAGATAAATATCCTGATAAACCTACAATTAAACCAATTCATTGTGCGGCTGAATTTTTGATTACATCTGAATTGTTTAATACATTTTATTCAGAAGAATCAAGATATCAAGACATTAAGTTAACAGAATGGACATCTAGAATTAAGAGTAATATTACCATAAATAAAAATATTGAAAACTTTATTAATGATGATTCTAAATATATATACAATAAATATATAAGTTGTTTAAATCCAAATGAGTTATTAAATATTGCCTTTTATATGGATGAAGAAGGAAATATGTTAACAGAAGACAACTTTCCAAAGAATAATTTTATTTTGGATTTAAGTCAATCAGAAGTAACTGCAGCAACAAAGGTGATCAATAGGGCAGATTTATCAAAAAATGCTTATTATGGATGTATGTCCACTCATATTACTAACCTTAAATATCATATACCTGCACCTTTAATATTAAATACTAATAAGGGCATGTGGGCTGATGTAACCTGAGATAGCGTTGTATCATCATCTGTTATATTATCTGAGAATGGAAAACAAGTTACATATTATAATCCTACAAATGAAATTCCATATTTGTTAAAAACTAAATTATTAAAGAATGAAGATAATCCAGTAGATACTTCTGTTTATACGATTTACACAAAAGCAGAGTTAGCAAGTTATATAAGCGATAAATACGAGGGAAAAGATGGCTCAAGATGATATTTATATAAAAATTTATTTATTAAATTTTCAGAAGAATGAAAAATCAAAGAATTAATTACTAATATTCCTGAAACTTTTTGAACTGAAGAAAATCTAAAAGAGCTTGAAAAAAAGACCTTAGTGGCAGGAGGATTACTACGTAGAGCTTATAGAATCACTACATGAACTGATTCTTCTAATAATCATACTTTAGCAGGACTTATTGAAACTGATCCTGAAGAGAATTTTGATTTTAATACTCTACAATTACAAAATAAGGATAAACGATATAACCAAGGTAGACAAGATGATGGTAGTAAATTAATGCAATTAGTAGACGATTATGTTACTAATAATGATTTTGGTTGAACTTTTGTGCCTGTATCCCCTACTACTACTGTAAATACAACTAAGACTTCAAGAGGATGATATTTTGGAGATGTAAGTGCAGATTGTACTTCTGGAAAAGGAGATTTTTGTAGTGGAATTGGAATTATTTGTAAAGCTTCTGTAGGAGGTTCTAAAACTGTAGCTGTAATAAATTTTATGCCAGTTGAGTTAACTTCTTTTAAAGGAGCATTTACTGGAAGAAACGATAGATTTGGAGTAAACAATAAAGTTAATAAGGAATCTAAATGGTTAGTAGCTTCAAATAAAATATCCGCAGCAGATATTTTTAAAGTTAATGATGAGTATACAGGAAACCAATATATGCATCAATGTGTTGGTGCATTATTATTTGGATTAGGAATACAATTATACGGTGTTTATGATTTACATATAGATTATAAGAATTTTCTAAAACACACAGATTCAAACATAAGGGTATATTCTGAAAATTTGTTTACCGTAAATTATAAAAGAACAGATACTTTGAATTCTATTTTTTATAAAGGGATAAATATTAAAAAGGATCTTTCTAATCTTAATTTAGATCAATTATTTTCTAGTATAAATATAAATCCTAAGTTTTATAGTACTACAAACTTGAGTAATGGAACTTTTGCACATGTTACTATTTCTTCAAAAACAAATAATTATCAATATATAGATGCAGTTAATGCACCAATGTACTCTACAACTTTTACATCATTTATTTCACAATTAAATGCTTTATTACAAAAAGAGATAAATAATTGATTAGCAACTCGAAACTATTCAGAAAATAAAGTTTATTGTGATTTAGAATCCACAACAGTAAATATTGATTTTGTAAAATTTATAGGAAACTCATTAAGGTTTGAATACAATAATGATAGAGGAAATTTCTATTATGCTAATTTTCCAGAAGCAGTTTGGTTTAGCAGAAAAAATGATGAAACTAGAAGTGGATTTGTTAGAGGAATTGATTGGGGAAATGCCATTATATGAAATAATGTTAGTAGTATATTAGTACCTTCGCCAGAATTTAAAAAACGTGAATTAAATATAACAAATAATGGGGAAAATAAAACTAACCGTTAAAAAATATAAATCAGAAGGGGATCTGGCACATGAATATAATCCACTACATAATAAATTAACTAAAGGAGGAGTTATAGAAGACTTCGAAACTGATGAACTTCAGTTTGATTTAAATAAACCAGTGGATATAGAGTGCCAGCCCTCTTATGATGGCACCGTTAATTTAATTATTAACGATGATTTGAATCCCCCCAGAATTATAAACACAACATATTCTGTGATTGAGGATAATAAGTATAGACGAATACTTAGAAACCAAACTGAGCAAACAAACTTATACAAAGAAGGTTTGATGGATGCTCAGACCAGATTATTTAGAAATATAAACAAAATTCCTAAAATAGAACTTTTAAATATTGCGTATCATGGGCAATTAAAAGGAGGAAACTACACTATTTATTTGAAATTAGCGGATAATGATTACAATAAAACAGATGTCATTGCTGAATCAGGCATTATCAGTGTATTTAAAGGAACTCTAGAAAAAATATATTCTATATCTGGAACATTGGAAGATGAACGAACAGATAAAGCTATTAATTTGCAAATTAATAATATTGATACTTCATTTTCTAAGATGTTCGTTTATGTAAGAAGAGAATATTCTGATTTAAATGGAATATTAAAAACAGAGACTTTCCAAATAAAAGAACCATATAAAATTGTTGGTTCTTCTCTGCTGCTAACTTTAGATGGGTTTGAAGAAACATTATCAATAAACGAAGAAGAGTTAAATATAAAATATAATATTTGTACTGGAGTAAAAACACAGGCTCAGGTACAAAATATGCTTTTCTTTGGAAATGTTCAACAGACAGTAGTAGCTAACGACGATTTGCAGAATATTTCCTACTTTATAGAAGCGGAATGTGTTAAAGGTAAAGATATTGGATATGTTAGACCTGATTCGTATACTAGAAAGAGCACTACAGATAATGTAGGAAAAATTGAATACTATAATCCTGTTTCTATATATTATTCATTAGGATATTGGCCAGAGGAATTATATAGACTTGGAATTGTTTATATTTTCTTAGATGATTCTATCTCTCCTGTTTATAATTTAAGAGGCTGTAAATTCACTATCGAGTATTATGAAGATGCATTTAATCCTGATAAGAATCATTTAACTAACTTTAAATATGGAGCTTCTGAGGACTCTAATAATAGTTTTACAACATTATACAAAGATAGAAACACTGGAGAAGTTAATGTTATTAGTAAAGAGGACTTCTTCTTAGCAGGAGGTAGTTTCTTAGCTAATACTAAAGGCGTATTTAAATTTCCAAGGATTAACATTCAAAACCATATAGCGAAAACTACAGAACCTATTGGCCTTAAATTCACATTAAATTCTGATTTAATTACAGAATTATCTAAAAAATATAAAGTAAAAGGATTTTTCTTTGTTAGACAAAAGAGAATTCCTAATGTTATTGCTCAAGGATATTCTATAGGAGTTGATAAAGTATCATATATTCCAATGTTATTTGATCAGAAACTAAATGATGAAAAATATCAAGATGGAATGTATTTTACAGAGTCTTTTATTAATAGTAAAAGAGTACTTTCCACTTCTTATAAAGATAGAATAATTAAAACAGGTTCTAAACAATCTTCAGGATTGCTTTGTGTTGATGCTATGGTTAATCACCAGATTCAATCCATGCTAGATAATTCAGAATTTTTACTTACTAAAGAGTTTGATTTTGAATTAGCGCATACATCTTCATTTGAGAGAACGTATCAAATAGGGATTCCAGAAGGTACTTCAGAAAAAGAATCCAACTGGAATAAAACTATACTAAATACACAAAGTAAATTAATTTATATTCCTACTGATGTTCCTTTAAAATATGTAGATGATTATGGATTTTCTACACGAGCTGGTTCTTCAGAGGATGTGAAGGATTTTAGATTCTTCTCAAGCAAAAACTATGAGAAAGATAACAATAATATTGTTAGAGGAGTTTATTGCCCCTTTGTTGGAACTAATCAGGATCTAAAGGATAATGCTATCTATACAATAAGAGTAAATAATTACTCTCAAGCATATGAAACTCAGTATTTCAAGATTCGAGGAAACGATTTATCTCCATTTATGGCAATCAGTCCAAGATATGAGATTACAGATAAGGATTTAAAGCCAAAAACAGTATTAGAGTCTGAAGATAAGGAGATAGAAATACATTGAGTAGAAAAGTGTATAACAACTTATCAATTTGAAGAGGATAAATGAGTAGAAAAGTCTAAAACTATAGAGTACCATGAAGAAGACATTAGTGATGACTATTCTACAAAAGAAGAAATAGTTGATAATATAAAAACTATAACTTCGTATAACATTACTAATAAACTATTTGCCTATATAGTTCCAACAGTATTTAGAGGAGATTGTTTTACAGCTACAGTAACAACTAGAATCAATACAAACTTTATTGACTCTGAGGTTCCAACTAATGATATGATTGTTAATCCAAATACTTGGAAAGATGGTTATAAGGGATACAGTCAAACATCTAGTGAGGAATGAAAGGATGTAAATAGAGCTGATATTAATACCGTTCCTATGGGGCAGTGGTTTACATATAAATGTCTTTCTAATTATAATCTTGGATTGCGTTCAGAAAATAGACAAAATGTAGAGGAAATGGCTTTGATGGGAAATGCAAGAAGCTTTTATCCTTTACAAGGAATGACTGTTGCCCCAGTAAGTAAGATTCCTGAATCACAATTACTAAATGCAGGATACTCAACTTCATTACCATTTAAGAAATACTTTACTCAGCCAAATGTTCCTTATGTTAAAGACATCTTTGATACTAGAGTTATGTTTAGTAATGTACAGATTGAAGATGACTTTAGAAATGCATATAGAATATTCCAAGGATTATCTTATAAGGACATTGAACGTCAATATGGAGCAATTGTTAAATTACTTTCATTAGGTGCAAATCTTTTCTGTGTATTTGAGCATGGTTGTGCTATTATTCCTATTAATGAAAAAGCATTAATCGCAACAAGTACAGGTCAAGCTATTCATATGTATGGATCTGGAGTACTGCAAAATCAAGTAACTCCTATATCTCCAGACTATGGAAGTATTTGGCAAGAATCTATTATACGTACTCCAAATGGAATTTATGGTGTAGATACCTATGCTAAAAAGATTTGGAGATATAATGCAAATGGATTTCAGATAATTTCTGATATGTCTGTTCAAAGGTTCTTACATGACAATATAATTCTTCAGGAAAGTGATAAATATCCAATTATCTCTTTAAAGAATGTTAAAACACACTTCAATAACTATAAAGGAGATGTGATGTTTACTTTCTATAATGGGGATAAAGTTTGGAATCTATGCTACAACGAAAGACTTGAAAAATGGATAACTAAATACAGCTGGACACCTCTTGCTTCTGAAAATATTAATAACATCTTCTTATCTTTAGATAGAAAAAGAGCTTCTATTTATGGTATTATTTATGATAATATAAATACTGAATCTGGACCTCATATTGAGGATAGAGTAGGCTATGATAGAACTTGTGGAAATCTTTGGGAGTATAATGACATTACAAGAACTATTGTAATGAAGGGTTATGAATTCTTTGATAAATTTAATGTTAGAATTACATCTATTACTTCATCTGTTTTAGATGAAAATGATGTAGAACATACAGTTAGATTTGTTGAAGTTCCTGAGAATGAATATGATATTAAGTGTAAGATTTCTAATGCTAAAGATCTCAGTTTTTCTCAATATTGAATTGGAGATATTGATCAAGAACGTTTAGGAAAGAAAATAGGAATAATTCAGGATGGGAAAAATTTAAAACTAGTAGTAAGAAATTTTGAGGAAGTGTCTAAACTTCTATACCTAAAAATTAACTTTGAAGTTACTCCATTTATTGACACAACAATAGAAAATACTGATAATCCTTATGTAAATGAGGAGAATATTTCAGAGCAGGATGGAGAAAATAAAGTTAAAGCCTTAAGTAATACAATAGAGGAATCTATAGTACTAATACGAGATATTACTGAACTTCCCAAGGAATCTCAAGAAGCTTATGAAAAGCTTTTAAGAAATGGTTTTTATGTTCATGGCAGAGCAGGCATCTTTAATGAGATTAATTACTTTGATGAAAATCCTGATAATGAAATCCTTCCAACTAAATGGTACAATAAACAAGAGCCTTTTGAGTTTGAATTTGTTGTAAATACCCCAGCTGGAGTCCATAAAATCTTTGATAACCTTGTTATGATTTCTAATAACGTAGAGCCAGAAACTCTAGAATTTGAGATTATCGGAGACGTGTATGATTTTAATAAAGCAGGGCTTTATAAATCAGAGCATGCTAATTCAGATGAATTTTGGGATATTAATGGCAGTTTTGATAGTGTAGGGTATGCCAAAAAGAAATTAGATTTAGAAAAGGCAACTGCAAAGGATGGCAAATACTCTCAAATTTTTGATAAGCAACAGGTAGAAATTGAAAAAGACCATGTTCTGAATCAGTATATACTAAAAGTTAAACAGCCAATTAAAAATATAAAAACTTATGGCAGAAGACTTGGTAATATTGAATACAAAGAAGATCGATGGTTTACTACAATTACTCCTATATATTATAAAGATAGAATTGTAGGTACTGACAGTTCTACTGGATTAAAAAGTACACGAATCAGAGACAAATGGATTAAAATTAGGATTAAATATACTGGTGAGAAACTAGTAGTAATTAATGCTATTCAATCATTATTACGGTTAAGTTATGCATAATAAAATAGTAAAAGCGTCATCAGGCTCAATTATACCTACAGGATTTAACCCTTTTGGAACTTCCAAAAGCCCTTTAGATGATATGAATAAAATGAAACTAGGGGCTCCAGGACCATCTAAAGAATTTACTAAAGCAGCTCAAAAAAATGCCAAGAGTGCAGCTAATGTTGCATCTACTGGTAATAAAATGGGAATGTCTGGAGGATTACAAGCAGGTTTAGGAGCAGCAAGTTCCATGCTTGGAGGATTATCTACTTCAGGACTAACTCAAGAACAAGCTTCAACAAGAGAGGGTATCCGCAGTGCAATCAGCTCTGCGGGCCCTATTGGAGCTATTATTGGAGCTGCTTCAGGAGTAGTAGATGCAATCGGTTCTGCAACAGGATTAAATTTAGATAATATTGATGCAGACGCTGCAAAAAGAGCAGGTATTGGTGGCAAAGCTGCCACTCAAGGTTTTATTAATAGTCTTCCTGGTGTATCCATGCTTGTGGGTATGTTTGGGGGTAGAACTGCGAAGTCTTATAAATCTGCAGAAATTGATCAAATGACAAATGCCTATGGAGGATCAGTTGCAGATATTAATGCCGCTCAAGCATTAAGTGGTAAGAGAATGTTAGGAACTGGTAAAGTTAATAAGTTTATTAGAGAGCAAAATAGAGTTAATAATCTAATAACTGATATTAGTTTAGAAAGTAAACTTAGAAAATCTAATAGTGCTAGTGATACTTATTTATCACAAAATCAAAATAAGTATGCTGGTTATACTCCACAGCTATTATTATCTAAAAAAGGAATGAAATTCCCAGAATTAGATGTAGCCAGAAATATTATTAACTCATGGACAGTTAAATCCACAGAGGAACCTCAAAAGTTTCAACTTGGAGGAAAAATGAATCTAATACCAGAAGGAGCTTTACATGCTAGGAAACACAATTTAGAAAAAGTAAATCCTGAATTAGAAGGGCAGATTACCAGCAAAGGTATTCCAGTTGTTGCTCAGGGAGAAGGAGGAGTAATTCAGCAGGCAGAAATCGAAAAAGAAGAAGTTATCTTCCGTAAAGAGTTTACCGATAAATTAGAGAGTCTATACAAACAATATCAAGAAGATTCATCTGATGATGTTGCTATAGAAGCTGGTAAACTTATCTGTTATGAATTACTAAAAAATACTGACGATAGAAGTGGTTTAATTAAAAGTATAGAGTAATATGCCATTAGATATAAGACCGCAAGTTGTTACAGCTCTGGGTAATGTTAATAAAAATCCAGAGCTGTATACTCCTCCAAAACCAACTACACCTTTAGAAACAAGAATTAATAATTTAAAAGAAACTAATCCTAATAAATATGGAGAATACATTTCTACATTAACATCTTCTGCAAATAGTGGAAATGAAGAAGCCAGAGAGTTATTAGGAAAAATAGGAGAAGATGCTGCTAGACAAAGAAGAGGGTATGAAGGATTAAATACAGCTATGTATGCTCCACCAATAATTGGAGCAGGAGCTTTGGCGGCTCCAAGCGCATCTTGAATATATAGTCAATTGCCAAAGTGAATCAAAACTGGAATTGATATTGGATTAACTGCTGATGGAGCTAGAAATTTATTTAGTGGGGATGGTATACAGAAAACTTATAGAGAAACTAAAGCAGGAAATTATGAAAAAGCTATTTTATCTGGAATAGGAGATATTTTAGATATAGTTGGCGGTATATCTCTTACTAAACGTGTTGGAAATGGATTAATAACCAGAATAGGAAATAGGAATATCTATACTTATAATAATATTTCCCCTGCAAGTTATAAATTTTCAGATCATAAAAAAGAAATATTGCCATGATTTAAAGATTTTGTTTTTAATAAAACAAATTTAAATCCAAAATACACACTTCCAGATAAGTTAGGTGGTTTTGTAAGCGCTAAAAATGCTACTAATGAATCTAAAGTTCATATTGCAAAAATAGGAAGAGATGAAGCCTGAAGAAAATATCTTGGTATAGAATCTAAACATCCTGTTTTTATTTCTAATCAAGATGGATCAGTATCTTATAATATGCCTTATTTAAGATCTTTATTAAAACCAGAAAATACAAAGTTACCTACGGATTTTCAAATTAAAACATTTGAGGATGGTATTAAAAGAGATTTTATAACTGGAGCATTTGGAGGAGTTGATCAAAATATTGGAATAGATAGATTAAATAATAGTACATTAAAAAATATATCGAGGGAAGCATTATTACCAGATAGAAAACCATATTTTCGTTATGAATATTTATCTCCTCAAGAATTAAAAGATTATTCAGATATAGTTTCATCTAATGGAAACGATAATTTTACTGTAATTGATGGAATTAGAAAATATGGTAAATATCATATGAAAAATATTTGAGATCTGCATCCTTTCAAAGATAAGAATAATAGTACATCTGAAATATTATCTATTCTATTACCTAAAAAGTTGTCTCATTATGAAGTTGGTAAGATTTTAGGTGGCAAACCATTTACCTTAAATACTTATATTGACTACTCAGATAATTTTTACAAAGGTCATTGAAGAGGACCTTATAAAAACAGAAGTTGAAAAATGGGTTATAAAGATCTTAAACAATCATTATGATAATGAAAGAAACAATAATTGAAATAGCAGATAAGAAATATAAAGTCTTACTTGCAGAAACGGAAGAGGAAAGAACTCAAGGACTTTCTAATGTGGAATCTATGGATGATGATGAAGGTATGCTATTTGTTATACCTGAAAATCAGGGTCAGGTTGTATTTAATACAGAGGAAATGGAATTCGATATTGATCTAGTCTTCATAGATCAAGATGGTGAAGTTTATAATGTTGTATTAGGTAAAGCTCATAGTTCTGATTTAATTACTTCTACTCCTGATGAAGAGAATGGCAGAACAAAATATGTACTTGAAGTTAATGCTAATTCTGGTATTCAAATAGGAGATGAATTAGATTTTGAGGACGATGAAGACGATATTAGTGAGGATGATATTGATAAAATGTACATTCTTGGATCTGATGGAAAACCTCAAATGGATTTAGTTGGGGGAGAACGAATTGTTAGTAGAAAAGAGACACGAGAACTAATCCGTAAAGCTAAGAAAGCTAGTAAATCTAAAAAAGACGCAGACTATAAGAAGTTGGGCAAATACATGTTTGGAATATTATCTAAACAGGATAGCCGTGAACCAGAATATGTAGAATCTCCAAATTAAATTTAAATTATTTGGATTATTTAAATAATATATGTAATTTTGGGAAGTAAAAAGAGTATATGACAATATGTCTTATAAAGAGTAAAAACTAAATTATATTAATAAAATAACAATAAGTAATATGGCTTATATTAAGAAATTCCAAGAAGGTGGAGCCGCTCCTACAGCTGCTCCCGCTGGTGCTCCTGCAGGTGGTGAGCAAGATCCTATTCAGATGTTAGCAGAAATGGCTATGCAAGCTTTACAGGGACAGGACTGCCAGATGGCTATGCAAGTATGTGAAGGCTTTGTTGCCTTAATTCAGCAAGCTATGGGAGGCGGACAAGCTCCAGTAGGACAAGCTCCAGAAGGAGAGCCCGTCTTTAAGAAAGGCGGAAAAATCGCTGGACGTAAGAAATGCGGGAAGAAAGAGAAAGGCGGAGACTTAAATATCATTAAGAAGAAATAAATCTAACTAATGATTAATAGAGATAGAAGGGAGATTGTAAGTAGTCAATCTCCCTTTTTAAGTATAATACATTGATAAAATGGCACAGGTAAATATACAAAAACTCCAGGGTGGAGGAGCTGTAAAAAAATACGGCACCTTTACTAAGGATGGTGTGACATATCAAGTTGACGACGACTTTCTACAGGCTATGGCGGCACACGGTAGTTCAATCACAGATGATAGAGCTAGAGCTGATTATGGAGCTATTGTTAATGCTCTTAGATCTGGTGCCGATTTATCATATGATTCTAATACTAACGAGTTAAGAGGAGATGTAACGTTTGACAACATGAATGCCCGCCAAAGAAGACGTGCTGCAAGACGTACCTCAAAAACTGGAGAAGCATTAGATAGTACTTTTAATGGAAGAGTAAATCAAGTTAAAAGTGCAACAAACGCTTTACGTGGGTTTAATTATAACCGAGTCATTCCGCAAGCGAATAAAAATAAAAGTGTCGATGTTTCTAGAAAATTATTTCTTTCATATAAAAGAGATAAGGATGGAAACTTAGTACTTGATGATAACGGGAGAAGAATATATAATACTGACACTGATAATACAAGTATTTTTGATAGATTAGACTTTTTAAGAAATCTTGAAAAGGAAGAAAATATTGTAGACTGGAAAGGGTATAATAATCAAACTAAAGATGTGTATTTAAGATTTGTTAAAGAATACACAGATTGGGATGGTTTATATCAGAGAATTAAAGATGGAAGTATTACAGATAGTGATATTAATACATTATCTAAATTAGGTATTCTTGATAAAACTAATACTCCAGAAGCAAAATCTGAAGATACTGTTACTGAAGAAGTATATACAAAAGCAGGATTAGATCCTAAGAATCCATATCTTAAAGATCTGAATCTAAAAATGAACGCTGATGGTACATATTCTTTAGGGGAAGGTGTTGATGCAAGTAGTTTATTTGGTTCTGGAAATCTTTACATTAATGATAACTGGTTAGACTCTCACCATGAATATGAACCTTTAAAAGGATGGTTTTGGTATAATAATAGGTTAGTTCCTAAATCTATTGCTGAGGATACTAATTCTGTATTTTATAAGAATCTAGCAGCATGAAGATATAATAATGCAAATAATAATTATGGAACCGAAAATATAGGTATTTGGGGCAATAGTTCAGATCCTTTTACGACTTATGATTCCTCTAAGTTTTTTATCCCTGGATTGCGTGATGATAAATCTAACATAAGATTTAGAACTATAAGAAACCCAGAAGATCCTGATAATTTAATATTTGAATATTATAATAAAGATTCTGCTAGAGATATTCATGGATTTGTAACTCCAGAAGGAATCAATAGAATCCAATATAACACTAAAACTGGAGAAACCACTAAATTAGATCCGTTAACTGGAATAAGCTCTAATTATGAGCCTATTCAAAACTATATTAAAGAATATTCTGAAAGAGCCCCTGGATATTATGAATCTGTTGTATCAGATAATAATGGAAACTTAATTACTTTGTATAGAAATCCTTATGATAATAAGGATGTTTGGTTCTTTAAAGAGGGAATGAATCAACCTTATAAGTTAGCTCCTCAAGAAGTTGATGAGTTAGTTTCTCAGGGACTAATACCAGAAAATGCACAACTATTTAATAATATCTTTGGAGGATCTCTTAATAGAGATTTAGTTGATGAATTGCAGTCAAATAGACCAAATTATAGAGGTCAAACTGGGTGAGGAAAAACAATTGATTATCTCTCATTATTTGGAGGAATATCTTCATTAATTAGAAGAATATATACAACCAAAACTCCAGAGGTAAATGGCCAACCATGGAACAGAACTCCTCAGAATATCTTTATTCCTAAGCACCAATCTGGAGGTAGAATTAATTACGGAAAGGTAGAAAATAAAAACATTGATAGTTCTATAAAGGCAAATAAAGTTGGAGATCCATCGAAGGCTGCTAGTAATGCTGAAGTTGCCAGTGGGGATTTAACTAAAGCTGATAAATTACAAATTGCTAGTATTGCTGGTGATGTTGCTGCATTAGTTGCAGCAATTCCTACTGGAGGAAATCCTGTAGCTGGAGCTATTGGTTATGGCTCTTCTTTAGCACAATTCGGAGCAGATGTTTCTAGAGATGGTTTCCAATTTGGAGATTTAGGAAGTCTAGCTTTAAACTTAGGATTGGATACTATAAGTTTACTCCCTGGAGTAGGTATTGCTGGAAAGTTAGGAAAAACTGCTAAACTAGTAAAAAATTCTGCCAAAGTACTTAAGAAGGCATTAATGTTAGCTGGAGCTAGTCGTGCTGTTGGAGCTGTTGGAAACATTGCTGCAGGAAAAGGCACATTGGATGATTGGAAGGCTTTAAGTACAGGATTATTTGCTATTAAAGGAATTAAAAATGAGGTTCAAGGTCTGACAATGACTAAATATAATGGAAAGGCTCCTAAAGTTACTAAAGCTGAGACCGAATCTACTGGGAAACTAGGAAAGCTAACTAATAAAGCCAAAGGTGTAATAGAGGATATAAACTCTAATACCTTTTCTGGAAGTTATAATCCTTTCAGCAAGAATTTTAGATGAAGAATGTCCAACAGAAGTTTACCTAAAGATTTTAAATTATCTGAACTTAATGGAAATACATCTAAATTAAGAACACTAGGCAGACTTATTGGGGAGAATCCTAATATTGCACAAGAGGTGCAGAGTAAAGGTTGGGTGTTACCAGAACAATTACGTTGGAATTCTAATCATGGAGGAGACTGGTTCTATCGTTCTCCTGTGTTTACTAGAACTCCTACATTTACTCCTCCAAAATCTAGGATATTACTTCCAAAATTTGCAGGAGTATGGGAGGAATTACCTAATAATGGAGGATTAGTTTATAGACCTCAAAAACTGTTTAAAAAGGGAGGTAAAATCCTTAAAGCTCAAGGTGGATCAAAATTCTTTGGTAAACCTATGGATAATCAAGGAGCTTATGGTTCTTTTGATTCAGAGCCTGCTATAGTATCAGCATGGGAAACAGGAGTAATCACACCATGGCAAGCACAAAAAGAGGCAAGACAGAGATTAATGGCAGAGAAAATAACAGGGATTGATCCAAAAACGATGTTTAAAGCTTCTCCATCTCCTCAATTTTTCTTAGGAAGGAATCAATTCAAGCCAATAGAAAATCAAGTCCCTCTTAATGTTCAGTATAATAGGACTCAGAGAGAAAATGCCTATTTAGATTTAAAAAATCCATATAGAAATATTAGTATTTCCAGTCTTAAAGAGGAGGTATCAAAGCCTGAATCTTCTAATAACACTACATCTAATAATGTAGTTTCTACTGGAAGTGCTTCTGATGGAAGAGGCTTTTCGTTCAATCCTAAAAATCTATTGGATTTAGGTTCATTAGCAGGAGGATTAATTTCAAATGCTCGTCAGAGACGTGAGTTAGCAAGAGGAATCAGAGCAGCAGCTCAAGGTCAATTAAGATCTATGCCAACAGAAATCTATGCTCCATACACAGATATGGGAATTGCTCGTATGTATGGGGATAGAATAAAGGATATTCGCCAGTTTAAAACTGTCACAAGTGATCCTAATCAGGTAATGGCTGAAAGATTTATGAGAGATCAGCAAGCTGATCAATTGGCTAATGAAAGAGATACTAGATTATCTCAAACTATTAGTGAATTTAATGATAAGGATCTTGCTGCAAGAAGAGAATATGCTAATCAACGTACTCAAATAGCAGATTATAATAAGGCAGTTCTTGGCCAAATGGAAAATATGTTAGCTCAAAACAAAGCAGCTAAACAATTTACAGCTTGGAATCAGATCATAAATCCTTTCATTGATCAAAAGAGAATGGATTTAGTAAGAGACCAGCAGGATGAACAATTGGCTGCTACAGTTAGGGATAACATTGCTTTACAGCAGAATGCTCAAAAAACGTATTTAGAGTTATTTAATTCTGCAGAAGCTCAAAAGGCTTGGGAGAATGAGCAACTTACTAATCCAAACTGGAAGTCTGATTATGGTGACTCTAAGGCAGGACGTCAAAAATTCTTAGAGAACTATTACTCTGGCTCTATTCAAAATCTTCAAAATGACATGATGATGAGATCGCAGTTAAATAGTTATTTGAATAGTCGTAGTAGATTCACTGGAAGACGTAGAACTATTGACATGCCTCAAAGTACAATAGGAAATTACTATAGAAATCCTTCTTTTTATAGAACAATTCCTGTAATTAAGAAAAAAGGAGGAACTATAACTAAAACTCAGCGATATCGTGATTTTGATGAGCAGGCAATCTTAGATAAAGCAAAGGATTATAGAAAAGCTGTTCAGAAAATGGATGATAATTTAATAAAGTTATTATTAAAAATGCTTTCGTAATGAAAATTCAAAAATATCAATATGGAGCTTCATATACTCCAATTTCAAGAGAAGTAATGGGACAGTCGCAGGGAGAACCTGCGACTTCTCCTTCTTCTGAAAAGAAAGACGATAAACTAATAGAACAAGAGATCATTAAAGTATTAGGAGAGAATGGAATTCCTACTGATGTTGATTATTTTCTAAGCCAAGCACAATCTTTCTTGCAAGATTCAACTAATATCTTCTCTGGAAAAAAGACAAATACAATGAGTCAATTAATTAGACTCAGATCATTAGCAAATAGATTACAACATAATAATGCACTATATAAAAATGCAACAGATAGAATTAAAGTAGAAAATACTGGTTCTGATGTTGCTATTTCCAATGATGGAAATTTATATGTGTATGATGGGGAATCAGTAAAAAAGGTTACCCCAACAGATTATAGTAAGAATCCAGAAGAGTATCAAGTTTTAACTAACGCAGAACTAATACATCTAAGGGAAAGGGATCCTAATTTAAAATTTGATGAGTCAATTCTGCATGATTTATCAAATTCAATAGGGATGAAGTCTATTATGGAACAAGTAATAGGAGCAATTAAAAAGTTTGGAACAAGTACTCAAAAAGGATACACAGTTAAGGCTGGAGGTCAGGTTCAAAGAGGACTAGAAGCATTGATGAGTTTAGGCCCTGATGGACTTTATGAAATAGAAACTTCTGATTCAAAAGCTGCCCAAGATATCAATTCTGCAATAGTTTATTTATACAAAAACTTAAACACTAATGCAAAAAATGTATTACGTGCTACAACAGCTGCAGAAGGTTTAAATCCAAGTGATGTGAATGATGTTACACGTATTTTAAAAGAAGCTTTATTTGAGCATACAGATACTTCTATTAAAGTTAATGCTATTAAAGATCCAACTAAAGGTAGTGGTTCTGGAAGCGGTGATTCTGCAGGTTCGCAAATTAAAGAAGTTTGGGGAGATTTTGTGACCAAAGATGGAGGTTCGTATAGGAATACAAATATAGTAATGCCAGGAGGTAATGTTAGCTTTAACGTTCCAGCTAAACACTATAATTTTATTGAAGGTAAAAAAAATACTGCCATTGATAATGTAACTTTAGGAGATGAGTCATTTAACAATTTAATTTCCAAAGGACTTATTGATACAAGAAGAACTTCTTACATTGGAGATTTGCCTATAGATAATATGGCATTTGCTGGAAAAGACATAATTGTTGATAACACCCGTGGAGGAACAGTAATGTATCTTCCAATTAAACAGGATGGAGAACTAGATCTTAGTATGATGAAGCAAATGAGTGAAATTCAAGATCAGATTATAAAAAGTAGAATTACTAACACAGAAGCTAAGAAAAAAATCTGGGAGGACAATGGATTTACTTATAATGAGGCTTTAGATGTGGGAGTTCCTGTAAATGAAACTCTTGGAAGATATTGGACTCAAGTTGCTTACACTTCAACTGCTGCTAATTCCTTTAAGAATAAGGATTTGAAATATTCGTCTATGCTGAGTCCTGTAGATGATTCAGTTATTGAAAATTTAGGAAGCGCGTATAATCTTAATCCAAATAATAAGAATAAATCTAAAGTTGATTTAACTGCAGGATGGTTTGGAAAATCTTATCAGGGTATGTTATTTATCCCAATGCAAGATAATCAAAATGAGGTATTAGTCGCAGGAGGTGCTGCATACATGCCTAAACCAAACACTGATGTAATAAAAGCAAGACAAGATGCAGTTAGATTAGGAGGAGGATATGATTATGGAACAGGTTTATATAATAGAAATTTAGTGGGAACAACTGCTGGAGATTTAGACTAGAATATGGAAAATAATGCAAAAACAAATGATTGGTTTGCGTCAAGATTATTAAATGATGACAAAGACCCAGCTTTTCTTTTAACTGAAGGAATTACTCCATTAAATTCAAAAATGGAAACTCCAGAGTTTTATAAAAACAAAACTAAGGTTAAAGAAAGGTTTACAAAGGATAATGGAGATTTTGATGAGGACACCTTCAACAAATTTTATACTGCGATATCAAAGGAGTTTGAATACTTAAGTGCAATTGATTCTGAGAACTTTGTATTAGATAGTTATGAAAAATCAAGTTCCAATTTTACTACTAACTTTGGTAAAGTAAAAGATCAACATATTATTGCTTCAATTACTCCAAATCCATTAAAGCAATCCAGAGGTTTAACGGTATGGAATAAATGGTCTGACCCAACTATTAGTAATAGGGAAGCAGCACAAACTAATCAGTATTTTGATCCAGAAACGAATACATGGTCCTCAAAGACATTAAATGAGTTAGGTGCATTTGGATTATTAAATGAAGAAGGCCTAGTATATGCTACATGGGATGAGGATGGGGAACATATAGATCCAATGACCAAGCAAAAAGTTCTGCATAAAGCTGGAGAATGGAAAACTGATGAATTTGGTAACTTCTACGCTGAAAAGGCAGGAAATAAAGAAAACTTAAACAAACAATTTGTTACTTGGTCTGAGGTTCTTACAGATGATAATAGTGCATGGAACAAAATTGACATCTTTGATTCTGACAGTCTTGATTCAAATATCCCAAGAACAATTTTACGTGCTGCAGTTATTGGAGGTTCTTTATTAATTCCATATGTAGGTCCCACTATTGCATATACTTCAGCAGCAGTAAATCTTACTAGAGTAATGCCCCAAATATTAAAGACCTTTACCTCTTTCTTTTCGGAAGATGTACAGTTTGATACTTTAAATAGGTGGGATAATAATATGAGAAAATTTGGAAGGTCTACCTCCGATTATGCTCAAGACCATTTCTTTAGTTTTGAAAATATTATGGATCTAGCAGTAGATTCATTTATGCAATTAAGACAACAAAGATTAATTGCTGAAATCCCAAAAAGATTGGGAATGCTAAAGAAAGCAGAAGAATCTGCAGAAACAGCTACTTTAACAACATTGTTATCAGGAGATTCTGAAAGAATTGCATATTTAAAAAGTAATCCAGATGTATTACATGCTTTGGTTAAGGCTAGTCCTATATATAGGAATGCAGAAAAAGTTATCAATAATGCAACTAAAGTAAGTACAGCAATTAGCCGTGCTTATTTAATAGCTACTTCTACTGAAGATACTTACAACCTTGCACGCAGTTATGGATTTGATACTCAAACATCATCCATGATTTCTTTAGGAACTTATATAGGTATAGGAGCATTATTTCAAACTGACTATTTTAGAGGGATGCTATATAATACTCCTGACTATGAGTTAAAGAGAGATATAAAGCTATTAGTAGACAATTACTTGAGAAATAATGCCAAGATAATGTCTAAAGAATTGGTTGAAAATGCAACAGGAGAAGCTAAGAAAAACCTCTTTAAAAAGTGAGGTAATAGTATTTCTACATTTCTTAAAAATCATGTCTATGATGTAAAATCTGGCCGTTTTGGAATTGCTGCAGGAGCATTAAATGAGGGCCTTGAGGAGGTTGCTGAAGAAGGAGCACAGGATATTGCTTTCCAAATAGGTAAAGGATGGAATGATCTTAAATCCGTTTTTACAGGTAAGGAATATGACCATGATTATACATATTTAGCTAGTGATCCTTTGTCACGTTATGGAACAGCTTTCTTTGGTGGTGCTCTTGGTGGAGCTATATTTAAATTAAGTGATCGTTTTATATTTGATAAAGCAGCATATAAAAATTGGAGACAGATGCTAGGAAACAATAGTGAAATCTCCAAGGAATTAGTAACATATGTTTCTCAAGGGAAAAAGGATTTAATTCTTTCTGAGATTGATAAACTTCAAAAAACTCCTTTAATTAGCTCTAATTTATCTGCGTTCAACGATTCTGTGGTCGCTGCAAATTCTGAGGAGTCTCAAAATAGTGTTCTTTTTGGTTCCTTAAAGAAAGCTATAATTGATCTTGATTCTTTCTTATCTAACAATAACTTAAAAATTGATTATGAGCAGTTTGGAAATATTGAATTAATTAGAGGTTTACGAGCTGCTTGAATAAATTCGAAAGGTTTGCAAGATTCTCTATTTAACGATTATATTAATAGAACCAATGAAATCTCTCAATTATATGCTGATCTTGAAGGCTTAAGAAGTCAGAAAGTTGCTAATATGGAGGATTCATCAGAAGCAGATCTTGATAAACAAATTGGGACTCTTCAAGAAATATTAAATCTTAAAATCGATCAAGTTAGAAATCTAGTTCAAGGAAAAGATGATAGTTATATTGGTCGCTTAATGTTAGAGACTAATAAGGAAATATTAGACAGTCTTACTCCTACTTCAAAGAATGCATGGGCTCAAAATTTATATGCAAAGGATTATGATGATCTTCCAAGAACTCTACAAGAAAAAGTAAATGAAATTATCTCTAATAATGATAGTTCTGGAAAAACTGAGCTTAATTATATGTCTGCTTGGAATGTTTATAAGAACATTGCTTCTAATCCAAGTATTCAAACTAAATTCCAAAATCTAGCTTTAGAATTTCAAAATTATAATGATGCTATACTACAAAGTACTGTAAAAAATGGAAAGGTTTGGCCTAAACAACTTTCTTCAACAGATACGATTACTGGAGAGGATGTTCTACTAGACATGACAAAGGTGGCATCTCAATTACAGGGAGAACTTGTTGATCTTAAATTATCTTTAGGACAAAGTATTAATATTGCATACAGACTTTTAGGATTAACTTCTGCAATGCCTGATTTTTGAGGAAATACAGCCATTCCATCTTTAACTTTTGACAGCATGTCAGAGGAATTAAGGTCAGCCATTGAAAATCAGGGAGAAATAATTACAAATAGTATATTTGATCATTATATAGAGCTATTTCAATCTGCAAAGGATAAGGCTCAAGGAAGTCTTGATTTTGAAGGTATTTGGAAACAACTTACTGATAGTGAACGAACTATTATAAATAGATTTAGCAGCATTGATGCTATTAATAAGGCTAGGCAAGTAGTACTTTCAGCTTTAGCTAATACAGAAAATTTAGGACAGGAACTATCAATTGAGGCTTTACCAACTATTGATACTAATGGAGTTAATAATATTGTTGATGGAATTTTAGAAAATATTAATCCAAAACAAATCAAGATAAATGACTTTATCAATAGAGAGACTACAAGATCTAAGGAATTAGGAAACCAATATACTTTAGATGGAGAATTATCTTCTACTATAGAGGATATAAAATCTGCATTAAATATTCTTAAGTCTGTTTCTATGGGAGCAGATGTTAATTATAGAACATTATTAATGGGAACTCCATTTGGAGCAAATAATTTCCTTAATAAAGCATTTAAAGAAAAGGGATTAAACATTGAAATGCTTCAATTAAATCCTAATATTATTGGCCTTATTAATGAAAAAATTGCAAGACTTAATAGAACATTAGATGAGTTTATTGAATTGGATAAGGTAAATAGAGGAGCTGTAATTAATCAAGAGAAACAGTTAGCTATTGCTTTAAGTCATGCAAAGTTGCAAAGTATTCAATCCATGATGAACTGGGAAAATACCCCAGAGTTTGTTAAGGATACTTTATTTGCAGGATATTCTGTTACATTATCTGATATCTCCGATTTAAAGGGTGATGACGCTTTTATTAGTGTTGGGGTAGATTATAGAAATCAGTTATCTGAGTTTGAAAGACGTTTTTCTGGCTTATATAAAAGTTTAGATACAGAAAGTAAGTTAGAGTTAATTAATTGAATTGTTGATAATTTAAACACTTCGGATACAGAATTATACACAGACACTTCAATTATATCTACAGATAACAAAATCCCATTTGCTAACCAGGATTTCTTTATTTACTTAATGAATTCCTCATATGGAAATACTGATTTAGTGAATAAGGCTTATAAGGAATATGTTAAAGCTAATGATTCTAAATGTCCGTTTGATTCTCAAGAAGAAGTAATTACTCATGTATTAAAGTTCTTTTTAAGAGCAGATAAAGAGGATGCAAAACTTTGGATTGATACTGTAGCTAAAACTTGAAATTCTACGCCTGGAACTCCAAAAGTTATCTATAATGCAATTAAATCAACATGTTCTGGAGGAACAGGTAAAACTTCTGCAATAATCCCTTCAATTTACTCAATACTGAAGGCGGTTAATCCAGAAAAAAATTGTATATTTGCAGCAAACAATGCAGAGCAAGTAAAAAATTTATCTGAAGTTCTTCCAGAAAATTCGGAATTCACTCTAATTTCTGAATTACTAAATGATTCTTCTAATGTAGATACTTTTAGAAACAAGTATGAAAATAGCATTATTATAGTTGATGAAGCAACTAATATTTCATCTGCAGATTTAATTAGCTTAGATGAATTATGCTCAAAGTATAATATAGACATTGCATATTTTGGAGATACTAAACAGCATGGAAGTATTGACAATATAGATTATATTTATGCAAATGCTACTCTACAATTAGCTGAATCCAAACGAGCTAGTACTGATATTTCTAGAAGAAATAATTTAAACTTTGAGAAATTATTTGAAGCTAATTCCTATGGTTCTCAGGAGTTAAGAACTGATAACTTATCTGATTTCATTTACTATGAATCTGATACTGAACTAGAAGGAATTAAATTTGATGAGGCCCTTTTAACTCAAGAGTATATTGAAAAATTCTTTGCTTCACATAACTTAGATCCTAAGACTAGAGTCTTAGTATTATCTGATAATGTTAAGGAACTATCTAAAGATAATTTCAGTAGTAAATATCCAGGGATAACCTTTGCTTCTAATGTAGGAGAAATCCAAGGATCGGAATGGGATTATACTATTTCAGATTATGACTTAAATATTGTGGATAATAGTTTCCAAAATGGAAAAGAAAATGTTCAGTTAACTTTAGAAACTCTAAGTAAGTTAAAGGATTTATATACTATATTTACTAGACATAGACACGGAATTGTTTCTTTAAAGCCTATTGTTCTTGATAATCTTAAAGGAAGAGGAGAAGTATGGAGAGCTAGCGTTGAGCAGCACAATAATAAGTCTGAATTTAGACCTATTGTAAACGGATTGACCCAGGAAGCTATAGCAACATTTAAGGATTTTAAAATGAAAGTCCTTGATGGAATGGAAATACTTGATGTAGCTCCATATGAAGCAAAGGATGCTCCTAAAGTTACCATTCCAACAGTTAAGGTTGCTGTCAATACTTCTATTGCTCAAGCTACTCCTGGATTCGTTCCAAGTATCGAATTCACTGCTGACTATGTTAAACAATTAGGGATAGACTTCGGTGAATATTATAAAGTGAGAAATCTTTTATATCAAATTCTTACAGATCATAGTAATAAAGGAATATATGAAAAACTACTACCTGAACACTTGAAATCTGGGGAATTTAGGATTAAAGTCCAATATAATAGAACAGAAGACTTATATAATCTTGGAAATAAATTTAGAGATGATAAATATCTAAATGGGGTTCATCCATGAATTGTATATAGTGTAAATGTGGAAGGGGTACCTATAGATATTACTTTAGGGATGTTCCATAATCCTGAAACTTCTACGACTGGAGGATTAGCCTTATCAAAAGCAGCCTCAGTTATAGGAGAGTTAGCGAAATCTTCAGTTAGTGGTAAAGTTGAACCAAAGTACTATTCTATTGACCCATCTAAGATTACTTTTTCAAGGGCTATTAATCCTATTGCTATTCAGAATAGGGAAACTAACGATCCTGGATATATTAATATAGTTTATCAGGGTGGAAAGTTTAATGTATCTGAAACCTCAAAAACTGATGCATATAACTTTGCTTCTACTACTGCTGCTTTTTATTTTGCTAAGGGAGATGAGTCTATTGTTCCTGTTAACCAAATTTTGGAAGCTTTATCTAATTTAAAGAATAATTATAGTAGTTTTGAAAATTTAGCTGTTCAAAGTGGATTATATAGTAGTCCTGAGGAATTTGGACCAATAACTGAATTACTATCATTAGATAGAAGCAAACTAAATACAGAGGATCCGAAGAAACAATGGAAAGCAAGATCTGTTCCAGATTTAGAGGGAAGATTTTGTTCTTTTGTATCTTTAAATATTGGGGATACTTCTCAAAATATTTCTGCAGACTTAAAAACTAAGTCTACTTTATATTTAAATCAGATACTTGAGAGAAACAAACAACTTGAAAGTATATTAGTAGTCCTTAAAGATGATTCTCTGAAACCTGAGGACAAGAAAAATAAAATTGCAGAATTACTAGCCAATAAAACCCAGTGGACTGTTTCGGTATTAACTTATGATAATGAAGTAATCGAATCTGAGAAGGATTTTGATTATACTCTTAATGGTCTTCAAACAAATACTATCCTAGCAACAAGCCGTAATAGAGGGGCTTATAACCTTGCTATCGGACATCAATTAGGATTATTATTAATACGACTAAGTTCCATTATCTCCAATCCAAAAACTAAATGGGGAAATAATGAAAGATACTTTAATGAAAGGGATGCTGAAAATGTTAGAAAGCATTGAAGTAAATATAAAGAAGACTTAGTAAATGCATACTCTGTGTGAACTGGAGCACAACAAACTGAGGAAACCCTTTTAGAGTATTTAAGTAGAATTGCCTTATATGGAGATAAATTTAAAATTAGTAATAATTATTTTATTACTGATGATAAGAACTTATTGCAGAGTGAGGCCTTTATGAATTATCTAAGGGATATTTATGTAACTGATTCTATGGGAATTGGATGGAGTAAGATCATAGAAAAGACCAATGGAATTAAATATGCTAACAAGAAATTCTTGGAAGTATTTAGCGGTCATGTGTTCCCAAAGCTTTTAAAAGATAATGGTTTATCAATCCATGCCAAAGGTGATAGCTTATCTATTCAAGAAGCAGCAAGTTTCCATATTAATTCAAAAGTAATTCAGCCAGCTCAGATTTATGCTCATGTTGTAGATACTTTTACTGCTGATGACTTTAAGGAAATTTCACAAGTAACAGAAGTATCACCTACAGTTGAAAGTCCTGAAATAGAAGGTCCTGCTATAGCAGCTTCTCCAGTAGAGGAACAAAAAGTAGTTACTTATAAATCCTTAGTAGCTTTAAACAAAAGCAATAAAGAACAAAATAAAACTTCAGAGATCAAAAAGCCAACGTTAAAACCAAAAGTCCTCGAGAATATAAATTTAATAATTGAAATTCTACAGGAGAATTCTCCTGAAACTGGAAATATGGCATTAACACAATTATTTGAAATTCTAAATGGAGAACGTTCTAAATTTGAAATTCCTAACTTATCAAATGCAGAACAACAAAGTTTGGATCAAATAGAAGTAATATTAGAAGATAACAATGTTATTAAAATATGTTAATTAATTATGAATTTTTGTGAACGAGAAATACTGCAGGGAATACGAAATAATATCTCAGCAGAACTTTCGCAGGAGCAAATAATTAGTTCTGTTGCAAATGAAATCTCCAGACAAAACGGACTGGAGGTTTCATTTGTACAAAACAGACTAAATGAATTATTTGCAGAAGAAACTAATACAGCTGGGCCTAATGCCTTAGAAAACTTAATGTCTTTCTTTTCCAATAATGGGCTTTTAAATGGAATAGCATACAATAAGACTAAAAAACTAGTTAGAAATATTATATTAGAACGTATATTGAGCGGGCCAGGATATCTTGTCAGAAGTGATTCTGAATTAAATAATTCATTAAAGGCATTAATTAAGACAACAAAAAGATATGCAGGTTATACAGATGATATTATTTCACCTTTAGTTAACTACTTAACTATAGAATTAAAAAAAGAAGAATATTTTAAGAGCCCAAATCTATTAGCTAACTACCTAATTATAAATCACCTTCCTACTATTGTTCAAAGTTGGTTTAAAGACATAATTCATTATAATACTGATTCTGGATTATATGAGTTTAATGTTAAGCATGATATTAGAAATGATTGGAAAGATACTGATGATAAAGAGGCTGAGCTTAATGCTATGCTTGAAATCATGCTAAAAGCAACCCCATTATGTAAGTTTAACGCTGATGGAGAGGTAGAAGACAGGCTTAATAGTAGAACCTTAAATAGAAATACTCTTTTTGCATCTATTTCTGAAGAGATTAATGCTATGCCTGAGGATGCATATATAGGGTATCTAGAAAATCCCTACTCTTTAATTGATTATTTAGTAGGAAAATATAGTAATACTGGAGCTCATTCTGAGCTTTATCAAAATGTTCTTCATAGTTTTCTTGATAGATGGATTTATTCTGATGGAGAAGCTACCGATTTTTATGAAAATTCCAAGAAACAGTTAACAGAGTTTACAGGGTTTAATCCTATGGATATTTTCTTAAAAAGCTTCGATAAATATAGAACTAATACATATATAGATTATAATCTATCTGGAACGGCTAATGTTTTAAGTCTTTCAATAGATGAGAATTCTACTGCATACGGAAAATTAAGTGATTATGTTAGTTCTGGATTATTTGACTTAGATAACCCAGTGTTCAAAGGTGTCTTCATTAGAACTGATAGTGGAAAGTATATTCTGGATGCAAATGTTTCTGAGGATACTCTAAGTAGTGTTTCCCAACAAATATTTGGAGAGTCTGTTGACATTGATGCTGCATCTGCTGGGGCATTTAAAGAAGCAATTCAGCAAATTGTTGATTTTAAAAACCAGACAGTTGATGCTCACTTTTCTGATTTCCTACAGCGTTATCAAGGTAAAGATAAAAGAGCTAGGAAAATCTTAGTAGTATTAAACAAAATTAATGCTTATAACCCGTACTCAATTAAAGGTTCTTCTAAAAATGTTTTAGGAAAAGCCCTCCCAATGATTGGATTGTCAAGTGTTGCTGGAACAGTACAGGAGCAGATTTATAGAAATAGGCTAAGAAAAGAAAAAGTTAATCAACAGTATCAGAAAGCTGGGATAGAAGCTCCAATATCCCCATTTGAACAAACTATATTATTCAAACATAAAAAGAATTCTGAAGAGAATCTATTTTTAAGAACAATTTATCGTTCAACTGTAAGAACTACTATTAATGGGGAGGAAGTAATTAAGGATGTTGGTAATTTAAGTAACCCAGAAGCTTTTAAATTAGCTTTTATAGAGGACTTCTGGAATAGTTGGAAAAATTCTTCAGATTCTATTATAAGAATACAGGCAATTACACCTTCAGATAAACCAAGGATTCCTTTATTTGAATTTAGCTCAACAGCTATTAAGAACTATTTTGGAAAAAATAACTCCGAAATTGAACCTAAAGTATTGAGTGAGCTTAGAAATATTTATGCGCAAAATCTAACAAACACTATTAGGGATTTTGTATTACTTTTTAATATCCCTCTTACAATAGATATTAAAGCTAATGCTAAAGAAAACTCTTTAGAAGATCTTTTATCTGCATCCGACAGTATAAATACATATCTACAAAAAAATAGTATTGGAGAGAGTGCCATAAATGATGCTTTGTTTGCGTTTAATAACCAATACGGGACAAATAAAAACATAGCAATGGTTCATGATTATGTTTTAAACAAAGGAGTAGCTAAAATTTCTCCTTATATGGTAGCTTCTGTTGAGCTCTTTAATCAAAAAACACCTCTTGATTCTATATATAAAGAGTTCTTATCTCAATTATCAGTAATTTTGCCCACAATCAAGTTAGATGATAAAACTACAATTAATGTAAGAAGTCTTCTAACTACTGATGGAAATTTAACAGAGGATGCTAAGAAATCTCCTTTATATACCTATTTCTTAGTAAAAAATGTTCTAAGTGAGAATATTCTAGCTAATACTGTTGGAGTTCCCTTATCACACAAAAATAAAGGAAAGGATTATATTAGCATGGATTCTGGTTCCCATTTAACTATGGTAAAGCGTATGGTTGCACTAACTGCAACTATGCATTCCTGTATGCCTAATGTATTGAGCGGATTGTCGAATCAGATTAATACTATGACTATAGCAAATGATGTTGCAGAAATGTTTGCATATTCTGGTAATGCATCTTCTGGAAAAGGATTCAGAACTTCTTTAGAAGTAGCAGACGGTGCTATGTTTTCATGTAGATTTAGTGATAATCTTCTTAAACAATCATTAACTGATGTAAAACCAAAAGGAAATGATTTAAAGTTACTAATGCACTCTTTAGATCCTGAAAAAGGATTTGCGTACCTTTCTAAGCTGGCAGACTTCAGCATCGATAATGCATGGCTTAGAAAGTTCTCTGATGACAATATTACAGCTGTAGGAGGAATTGACCCTCTATTATTTGTTAGACTATCTTTAGAAGGAACTAAAATAAATCCCTTATATTCTGTTAATGAGGATAATGAAATTGTTGATTATGATGGAAATACAATTGAGGAGCTAGATGATATCTTTGTAAAAGAAAATGGAGTACTTTACTTAATTTCCAATGTTACTTATGATAAAAGTTCTGACACCCTAAAATATGAGAAGTATAATTCTGTAACTGGAGCTACTGATGTACTATCTACCAATAATAACTTATATTCTATATGGAAAGATATTCTGGGAGGTGAGTATAGCTGTGATGAAAATGGAGTTTATGGAGAGCAATCTATGGATACCATGACTATATTATTGAATAGATTAGGTACGAGGCTTAACAATACTGATAGTATAGACTCTCAAAACAATATTGACCAATATGCTAAAAAGACTATTGTTCATTATTTCCCAACCTCATCATCTCAAAAATCTGCAAAGACACCTGTTGTTGATCTCAGAGTAGCTGAGAAGGATCTAAGTAAGAGATATACAATGAAAATGAATATTGAGAACTTTGGTATTCAATTGGATCCCGACCATAGTGCAGAAGATGGAGAAATTCATGAGATCACTCAGTTAATATCATTTATTACTGAGAATAACTATGTTCCAGAAAAGGTTAAGCGAATCTATCAGAATCTTAGTAAAATGGTTTCTATTTTAAAGGAAAAGACTTTTATAGATCCTATGTCAATGGTGGATGAGAATGCTAGGCGTATAGCTCAGGAAAAGCTGGATAATTTATTTGGGAAAAAGATTGAAAGAATCTTTGCTGATCCTACATTGGATGTTATGGGGTTGGCTAATGAATTAATGAGGGAAATTCAACATCTAAACCCCAAATTACCATCTCCATACAAAGCTCCTTATAGTGACCACCAAATGCTTGGAAAACTACATACTACTGTAGGTTCTTATTTTAATAAGTTCATAGCAAGATTATGGTCAGGTAGAGGTGACGTTTTAGTACCATCACATAATATGTGTATGTTATATGAGGATGAATCTGGAATTACTTATTTTAAAGATGATATTAAATATCTTCCAGATGGCACAGAAATGAACATCAAAGATTATTTACGCTCTTTAGTCTGGGAAGATGAGTCCAAATCTTTAATTAGAGAAGATTATATAGAAGCTCAAAAAGTATCTCCATATGAAGTGATGCCTGTAGATGTTTATTATTTAGTAAATCCTGTAACAAGAGGTGGTCAACCAGTAGTTATTGATACTTGGGAAAAATTAAATACTGTAAGAGATAATATTCTTAAAGGATTCACTTATGTAAGAGCCCTTGATTTGCCCAGAAATTTACGTTCTAAACAAGCCTTCATTACTAATGGTTCAGAGGTTATTGGTATGTATCATTTTAAAACGATGCAGCAAATCGCAACTATTTCCAATATTTTAGACTCTATGGGAAAAAGTGATACTATTGACTATAATGGACAATCATATACTTTCCAAGAATTATTTAATTTAAAGAAGTCTTTACAAAAGTATTTTAGTGATGTTGTGCTTAATGCTATATCTTCAAAAAACACTGAAATTATAAATAAAGAGCTTCCAGAAGGAGTTACCCCAATGGATACTTTTGAATATGTTATTAAAGAAGAAGAGCGATTAACTACTAATAATTATAGAAATGCTTTTGGAATTGATGGAATGAATGTATCTGAAATCTTACAAAAGAAAGAGACTTATTTTAAAGAAAAGCTACAGGATAAATTTCAAAATATAGTAGTTCCATATAACTACTTAATGTATGCTTCTAATGGAAAGCCTACTGCGGTAATTACAGATCCCTCGTTGTTAGATCTCAGTGTATATAAATCAACTATTCCAGTTGTGGATGAGGATGGATTTAGATTAGATGCTTCAGGAAATAAACTATACAAATGACCTGATAATGCTAAACTATATAAATATACTGAGGGTAAAATCACAGTAGAAATGATTTATACTAATGAGGAAGATCTTAATACTATTTTAGATTCTAATCCTTTCGTTTTTTATAGAAGTGATAACACATTATCTAGAAAACATTTATATAATCTTAATTTGGATAACGTAGATCGGATATTTGATAGAGTAGCTAGAAAACAATATGATTCATGGCTAAAGTCTAATGATGCTGTAATGTCTCGTATTCCTGCACAGGCACTTGCATTTGCTATGGTTATAAAAACTGCAGGGTATCTACCTTGGGGTAACAATGTTACTATGGTTCCAAATATGAATGTGTTCTTAGAGGGTAGTGACTATGACATTGATAAGGCATATGCTATAATGGCAGCTTTGGATAGAAATGGAATATATAAGGAAATGAAGGAGGGAGAATTAACAATTATTGACTCTACCTCTGATTTGGGAGTAAACTTATCTAATGAAGAATTAGAAATAAATGTAGAACTTGGAAATATTATTTTAAATAATACTTTTGAAGAACTTCCAAATTTAATTTCAAAAATATCCAGTTACTTAGATACAACCGATATTAGATTAAATAAAGAATATTTACTGGATATAAATAATTTAGCCAGAGTAAATATAGCAGCTGATGAGGACACTATTAGAGCATGGGGAAGGTTAGATCCTAAAGAAATTGGAAGAAGAGTTGAAAGGGCATTTTCAATAATTAAGGATGAATTAGTTGCACGTTCTGGATTAGAGAACTCTAATTCAGATCAGATTCAAGCAATGCAAAATTATATTCTAGAATCAATTAAAGGAATTTATAGAGATCCTAGAACACTAATGGCATCTACTGATCCAACTACTATGGACCCAGTTAACGATACTGTTAAAGATAGAAATCTTGAAGCAGCTAAAAGAAATCACCTTAATCCTTTGACTGATATTTTTGTTAATCAGACTACATCTGTTGGTAAAAAAGATATTGGTATTTCTGCAGTAGCCCAAAAAGCTTTTTATGCTTTGACTTATTACTATAATTTGAAACAGGAAGCTGGAGATAATGTTGCTAACTACATTCAAATACCTTTGCCCTCAGATTGAAGAACTGGCAGTAAAAATATTGTAAGTTTCGGTTATCCAGGACAAACCTTAAACTCAGCATCTTATGAATATCTTTATAATCTGTTTGAAAGTTGAGATACAATAGACACTAAGATTACAGATGAGAGAACAGAAGCTCTTCACCTTAATAATGGAATTTATGTAAAAACAGTATCAGAAACTATTGGGGATAAGGAAATTCATTCTTTCTTCATAGGAGAAAGTCCAGAAAAGTTGCAATTAGTTCCTATAGGTTCTAAAATAGGAGATTTTATCCCAACAACTATAAATTCTAGCGTTATTAGTTCATCTACGGATAATGCTAAGGAAATGAAAATGGACTTACTAAATGCTACTCCTGAGATTTTGCCAGCTTATGAATTTTGCTTATCTTTAGGGGTGAATTTAGATCAAGCAGCTGCTATTTTTACAGATCCTCTGATTAACGTTTTAATAACTATTAGCAGAGGAGACCTGTTTAATAAGGAAGTTTCTATAAGTAAAATCAGCAAAATCCTTTCTACAAAGAAAACCCTGGCAAGAGTAAAAACTTTATATAGTGAATATTTAGGTAAACCTGTAAATAATTCAGAATTTTCCTCTAAAATAAAAGTTCTTGAAAAGTTATTTGCAGGAGCGGAGGAATTAACCAGTCTTGGTCAGCTTCTTGGTATTAATGGGGGAATTCAAGTTGAATTTGGTTCACCTCTTTTGTTCCAATTAAAGATTGAGAACACTATAAAGGCGGCAACTAAAAGATCATTTTCTTTTGAGAAGTTCTTAAATGACCCAGTCTATGCTAAAGAGTGGATTAACATCTACGATCAATCTAAGATCAACTTTAATTTGTTAGATATTATTAATTCAGTCCCTCATTATAGAGAGATGTTTTCTGTCCCAATTCAGTTTAAGCGTAATATGCAATTACTATCCAAGGATATTGATAACACATATACAATCGCTTATAAAGATCTTTCAAGAGATTATCAGGTTGACGACACTGTATTGAGATCTCTTCTTAGATTAGTTAATGATAGAAAGATATTTGACTTCTTTATAAGTGAACCTTTTGAATTTGAATCTAATAGATATTGGAAAAGAATTAATAATAATAATTCTGTTGAGGAAGTTGTGACAGATGCCCCAATAATGTTATCTACAGATACATTTGATGGATTAATTTCTTTAAAACCTTATATAGAAAGAGTTATTATTCCAGAGTTAAAAAGACGATATCCTAATAATAGCTTTGCTTCTAATCTTATAGCTAATTCCATTCATAATCCACTGTTTGGAGAAAGGGTTACATTTATTGGATCTAGAGTTAATTTATCAGATCCTCAATATGAAGATACTATAGAGATTATAAAAAATAATTTTTATGGTATTCAGAATGATATTATAAATGGACATTCTATATATGAATGGATGTATATCTATGATTTATTAGTAAATAAGCATGCAGCAGGAGGAAATTCCATCACAATGCTTTTAGATGGGAATCTTAATATCGAAGACCCAGATAGTATTGTCTCAAAATGGGTTAGATATGTTAATAAATATGATAAAGCAGTTTCAACATATGCAAATTTAGAGGAAGTAAATAAAATTCCAGATTTAAAAGATATTTTTGGAAGAAATAAGGAGCTTCCTGGATATGATATATACGAGGATTCGTTTGATCCATTAATAGGTTCTATGGGATCAAAGAGACCATCTTGGGCTGTGAACCCAACATATTTACCTCTATTTGTATCTGTTAAAAACTTTGGTATGCAAGTGTTATTACATAGAAATGCATTATCAAGTGCTTTTGCTAAAGGTATTGTAACTATAAAATTATGTTAGTATGGCATGTATTGAAATTAAAGTTAGAGATAATATATTTAAGATAATGAATGATGAGCCCCAATCTGAGTCTGTACAAGGTTCAGATTGGGAACTTATCTATAACTTTATTACCCGAGGGACTCTTCCAGTTGGATATTGAGTTGAAGGTGATAATGTAGATAGGTATACATTATTTGATACTATATTGAATTCCTTATCTAACGAGAAAACTAATCAAGAGCTATATATTGGAGGATTAACCTCTAGTTTATCTCAAGATGAGTTTATAAATAAGTTTGTTGGAAATTCTGAATTAAACTGAGCACTTAATGATTTTGAATCATATGATGCTAACCAGTTTCAAAGAAATGCTTTAGTAATTCCAAGTTGAGGAGATACAAAAAATTGGTACGGCTTTACTAAACAAAGAGCTCTTCTATTAACAGGTAATAATTTCTTTTATAAAGAACCTAAAATTAAAATTATTTATAAGTCCTATTTAGAGTTACAAGAGGGATCTTCAAGGGTTTCTGAAATTATTAACAACCTATATTCCAAAGAGGGAGATGCTTCAATAGAGGACATTTATAAACAATTAACTTGGTTAGCCAATAATCGCCTTCCAGAACTTGTTGCTGCTCTATACGTTCCTTATGAATCTGCAGCAAATATGACTGCAGAAGAAGTTAAGGATATCCTAAAAACAGATACAAAAAAAGTTGTTGGGTATTTGGTTAAATCTAAAGGAGTGGATTATATAGTTCAGTCAAGAGATGAGAAAAACACAATAAAAGTTTTAAATCTGAATGCTGGAACTGAAGAGACTTTAGATATTAGTAGGATAAATAAACTATATATTCCATTTACTCTTAGCGATTCAGGAAAATCTTATTTGTTAGCTGGAAAGACTTGGTATAATATAATTAATGGAAAATATATTAAGGTGGATCCTAAAGATTCTGAGGATTTATTTAGAAAATGGTTTGGGGTTACTTCAGATACTACAGAAACCATAGATTTTTATAGTAATAAAAGTTCTGATAAAAAGAAATTAAGATACTGAAATAACCAGGAGCCTATATTTAGCAACACTCTTGTAAATGGACAAGAATTAACTTCTATTCTCCCAGAAGGGAGTATAATACGTACCTCCTCTGGAATATATGTTAAGCAAGGAGAGGAGTTTGTAAATGGAGATTATATATTAGATCCTATTGAAAAAATAAATACTATTACATTCACCAAAGGAAATAAAGAGCTAAAAGATTTGTTGTTAACCTTAAAAGTAGTGGAAAATGAGGATCAAATATTAAGTACGTCTGATTTAAGAATAATCCTACATGATTTATTTGGAGTTACTAATTTTAATACTATATTTTTTAATTATGACCAAGAGGAATTAGCTAAAGTAAATACAGCAACCATTAATGGAAATGTAGTCCCAACATTACAAATAGGAATGAAGAGAAAGGTTACAGCTACCTCTGATACATATAGACAGCTTAAATTAGCACTTAATTACTACATGTATTTGAATGATGAGTCTGCGGAAAAACCATCAGAAGTAGCAAATCCAAAAGTTTTCTGGAGAACCTTAAAAGATATTGTTATCAATCAGGAAAACCCAGAAATTTCAGAGCAAGCTCAATCTATAGTAGAACAATTAAGTTCAGATATACTGGATTCTACAAATGGAGGTATTTTTGTAGATACTCTTGAAAGAAATAGAGCAGAGTTATTTGAAAAATACGGTAAAACAGAAGAACAAGTAGATACTTTTATTCAGGAGTTAATAGATAAAGGTTTATATATCATTAGTTGTGAGTTATAATGGCATGTATAGTTAAAATTAAAGGAAAAGAGGAGTTTAAAGTATTTGATACTGAGGCTGATGCTAGAGAGTATCTAAAGGATACAAATGTAGTAATAGAGGAAATGATAAATCCTGTTACTAAAGAAAGTGAATTATATGTAAATGTACAGGATACTCATAGTGCCACAGTTAATGTAATTAGAGCTGCAAATCAAATATCCTGGGAAGCTACCAAAGAACTACTTACTCAAACTAAACTAAACGATTGGGATACTGAGGAGTACGGTAAAAGAAGTGATGCTATATCTCTTAGTGTTGCTCTAGCGGATATAAGAGTTTTGAAAGGAGAAGAGTACAAGAGATTATTTCCTGAGTTTATAACTAACAACTATTTAAATGTGCTTATTCAGACTTCTATAGCTAGAGCTTATGCTATGTTTAAAGGAGAAGCTGAAAATAACGTTGAAGCAATAAACTTAATTAGAACTACTTATTTTGATAATACCCTACCCTCGGAATGAAGAGAAGATGCTAAACTAAGACCTGCTAAAGAGTGGTTTATGCATTTTAAGAAGCAGATTAAAGATTCTGAATTCACACTTGATGAAGAGACACTAACTCAATTTGATTTAGATGCTCAGGAGGAAAATAGAAATAATCTAGATACTATGTTACGAGGAGAGATTATTCACAAGATTTTTGAGATAATTATTAAAAATCCTGTAGAAACAGCAACTCGTAAAACTAAGGTTTGGAACGCAATAACGGATTTGCTAGATACTTTCAGGGTAAAATACGGAGAGGATTATGATGAGGTGCCTGATTCACTTACTGTTATTCAAAATTTGATTGAAGGTACAGAAACTTCTCCACCTCTTGAACAAGTTTTCGACTCTTATTATAAAAGAGTTATAAAAGCAAAGCAGGATATTGAAGATGTTTATACAAAGACATATAGAGATAGAGGAGAATCTCCTACTGTAACCTGGCTGGCAGAACAACGTATAACGGCGGACTTAGACTCTGAAGTTAATGGGAGAAAGAAAATTAGGGGTAAGCTGGATGCAATTTTAGTTGTTAATGGGGTTCCTAACATAATTGATTTAAAAGTTTCAAGGAATGATATTTCTGAATGGGCATCAGAAAAAACTTTGAAGACGAAATATCAATTAGCCATGTACTGAAGACTACTGGGAAAATTAGGACTTCCAGTAAATGATAGTGGTCTTGATATATATAATATTACTTTGGGAAAAGATAAGACTGCTACTAATGGAATTCTAAAATCTTTTTCAACTAGCGTAAAGACAGATAGTAATATTAATGCAAACTTAGATCCAATATTTTCTAGAGCTATTCAAAGATTGGAAGTAAATCCAAAACAATTGGAGTTAATGACTTCTAATATAGAATCTTTATTTGGAAAAGGATCAGCTAGAGGTCAGAAAAAAGCCAACATTGATTATATAAAGACACAGCTAAGGAAAAATGCTGAGAACTCTGTATATAAAGGTAAGCATAATTTATCATATAATATATGAAGTGAAACTGGGGCCAAACTTGAAAGAAAAACTATTAGAGGAATTTCTAAGGAAAACTTGGACTCTGTAATAGATAAAGTTGCTCAGGAGATTGTTGAGCGCTCTGGTAATAGATTTGATAACCAGTATGAAACTTTAGTTAGTGACATAAGGGAATTTCTAAATAGAAGTGACAAAGATATTTCTTCATTTGCTAGTGCGGCTAATAGTGGAGATATCATAAACCAATTATCTGCAGTCTTATTAAAGTATAAGGGCTCTGGAGCAAAAATAATAAATTCAGACCTTGCGAAACAATATAATATGATTTTGATAGAAACTCCTATTGGAATTGATATTATAAATTGCTTATCATTGAATCCAAATATTCCTTGGGATTCCACAAACAAAAAGGCTAAGTTATTTGAAAATGTTCCTAATGTTGTAGGAGATAGAAATTTAAAAACCATTGGTAATATAGAAATAGTAAAATCTTTACTGATTGCTAATGATTTATTAAAGGGAAGTGGTAAGAAACTTGGAACAGTTGCCTGCTTACAATTAGGTGCCCCTGTTGGGTATATGATGACTACTGCTAATATGATTAATAACATGGAGATAGCTACCAGATTCCTAGGAATTAATAATAATCTATCTAAAGATAGATTTGTTGATCCTTTAGTGAATGTACTATATATGTTTAATCAATTCATAGATTCCACAAGGCAACTTTCTCAAGTAGGAGAAAATATCAAACCTTCAAAAATGGGTAATCTTTTGGACGGGGATAAGTTTAATCTCTTAAAGGAGGTTCTTACAAAAAGAACAGGGCTAGATAAAATAAAAACTGCATCTTCTGATTTAATAGATTCAACAAAAGTAGAACTACTAAAAGTAATTAGGCAACAGCTCAAAGATAGTTTCCCAGCATTATTTGAGAATCCTGGAAAGATTAATATTATCTGTCCAGAAACCACATTAATGGATCAAATTGAGAAGGCTTTAGCAATCTATCAGAATAGAGAGATGGTTTGTGAGTCTGATATTTCAATGTATGGATGGAATTCTGGAGCAATGTGGGCTTCTATGGACTTAATCCCTAGTGAGAATGTCCAAATAATTAGAACTATTGTAGATGCTGCATTTGGAAAAATTAGGGAAACTTTCTCTGACTATAAAGCAATAAATAGAGCACAAGTAGCCAAACTTAAAAAAGGAAATGATTACGGATTAATGCGACATATAATCATTGGAGATAGTTCCTCTAATTACTTTAATCTATTTAGAAGGAATAGTGATAATGAGTTGGAAGATGATGATTATATCCTCAAAAATCCGTGAACTTCTACAAGCTTAACTCCAACTCAAAGGGATTTTATTAAATATACTCTTTATGAGTTAAATAAATATTCCTATGATAAGAAGAAATATAAATGAAAGTCTTGAAGGGATGTTAAGGAGGAACAATTTAATAGGGAGGATTACTTTATTCCATTACTTAGAGCAAATGGTTTAGACAAATTCAGAGATCCAAAGGGTGGAATTAACTTCCCTTCTGTTCGTTCCTGGTACGATGAGATTAGAAATAAAGCGGTTCAAATGAAAGACACTTTGGAGGGACAAATAGAAGAGCGTAAAAAAGTTTCTGATTTATTCCAAGGTGTTTATAATGAATTTGAATCTAGAAAAAATCCAAATGTTCGTAGAGACATCATTGAGAAGAATGGCGGAATTAAAAACTTTTCCATGGACTTAGAGACAATACTCGATACCTTTACAATAGCTATGGAGTCTCAAAAAGTTTTTGACATGGAAGTTATACCCGCAATAAAAGGAGCACTTTATTCTATACAATTCCAATCTTATATAACTGGTAAAGAACTTCCTAACTTCGAAGAATTTGTTAAAAAGTATGTAAAAAGTGCTATATATAACGATAGTATTATGGCTCCTGAAGTTCAGACTGCTTATAAAGTAATTGCTCCAGTTCGTGCTGCCGCATCGGCAGTAGCTCTTGGTTGGAACATAATGAATGTCCCAAGAGAGGTTATAATGGGCTTTTGGACAAATATAAGTAAAGCTATGTTTGCATCTTATGGTAAGGATACTTTTGGAGTGGGAGAATATACCAAAGCTTTGGGCATTTTAACTGGAGATGTTCCTAATTTCATTATGAATGTTACTAAAGTAGAGCTTCTTAATGAGTTCTATGGAATGGCTAATATGTCAATTACTGAGATTCCAGAGCAGGTAACTTCTAACAAGACTGGTGTGTTTGCAACATTTAATAGGTTTATGTCATGGTCTTTAACGGCTCCTGATTATTGAAATCGAATGTCAATGTTCATCGCCCAAATGATCCATGATGGTTGTTGGGATGCTCATGAATTAGTAGAATCTAAGGATGGAGTAAGGGAATTAAAGTACAATATGGCAAAAGACAAAAGATTTGATGTCTACGTGAAATATAAAGGAGACTATAGTAAAGTACCTAAGGAATTAAAAACAAAGTTTAATGAACAAGAATCTTTATATATGGTTATGAGAAATGATATGAATAAGGAATTAGGAGTGGCTAATCAGATTCCAAGTCCAGAACCAGGTAAAGTTCCTAATCTTCCTAAAGCATATACAGATTTACAACGTAACTCCTTTAAGTCTTTTGCTGATATGTCCTTTGGTTACTACGACAAAGAAGTGAAAGCATGATTCTTTAAAACTGCTATTGGAGGAATCTTCAAGCAGTTCATGGCTTTCATGTCTGCTAAAAAAATGATGTATTTCCAAGTGAGAACTGATCAAACTGCTAGAGGTAGTTATGAACAACTAACGGATTCTTCAGGAAATAAACTATGGTCTATAGCGATAAGTAATAGTCCGTTAGAGGTACGTATAGTAAATGATAAGGATTTAGAAGGTGAGTATAAACAATATGCAGCAGATGCAAAACCAAAGTTAGGCTGAACTGGCGCATATATGGAAGGAATTTTCCAGTCGTATATTCATTTATTTAAGGACCTGGGAATAGGTACATATGAAGCTCTTCGCAACGGAGATACTTCTGTATACAAAAAATTATGGAAGGAGTATGGTAAGAAGGGAGATATTAGACATTCAAATGTACTTCAAGGTTTATATGATCTTCTATTATCAACATTATTTATTACATTAATACGAATGATGTTTTTTGATGATCCAGAAGTAACAGGAATTAGTTATAAAAAGCAACTTCAAAATGCAGATTCTATGTTCCAAAATCTATACTGAATAGCAAATCAATCTACTCAAGATTTTTCCGTATTACGACTTTTAGATCAAAGTTTATTTACATGGGAGCCCCCTTCGTTTAATATTATTCAAAATGCTGCTAGAAATTTCTTTAGAGCAGCTGGAGATGATGATTTAAATGTTGCAGAAGCTGCTCTATCTGGAACAGTAAACTCTGTTGGAATGTTTAAACCTATCCGTCCTTCTGTAAATAAATGATTAGAGGAGTAAAAAAAAATAACCCCTACCTGCATATAGCAAGTAGGGGTTATTTTTTTTATTTTTTACTTTTTAATCCTCCATTGCACACAGTGCAACTAGAACCTTTTCCTGATTCTTTAAGATTAAAAACTCGAATATACTTTCCATATTTATTATCCTGGAATTCATGTTCAATCTTATTGCTTTCGCAATATCCACATCGTTTTATTTCTGTAGGCATAATTTACTAATATTTTTTATTTTACAAAATAAATCTGACAATGAACCATCATTATTAATCAGATAGTCATAGTCTCCATTTCCATATAACGTTAAAAGCTCTCTTTCTGAGGCATGGGAGCCTGCCTTACACTCTGGTCTATGGATATAAATAACTTTCCCTCCTCGTTTCTTTGATTCTTCAAATTCAATCTGGAATCGCAGATCTGAGATAATCATATTTTTGCACTCTTGCTCATATGTAGTTAAAATCCATAATTTATCCCCAAAATAATATCTCATTATTTCAGTTCCAAAGTATTGTAAAACCTGCCTAATAGAAAGTCAGTAATCTTCAGTTAAAGAAGGATTAAGATCCTTGGCTAACTTTGAAAACTTATTATCTACTAGAATTTTTTCTCTTTCTACAAAATTCTTATGATGAATTGTTAAAGTACTGAAATCTACGTAATAGTCCTCTTTAAATTGTCTATCTTCAAATCTTTCAACACTAACATTAAGGAGTGTTGAAAGAAGACATTTTAAAGTATCAGCAAATCTACAAATCTTAAACTTTCCCTCTGTAAAGATATTACAATGTTTATACATTCAATATGTTTGCATTCATCTTGGAGAATTCAAACAAAATTGAAGCATTTTAGCACTCTCATCCTTACCACTCCCCTTTAAACCAGCTATACATAAAATATTCCTAGTCGACATATGTTTTGATTTTAAATGGGAGGTTATGAAGAGTATCCATAACTTGTCTATCTTTTTCTCTATAAAAATTAGAAAGGATACCCCTACATAAAGTATATGTTAAAGATTTATCCTCAGATGTTGCATTTTTCCAAGTGTTTGACTCTAACGCTTTAGCTATTCCAGTAATGGGATCATGAGGAGCATATCTTGTATTTACATTTAAGGACTTAAAAACTTGAGATACTCCTGTTGTTCCCATGGCTTTATTCTTAGATATATTATCGAAATTCCCATATAATAAACATGTTACTGCAGCAGGGCTTTCTGTAACATTCATTCCTTGTAAAATTTTTAATCCCAGTTCCACAGTAGTATTATCGGTTGATGCTAGCATATCATTTAATGACAAGATACTTTCTTCGGTAATCTTTTCCAATGTGCCATTAACTAGTTTATCTAGAGTACTTTCTTTTGCATATTTTGGATATACAGAAACTATGTTATTAATTGTTTCTATATAGGTTTCATCACAAAATACTAACTTTCCACTGTAAATCAAAGTGGAACCTTTAGGTAAGGTATTTATAGTTTTGACGCCATCTATAAAGTCTGTTCCCTGAGAGCAAACATCATTATAAATAAATGAATCACTATCTTTAAACAATTTTGGACAAATACTATAAATTATTTTAGTTTGATCCTCTTTAACATATTCAAATAAATAATACTCTCCACTACTAGGATAATAGTTAAGAGAATCTGGAATTATAGCAGCATCACATCTTGCTACCTTAATAACTCTTTGAAATTTTGTATCCCTAATTTTGAACCGTGGATAGGTTGAACTAGAGTCAAAATATAGCTTAGTTACATCCGATAGATCTGTAAGTTTATTAGTTAGCGCAGTATTTACTTCTTCAGGGGTATGTAGCACCATTGAAGTTCTAACTGAAAAATGTATATTTTCTGGATGATATGAAGACCATTTACATAAATTTGCTGACCCACTATTTCTCCTATAAGGAACGAGAAATGCAATATTAATTCCGTTTAATTTCATATTATAAAATTTTAGCTCTGATTTTAGGATTCATAATTAACTTATTTGCCCTTCCTGAAAACTTTGTAGTAATCGTTTTAATTAAATGAAACAATAAGTCTTCAGTTAGTAAAGGTTCAGGAGAATTGATAAATTCAAGTAATCGATCTTGAACTACTTCCGTTTTAGCTCCCTTTTCTCCGAAATATAAAAGACTATAATTAAGTAATCGTGTAGATAATACAGAAGCTATATCTGGACGATATCCATTACTATCATATACACAACTTTTAATTTTAGTTTTTACAGTATCCCAAGGTTCAAACAGCATATCTTTAGGAGCAATTAGCTTATCCAGTTTATTAGCAATAAACGTAGTAAATAAGTTTCCAACAATATTTTCTTTAGATGTAAAACATCCTTTAGCAATATTAAGAATCATTGCTAGATTTGCTGAGGTGCTCCAATCCTTTAAACCAGAAATAGCATTACAGAAGGTAACATAACTTCTTGGATTAATCTTCTGCACATTTCCCTCTTTTTCAAATATTTCAGGATATAATAATGCAAAGTTAATAGCTCGGGAATCTAATTTGTCAGTTTCAGCCCAACGTGCCCACACATTAACATCAAAATCAATTTCAAAGTTAATATATCGAGTTTTCTGAGCATTATCCATAGTACTAACATTATAGTCTCCATTATCAGGATTAGATGATAATACTACTGTACAATTTTTAGGTAATTTCCAAGAAATATACTCACCTCTATCAATAAGTTCCATTGTAGCTTGAAGAAACATGGGCATGGCTCTGCTATAATCATCCAAAAGTAATATACATCCTCTATCATTACTTTCGGTAGGCATTCACGTCGGTGGAGCATACGACATTCGTGTTAAATTCTGGACTTTATATCCATTTTGAAGATAATACGCTAAGAGATCACTTGATACTCATTTACAATCTCCATCATCAGAACAAATATAATATTCTTTAATTGGGAAACCAATTAGCATTGTTGTTATCGTAAAGGCTCTTTATCCTTTACTTCTATATATTTCTATATAGTTCAGACTATCTCTTTATAAGGCACTAAGTTTTTGGTAAACATAGCCTTATACTTCGCACTCGTGGATATTTCATCTTCAACACCACTTGCTAAGATTACTTTATCTAGTCGTTGATCCTTTATTCAATTTCTTGAATACTTGGATTAGGATTGTCTTCAGCATTATCTGTTAAGAGGTCTCCAGATTCACGAAGTTTTAGTTTTGGAATTAGAATTATCGGAGTATTTATTTTAAGATGATTTCCAAGAAATTTTCAAACATCTTTAACGCTGCTAAAAGCAAATTGTTCATTTTTATTAGTATCTAAATAATAAAAATCAAAGTATTTACCTATATATTGAGGATTAATTTCAAATTTTTGAATAGGAACATCACTATTACTGTAACGTAATCGAATCCCATTTCAACAAACTCCTTTTTTATATCCTCCAGCTAATTTTTGAATAGTTTTCTTAGGTAGTTTTAACTTTTTAGCTGCATCTTCTTTGTTCTCATACTTACACATAAATTTTCCAAAGTAGTCATATTGTTCTACTTCACAAAAATCAAATTGTGTTTTATATTTTCCTTTTAATCTACCTTGTTTTATTGAATCACTTAATTTCTTTTTACTATAATCAGATAGTTCATTTGTAACGGGATCTTGCAGATTCATATCTGATTTATAATAATCAATTCAATATTTTTCTCGTTTTACTCTAATTTGGGGATCACAGAACTCTAAAATTTCTACAATAATATTTTGTATGCCATATTTATTAGACACCCTTTGTAAAAAGTCATTAGAGTGTTTATTATTCAATAAATCCATTCTGTGTTCCATTAATCTTGAATATAAACTCTTACTACTTCCTATATACAAATGCCCGCCGCAACTTAATTTGTATATACCTGATTTTTTTGATAATTCTTTGCTACTTAATGTAAATAATGTTTTTGTATTCATAGTTAATTGTTATTATTTAACATAATACAAATTTAAACATTATTTCCTTAATTTCCAAATTTTAATCTCCCAATTCCTCGCACTGTGCGAGATTCAGCTTAACAAAATCCATATTAAGCTCTTGCGCTAATTGCATAACAATAGAAGTCTTTCCAATTCCTGAATCGGCTTCCAATGAGATTGCAGTGGGAATTTTTCCAACTTCCACTAAACGTTTGTTATTCTCAATAATATATTGAAATATAGTTTTAAATTCTTCTAAATTAACTTTATTCAGCTCCATTATCAGATGGGATAAACATACTGTAACCTGGATAATGATTATTTCTATTACCATTAGAGGTAATTACCCAGATCATCTGCTTCATTACTTTAAAAGTATCTGTAGGTGCATAGCCATCTGTAAAGAATACTAAAGTAGAGTATTGTTTTCTACATTGATTGTAGTAGTCAATAACAGGTTTGAAGTCTGTACCTCCTCTACCAGTGAATGTACCATCAAAAGTCCCTTTGAATGGATATATCCTATGTATTCTAGCGTCGCACTCAATTACATCAACACCTGCCCCAGCTTTCCAGATGTGATAAATCTCACTAATAAAATCTTTTAACTCCTTAGTACTAACAGAACCAGAGGTATCAATAGCAACTAAAATATCATGTTTATGTTTTAGTTTAATACCCGCAGCTCCCTCAAACCGTTTAGATACTTTGCGATGTGTCTTTTTTACAAAGACATCAATAGCAAATCCTAAAAGTCGTCTAAAATAGGCCTTCCAGTTAAATATAGAAGGTTTTATTTTAAACAATTTATCCACATATGCTTTTAGCTCGGAAGGAATAGTTCCTCTAGATTTAATTACTTGAGTTGCAACCTGTTTTACAATGTGGTCAGTTTGATTGTTAATTAAAGTTTTTTCTGCGTCTGATAAATCAGAAAAATCCTTTCAGTGATTATGGTTTTTCGGCCCCCCAGAAGAGTCTTTCTTATCTTTATAAAGGTATTCATAATAGTATTTGGTTCCTGCTTTCGGGGGAAGCATGGGATCAATATCTTTGATATCAATAGCATCTTTTGGAAGAACATCAATATATTGATTTACTTCTGCGTCAGCGGCAATATTAAATACTTTTTTATCATTAAAAGATTCTTGCATTAACAAATGTTTAAATGCAATATGCAACAGCTCATGTTTTAATATTCCTAACTGTTCGTCATCAGTTAAAGTATTTCAAAAATCGGGATTAACACATAATTCATAGTTAATCCCGTTTCTTGCAACTCATGCTGTTGCATCATCTTTAGAATAATATTTATTTAAAGATAATAGAAATAAACCATAAAAAGGATCTTTAACTACAAGTTGTTTACAAGCTTTAATCAGATCCATATTTATTTATCTCCATATTAATTATTTATTAAGTTTCTTTTTATGAATTCCTCTTTCAAAGGAATAGCTAGTTCACGAGCTTGAGGATGTGCTGCTTTATCACATCTTAGTTTGAAGAATCCCTTCCACTGTTCAACGGTTCCAGTCATTACTAACTCTGTTTTGAGAGAATTTGGAAGTATAGAACGAGCTTGTTGAGGAACCCATCCTTCATTTAATAGTCTAAGATAACATTTTTCTGATTCTTCTAAAGAAGATAAGAAATTAAAATAGTTTGGAGACTTCTCAATATATCCAAAATCTTTATTTTGAATATCTGCTCCTACACGATACCCAATGCCATCATGCCAATAACTTTGTCCTTCTGGAATATTTGTCCAATAAGGAATAATAAAAGTAAGTTCATTACCAAACTTATCTTTGCTATAATTACAGTATCTTGTACTTTCCTGAGCAAAGGAAAATACTCTATGCCTTACAAATTCATGGGAGACACCACGATCACAAATAAACTTTACTGTAATTCGTTTTTCATGATGCTCAGTAGGTTCACAGAGATATTTTAGATCATCAAGCCAGTTATTTTCATATAAAACTCGGTAATTAGTGGTAACATGTCCTCTTTCATATAAAGGATTTTGTGGAGTAATTATATCAGAACCAGTTTTAGTGTATTTAATAATATTAACTTTACTGTACTGCTTATTAACATACTTATAATACACTCTGGGGTTTTCTGTTTCTAAATATACAGTACCATGTTCTAGCATAGCTGTGTGCTGTCTATCCTTAATCATATTAACAAACTTCTCTGCAGAATCCTCTGTAATACGATCCTCTGATTTGTAGCACGTTCTCCCTGCTCGTTCAATTTGTTTATATATTCCTTGAATACCTGGTTCCTGTTCAAGTATTTCAAAAGATGATTTAATTAGCCTCATATTCTTTAATTTTATCTTCTAATTCTACTTTAGAAATACTTCCTACATGCCTCCAAACTTCCTTATTATCCTGTAGTAAAATAAGTACAGGAATATTTCTAATTTTATAGTTAGTTAACACAATAGGATCCACTTCATCCACATCAATATCTTCTATTTCTATTTTATTTTTGAGTTCTTCAAGAATAGGCATCATGGCACGGCAAGGACCGCACCATGATGCTCCAAATTTAATTAATTTTATCATATTTATAATTATTCATGTATCCAATAATCTCCAATAGTCAAATCAGCACTAAGCTTAGCTCTTTTACAAAATACTGCACCAGCCTTCTCCATACATTGTACAAGAACTTTTCCTATCTCTTCTGCAATCTCCGCAGGAGCCTCAAGATTAATTTCCATTATTCTTACGATATATCCGATTCCGATATATCTCTTATATTTTCATATAAGATGGGACTATATCTTATGCTCAATCCTTCTTAACATTGCTGCTATAGAACGTATAGAAAGATTAGTAGCATCTATGCTTTTCAACTGCTCTTGCAGCTTACTCCAATTTTGGATAGTCTCTGAACTTCAAACCTTATAATTATAACAATGAACTGGATATTTATTTAATAACTGAGTAATCTCATAAGCACCCTCGTAACGGCTTATTCTAAGGTACCAAAATTCTCTGCTATCTCTCTTTCTCTCTATAGTTGGTTTGGCAAAAATGCCAAATTTGGATAAAAATGGAACAAACAAATCCTGATTAATTTCTTGAGAAAATGCCTGAGTATTTAAGTTATAAAATAACTTTGTTTTATGAAGACTTCCATCATCATAAAACCATAGTGCAACACCTAAATCATCCATTAGATTTAGAGCTGTTTCAATATCCATATTTTTTATTTTAGTAATATCTGGACTAACATGTGTATGAAACTGCCATATAGGAGTTTTAGCATATCCATTAGAAGATATACGACTCTTTTTAGAGGCTAAATTTCCCAATAATTTCATTTTAAAATCAACATACTCTTCATGAATAGAATTTGAAGAATATAGTGAATTATCAACACATGATTTAGGAGTGGATAAACATCCATCTCCGAATTTACCAGTAAGTAATACTTGAATTTGTTCATTACTTAGGTTTAGAGCTGCTGATTGCCCATTATTTGTAGGTACCATAATAAATACTATTTAGTTATACATATATTATCATGTACAAATATACAGAAAATTTTTAACATTCAAAGTGAATTTCTTTACTTTTGTAGTTTTTCTGTCTTTAGGGGTTTCCAGCAATTAACATAGTTTAAGCACAACAACGTTTATCGTGCACAGGTATACAATACTTTACTTTAAATAATAAATTATGTTCCTGTAAATATTTAAATAGAAAAATAGACGCATACTTGAATGTAAGGGCGCCAGCGGCCTGAATAGGGTAGTTGATTGACTGTTTCTCGGACTCTGCACGTCTTTTTGCTAATTTTCTAACATTTTGTACAGTTTCACAATCTGGGGCATCTCGTTTCATTTCTCTATAATACTCCCAGAATCCTTTCTCACATTGTTTTTTCCAGAGGCGTTTAAGTTCAGCAAAGTCATAGATATATGCTTTATGCCCAGTAATTGGACTTAAAAGTATATATCCTTTTTCCATTACATCCTTTCTTCTAAACTTTTGATAGTCTCTCAGTCCTGAGAAACCCTCCATGTAGTTAGTATAGATTTCTTTGGCCCGCTCTTCAGAAATTCCATAATTTCTAACAAGAGTATTATCCATTCCTCCATAATTAAAACAGAATTCATAGCCTTTTGCTTCTTTTCTTAGATGATGATACTCTGTTTTAATTGCTTTAAGGGGAGTGTCTCTTGGAATTTCAAGGAATACCATTTTAGCAGTTAGGCTATGTAAGTCTCCTGAACCATTCACTAATTCGTCAAGCATAGCTTTATCATTGGCAATGGATGCCATTAAAAAACTTTCTTGGCCAGAATAGTCAGCTGAAATCCATTTATTGCCTGGCTCTGCAATGAAACAAGAACGTGTTAAAGCATCACTTGGGAGATTTTGAAGATTCGGATTAGTTGAACTCAATCGGCCTGTATCAGTGCCTAACTGGTTAAAATTAGCATGAATGCGTTTAGTCTTTGGATTTATAAGATCTAAAAACTTTTCTCCGAAGGTATCTACTAAAATCGCAGCTTTCTTATACTCCATAAATATAGAAATTAATGGACTTTTAGAAGCTTGCGGTCCTATAACTTTAATATCAGTAGACTTTTTTGGACGTTTGGTCTTAGGATCAATTACTGAAAGATTTAAACCAAGATCTTCAAAAAGAGGAATCACTTGTTGTGCACTCTTTCAATTAATATGACATCTGGGACGAGTATCAAATCCATCAAACAGATCACCTTGTCTATTTACAGTTGTATACTTACCTCCCATATTATCTTCAACTCATTTATTGAGTTGACAGATTAAATCTTCACATAAGTTAGAATCATTCTCCAGTTTCTTTTTCCATTTCTCTGGATCAATTTTAGCTCCACAGAATTCAATATAAGCTAAACATCTAACAAATGCGTTTTCAACACGGATAGCATCAAGAAGTCCTTGTTCTTTAAGTTTTTCTTTTTGCTTCTCCATTATAGGTTCTAGGTATTTAACATCTGTTCCAGCATAAACTATAACATCTTCTGTTAAACCCTTATTTATAATTTGACCTCGAACAGTCTTATCCAGTTCTACTCCAAGATAATTTATTCCTGCATCTTTAAGACCCATTCCATGCATACCAGAAGGATATCCGAGCCACATAAGCTTCTCTGCAAGATATCCATCCCATACATATCTTGGAATAATTCCATAGTAGTACAAAAATTTTAAGTCAAATTTTGCATTTCAAAAAAGAAATAATCGCTCAGATTCAAGATAATCTTTAAATAGCAAAACATTAACTGTTGTACAATCAATAACTACCTGAAAATCAAAGCATCCTAGCTGAAGAGATAACAGTTTTTTAGTATAGACATCGAAACCCTCAGTTTCAGTATCCACACCAACAATCTTTAACCTTTCCAACATACTTAAAGCTTCTTTAACAGAAATACAAGTATATTTAGTGGATTTTATTAAGGCTGGAGCGTTAGTGACTAAGTATATCATTATTCTTCAATAGTATATATCTTGTTAAAATCAATTTCATCTATTCAGAACTTATAACCATTCCAGTTGCAATAGAATCCATTGATTCTCTTATTTTCTCTATGTTGTACTTGAAGTTTCAAAATACGATCATTATAATCATATTTTGTCATTGGTTCAACTTCAAGATCAAATCCTTTAACTTTAGCTTTCATATGATATTCTATTTAATCATTCTTCTTCAACAAAGTATGCAGAAGAACCATATTTAGACACTCATTCATCATCATTAATGAGACAGGCATGTTCGTTAAAACCAGATTCAGTCATTAAAAATTGAATATCTGGTCATTCTACAATTACATATTTATTCATTATAGCTTCAGTTTAATAAGTCAATCTTGTAGTTACATTCCTTAATTTCATCCCCAAGATTATCTTCTATAACTTGATAAATATCATTTTCAAGAAAAGACCAATCATCTGGAGATTGGATTTCAAAGTGACCAAATGTAGTTACTTCTCTTATAATTTCGGAAGCAAATAGAATACCATCGAGATTTACATATAACCTATAATTATAAGTTACTTGTATATCATTCCAAGGTGCTGAAGGATCATTATCTCAACAGCTATCAGGAATATTCTTAGACATAAGAACTAATAAATAATAGAATAGGCTCATATATAGGAGTAATGCAGTAATTCATCCTACATACTCCTATATAAAGCATCTGATATAATTTAATTAAAGTTCGCATTTCATAATTTTATTTATTGCCTCTTCTGCTATTTGTGCACATGTACTAGGAAGCCCTTGAAGATATACTCTGGCCATTCCAAATTTGAGTTTAATTTGCGCATAAGTAAACTCTGGATTTATTAATTCAAATAAAACAAAATGTTTATCTAACCAATCCACAACCTTTCCTTCAGCATCACTAAACTCCAATCCTTCAAATCCTTCTTCTAAATGGTTCTTCCATTTATCATTAAATTCATCAACAGTCATATTAAAAATCTCCTTTCCAAACCTGATTGCATAGTAATCCTAGCTTTCTCCAGGCACCTTCAACAACTTGTGTACGGTCATCGAATACTGCAGTTACACAATATTTATCTTTAATATGTTCGTTATAAATTTCAGTCTTAACAATAGCATCCTTTCTATAATCTTTTTCTTTTCTCATATAGAATAAAAAATCGCTACATGTTAAATATCTATTCAGCCATTTAAGAGTTTCTTTCCTACATACTTCGGTATCTTCACGACCTGTAACAATAATAATTTGATACATCTTTGATAAAGAGTTAACTAAATCAATGACAGGATTATTTGGAAGATCCTCATTTACTCGATGATACTCAAACGGACCTCTTCCATTCATTAATGATAAAGTTCCATCAATATCACAAATAATAGCATGAGGAAGAGTTTCATCTTGTTTAAGAATAAATCTTTCTTTAGCTGGAGATTCCTTTTCTTGGTTTACAATTTCCTGAGACATATCAGGAAAATATGTATTAAAGAACCTACGTAATACTGCCAGTCCTACTTTACGAGTTCTTTTCGTATCACGCCAGTAAGCTTCATTGAATGAAATAACAAACTTTTTAAACTCTATGTCTACCTTTAGTTCAGTAGCGAGTTTAGTTAACTTATCAATAGTTTTCTGATTAAGATTAGTGGCATCTACAATAACGTTTAAGTTATGATTAATAGCTGCTCTAATAGAAAATTCTTCAATATCAGAAATATAATTTTCACGAGATGGAACCCAATATTTACCAGTTCCCTCTCTAATTTCATCTCTGGATACAATTACCCAGTTAGGCTTATCCTTTATAAACTCTTTAGCCCAGGTACTTTTACCTGAAGCAGGACAGCCTTGAAGTACGATCATTTTACTCATTATTCTCCCTCCACATTTGATACATTGGTGCAGATACTTCTAAAAATTCACTAAAAGCTTCAGTCACCTTATAAATTGATTTAAATACATCAATTCTATTCACTCTTCCCTCTTTAATTACTTGGATTCCCCATAAAGATTCTTGTATAATTTCATCATCAGATAAACTTCAAGGATATTTACAAGCTCCTAATAAACTGTTTTCCAGTAATTTTCTAAGCTTTATAATATCTGGCTTTACATAGATAGATACATATTCTTTTATCTTATAGGATTTTCCAAGTGATGTGCAAACTATTGGGAGTAAACTCCCATTTTGCATTCTTTGAAACCAACACTGAGAAGAAAGATATTTTACATTATCATATTTTTCAGGAGGTTCTAGAGCATCAGTAACAATAATATATTGAAATCCAGAATCAAATAAAGAACAAGGAAGCTTATAAAAATATAAAACTTCCTTGTTTTCTTTGAGTGCCTGAATTTCTTCTTTAGAAAACGACCTCATTATTCTTGTCCTGATTCAATGTCAGCTTCCCCCTTATCGAGCATCTTAGTTTCTCTCTCAAGGAATGCTACTGACTTAAGTTTATAAACATCAATTTCACTTACTTCTCTACGAAGTACAATTCCCTCTTCGGGAACTTTGTTGTTACAAAGAACAGACTCTCTCTCTAAATATTTATCTCTCAATGCTTGCAAGAAATTTTCATGCCAATGCTCATTGGGATTCAACTCAGGGAATAGTTGTTGTGCTGTTCCATAGTAGAGCTCTTTAATACAATGAATTCCATACTTTTCACAGAAGGTCTTCATTTGTTGAGTAGAGAATTCAAAAACTCTTCCCTCTACATTAGTGTATGTAATTCTGTAAACAATAATGTCAAACAGTTTTGCATCATACATTTGTTTAGGAGTCATTTTTGAATACTCATAAGTTTTAGGATCATAAATACATTGATAATCATATCCAGATTGAATCATAGATCCTGTAGGCATATATCCTACAATTTCTGCGTAGATAGAAAGCCCCTTAGATAAGTAATCCTTTAATACTTCGAAGGCAAGATTCCAAATATCACAATCATAATATCCTTTGGTCATTCCAGGATTTAGTTCAGGGTTTTTGATAACCTTTCTAGATGAACAGAATTTCTTATATTCACTTTCAGATACAGGAACTCCAAAGAATTTAGCAATTTTTTCCTTCAGAGAAAGATTTTTCTTAGTAAGTAGGTTACATAGGATCAAACTTGTTCCATGCTCTTTCCAAGAGATATTAATGATGTCAGTTGGCTGAACCTTATGAATATTTTTCTGTAGCTGTTCTGTATCAATGTGAAAATGGAATTGATCGTCAACTATATTAAGAACTTTCTTCTTTTCTTTAGCTGAGCCATTAATTCCTCCACCAGAAGTTTTAGTAGGAATTACATACTTCCAGACAAACAATTTATCATTTACAGTATCAAATTCTGTTCCTACTAATTTTGACATTTCAACAGAATCTATAGGTTCTGCAATTCCTTCTCCAGCAAATTTACACAACTCATAGATAGGCATGATAAGCCCTTCTGATGCAAGTCCTCTTAGTTTAATACATTTTACTCGACCAGACTCTTCAAAAAATCCTTGTTTAGTAGGATCAAGATTAAGGTCTGCTTTTCTGTAAAGATTATTAACCTTCAAAAAGTCGGAATTGATAACACATTCAACAGGAAAATATACATAGATTCCCTCTGCAGAATCAATTGATGTGGAAATTATATATCCATCAACAGTTGCTAACTTTAGACGCTCAGCATTAGGGTGAGGTCTAAATGAATCAATTTGCACAATCTTAGCAAGGTAGTTAGGATTGCAATCTTTGCTTCTCGTTAATTTCATAAACGAACTTTTTATATTTGTATAATGCTAATTTTAATGTAGTTAAAGCTTGTTCTAATCCAGCCTTGTCATCAAGTAGTATATTACCATAGGCTTTCATAGAATACCCTGGTAAGAAAGGTTCCACAGGATTGACATCAGTAAATTCTAATCCTACAGATTTACAATAATTTACAGCTTCCTTTAAACGGGACCCAGATCTACAGGTCCATAGGACTACCGTAGCTCCTAGTTCTTGGGCTTCAATTAAAGTATTAATTATGTCTTTACAAAGAGCTTCAGAAGCTGTATTATACGGTTTAATTGTATCATCATAGTCTACAAGAATTCTAACTCCTTTATATTTAATCCAAGCCTGATACAATTTCTCTACATAAATATTTAAATCCATATTAGAGATTCGGTTTCCCAAATTTTAGATGCTAATGAATCATATAAATTAATATATTTTTCATCCACATATTCGTACCCTTCTTCATCAACTCTGAACACTCCCTGTTCAAAATTTCTATAAAGAAAGTTAATCACTCTTTCGTGAACCCTTAATTGATTTATTTCCATAAAGCATTCGTTTTGTAAAGATAGTTTTCAAATCTTCATAGCTAACTGGAGTAAAATTATTTCTGTCTACTCCTACATCGTACTGATTCCATGGTGCATTTTTAGCAATTACAATGTCAAATCCAGTTCCATTTAAATCAGGAGTGCTATGAATATGCCCATGCAAGTTACAAATATTTCTGTTGATTCCTGCCCATGTAGCTAAAGGATAATGAGTCATGATAAAAGTTGAGTAGTCTTCTAATTCTGTATCATAAATAGATACTTGCATCATGTCTCCTACAGCTTCAAAACACTCAGTAGGAATATCATCACTTCTATCATGATTGCCTTGAATAAGATATTTTCTACCTTTAAGAGCATTAGCTATTTGGCGCCATTTACTTTTATCTGCAAAAGCAAAATCGCCCAAATGAAAAACTATATCATCCTCACTAACCACTTTATTCCAGTTTTGAATCAATGCATGATCCATTTCTTGAATACTATTAAATGGACGATCACAATACTTAATTATGTTACCATGACGAAAGTAACTAATGAGTGTCGCTGGTGAAAAACACCTTGCGACACCCTAAATCCTCCTTATTAAATATTATTTTTAACATAATTTACTTACAATATATACTTAGATTCTTAAATAGCTTTGAGATCTGTTTATCGAGCCCTTTAGCTTTAGAACTTTTAAATTTGTTTACACAATCATAAATATAATAGATAATTGATTCCTTACTTTTTGCCAAAATTAAAGAGGAAAGTTCTTCATCAGCAGTAGTCTCTTTAATTGGGTATACAATCGTTTTCATTAGATTAGAATCTAATAGCATCTTATCTATTAAACCCTGATTACATTTAGGAGCAATAGAGGGATTTACGCTCCAATCTAGATCTTCTTCTAGATAGTCAAACAATACTGAATTATTAATTATAATAAATTCATTTAAATCAGCAATAATTGTAACCAAAGGTGGTTCCTTAAAAGATTTTAAGTAAAATAAAACTTGAATAAAAACCTTAACTAAGCTAACTCTATTATTAAAGTTTTCATTATATTTGAATTCCACTAAAACAGGGATCCCCCCCCCCAAATAGAAGTATGAATCACAGTTATTTTTCTGTTCAGGAGTAATTCCAAACTGTGACTTGAATAAATTATTGTAAACGATAGCTACATCTGATTCTACCTTACAACTTTGTAAATCTGTATATAGTGACATAATATTAAAAATAAGCCTCAAATTTCGATTATAATTTTAATTGGAACTACCTCTTCAAAATAATAATTTAATCAAAATTTGAGGCATGAAAATTACGAATTTATGTGTTCTAAGATAATCGAAGACTCAACTTTTTCTCCAAATTCTTCCATACAAGCATCTTGAAAAGCTTTAAAGTTTTTCTTGTCTTTTGTAATAGAAAGCCTATTAAGGTATTGTAGAACGACATTCTTAGGAACACTTACAGGAAGGAAGGGATGAAGAATAACCATCTCTCGATTTTCAGCTTCAAAGAGTTCCAGGTTCTTATCCTTGTAAATCTCACAAGTTTCCTTTCGTTTATTAAACATCTTTTTAATAATCTCAGTATCAGTTTCTCCAGATTTCTCCTTCATATAAACATACTCAGATTTGATGTTTCTAAATGCAATAAGCATTTTGTGATTTTGTTCTTTCATATACTTTTCAATATTTGAATTTACAAAATCAATAAAAGAAATGTTATTCATCGATTATTTTAAATAATTTTTCAATAATTTTATCTACTTTAAGCATAGCTTCATCATATGCTTCTTTAGCTACTTTCTTCCCATTTATATAATATTCAGGAAGTTTTTGACATACATCTTTAACAACTTTCTCATCCTTTGTTGCTTCAGATAGTTTCTCCAGTATATCAGACTCTATAACATTTCCTGTCTTTGAATTAACAACTTGCCCAGAACCCGATTGACGTAGATAATCTCCAGATTCAATTTTTTCTCTAATAAATTTTTCTTGAGGATTTTCTTCAAGATCTTTTATATCAGGGCGAATAATTACTTTCTTTTCTGGATATTGTTCACTGAGATATTCAATAAACTCCTTTATAGAACATGTAGGATGCTCTGCATATCTCTGAATCTCTAAAGCCTTATTCAATCCAACAGAATCAATTACTGCTTGAGTATATAAATTAGACAGAACTTTATGTGCTGCTAATTTAGAAATATCTATACCTGCCTCTTTTAATTCATTAAGTTCTTTGTAATAATCAATTAGTTGATTAATAGTGTTTTCAATATTTTTATTCATAGTTTCGAACTGCTTTAAATACAGGAAGATTTGGCACTGGTGTATTTGTTTTAGTCATACCAAAATGCTTCACTGTTCCCATTTGACCTTTTAATTCTTCAATATGATCACGATACCATTGTTTCAAAGTTCTATCCCCCATAGGTTTTGCTTTGAACTGATATCCTTCTTTAGTTTCCATTAAGAAACATAAATCCTCATCTCTAAGGCCATCTACCAGATCTAGAATTTTATATTCATGATCTTCAAACATTTTAAGTTTGATCATACGATTGTCTCGTGTTCCAAACTTATATTCTTTATCAGGATTTCTAATTACTAAACCTTCTCAACCATCATTAACATATTGATCATGAAGAGCTTTCATATTTAACCATCCAGATACTTTTACATGTTTAACCATTACAATTTTGTCAGAATCAGAAACAGCTTTCTCAAAATCCTCTAAAATCTTTAATCTATCCTTAAATTTTACATCAGGGATAGCTAAATCGTAAACATAATACTTTAATTGCTTGTGCTTATCATCTAAGGTTTGAAGTCTAACAATACCAGAAATATATGATAAGGGCAGTCCATGCACATATAATTCTCCATCTAATCATATATTTGGATTCTCTTTAAGTCACTTCATCACTTTTGGATCCTTCCTAATATAGTTAGCTGCGACATCATAGTTATTTCCTCCCCTTGAAGAAGTCACAACTTCAGAACCATTCCAATGCATAAGGCATCGTGTTCCGTCTATTTTTGTTGAGCCATAAAATTCATGCTCAAATGTTGAGGTGGCCACACCATCAAAGCTTTTAGCCAACATTGGTTTGGGAGCACCAGATTGGTCTGTGGTTATATCTCCAAGTAGTTTTCCTGGATCATCTATATCATCCAGTGATTCGATTTTAAAATCTCGAATATTTTTATATCCTTTATCAAGATATTTTTTAACATTACTGTTATATTCCAACTTAACTTGTTCTGCAGCTGTACGCTGTGCCTTTCCTCTTTTAACTTCAATAATAGGCTGATTAGTTACTTTGCCTCCTCATTGAGATGTTTTCCTAATAATTAGAAAGCTATGAGTTGTATCATTTCATTCGTAAGAAATATCAACAACTCTAACCTTTCCTCTAGAATCTCTAGAAATTAATATATCATGCATTTAAATAAGCATACTAATATTATTACGAGTTCTGGATAAAGCTACATATTGTAGCTGCCTTAACTCTTCTTTATTTTTACAGGTAAATAAATTACCCATATCTATTAATATGTTATCATAATTTGAACCCTGAGATTTATGGACAGATAAACAGTAACCATAGTCAAGAGTTTTCTTTCTTACGGTTCTATTTCCATAGACTAAATCAACAGGGGTAGTAAAAGATTCCATAACTCGAAAATACTCTTTCCATAATTTTGATGCTGCTATTTTTGAACGCGCTTGAATTGCATCTAAACGCATTAGTTCTATATATGCAGCTAAAGCAGTTAAGTCTTTCTCATTAGTATCTCTTGAAATAATAAATATTTCATCCTCTGAATATTCTGTGTTAATTGGACGAAGGGTTAAGTAATATCCTTTATATGTAATGTATCCTAATTGACAATGTCCAGGAACTATATTCGTCACGATGTATTCTGCAGAGTTTATAATCTCAAATTCCATAGATTTGAATACTCGTTTATCTTTGTAACTACAAGTATCATAACCCATTAAAATTTCTCCAACATTATATTCAGATTCATTCTGAAATATAGCATCTCGAAGAATATGATTAAAAGCTTCTACTCGCTTATTTGTGTAAGCAAGTAATTTCACAATCCCTGGATTACCTAAATCTACTGATTTTTTAAATAGATGTGAGGCAGAAGACACAAACTTTCTCCAATGATGGAATATTACAAGATTACCTTCAGGAGAACGAATTTCATAAAATTGTTTAATTGAATGATCTCTAAGTGTGTTTAAAATATCCAATAGAGGATTATTTTCCTGCTGTCTATAAACTTTACTTAAATAATATTGATGATTGCATTGAAAAGGTTTAGATAGTTCCTTTTCTTTAACTGGGTATAGTTGTTTATCATCTCCAGTATAAATTACTTTACATTGCTTAATCTTAGCTCTCTCTTTGATAAACTCATATAAATCGGAGTTAATCATAGAACACTCATCAATAATTAAAACCCCATTCAATGGAATGCCTGAAGAGATTGAATCAGCATTCCATTGAAGGTCTTTAAAGTCAAGATTAATTATATCAATAGTAGGTTTTAAAGTTAGAAGTTTATGAAGTGTTACAACGTCACGTTCTGTATAATTATGAAGTACTCCGCAAGCTTTATTTGTTGGAGTTGCTAAAATGTAAGGAATACATTGCTTCTCAAGGTATAGAACGATTAATTTGGTTATAGCAGATTTTCCACTTCCTCCAGGGCCAGAAAGAACTAACTCATCAAACCCTTTCTTATGTAAGAAGGCGAAGATTGAAACTAGTACATCTACTTGTTCATCTCCAAGTTCAAAATTAAGAAATTTATCTTGTAAATTATAGATAGTTTGCACTAAATCGTCTCGTAGAGTTTGTGTTATTTCTTCTGAGGTCATTATTTTCCTGTTGAACCAAACCCACCATCACCTCTAACAGTCTCGGATAATTCCTGAACTTCTATAAAGGTAATAAATGGAATTGGCATAATTATAATTTGTCCTACCTTATCTCCGATGCCATAACAAGAGAAATCCGCTTTTATACGTTGTATAGGCGTATTACTATCTAGTTCTTCTTGTCATTGTACGTCAGTTACTACAAAATTTCTTTTAGGAGTAGGGTTAATAATTCTCCGATAACGTAATTTGATTTCTCCTCTATAACCAGAGTCTATTACACCCACTGAATTACAAAGCTGTAAATCTTTTTTACTATTAGAACTTCTAGGAAAGATCAAACCAACATAGCCTTCAGGGATTTCAACAGCTAACCCAGTTCCATATTCGATATAGTACTCATTACTATAATCAACTGAAGTAGCAACTAAATCCATTCCAGCATCCCCCACTTTAGCATATAGTGGAAGTACAGCCTCAGGAACTAATTTCTTTATATTTACTAGCATAAAAGAACTGCAATAAAGAATAATATCCATACTGCAAGGCTCATTTTGGTTTTAGAACCATTCAGTCTGAAATCTTTTGCAGAATCTTCCAGCATCGTTGCCATTTTATTTCTGAGGTCATCATTCCCTAACCCCATTGCACGTGAAAGAATTTCCAACCCTAAAAAGATAAGGATAATAATTTTTAACATTGTGTCTTATCATTAATTTGAACTACATATGATATATCTAAATCATCTTGCAGTTTTCCATCATTAAACTTTAATAAGTTATCTCTTTCTTCTAAGTACCTCTCTAGTACTTCTTGTTCGTTCTCTGCTGTAATTACAAGATCTAATGATCCATAAACAGGAACGTGTAATGTATATTTAGGCATTCTTGTATAATGTACAATGACAATGTCCTGTATCACGATATTCTTTACAAGGGCAGAGATTTTCGTCTTCTTTCCCAATTTTACATGGGCAATAGCCGCCTTTCTTTTTAAGCCCAGTGAGAATATTACCTATAACAGTTTTATCATCAGTTAGTTTATCTAATAGAATAGTCATAGTATTTAATTCTCTATAGATAGATGAACATTCTGCTAAACCAAGTCCAGTTTCACTACGTAGTAATTTAATAATTTGTACTCTAGTTAGCCCTTCAAACTTGCCATCATCTTTTAATTCTTTATACTTGGCAATACCTTGTTGTCTAAAGTACGGATCTATCCACATTTACTAAACCCACAATTTTTACATATAGTACATCCCCCTTCGTATATCAAATGCTCACCACAATCTGGGCAAACTTCATGTGAAGCAACTCCATCAACTATAAAAGTTTTAATAGCACGCTTTACACCATTCTTCCAAGTATTTAGAGTATCTGACTCAAAATGCATTCCATCAATAATCTTAACTACCTTATCTAATTCAATACCACCTCTTAATAAAGCAGATATTAATTTAGCGTAATTCCAGTATTCTTGATTAAAGATGCGAGACAATCCTCCTAAACGGTTAGTATACCCGTATTTATCAGTATATTGAAAATCATATCGTTTGCCTAAAGAGTCTTTTACTTTAATAATTTCTCCCTCAGTGATTGAGGTGGGAATTGGAAAATCTTCTATATTGTTAATACCAGTAAAAATTTCATAAGGCCTTCCATCAATGAGACCTACAAATGCAATCCAATTCTCAAAACCATTCTTAAATCTAATTAGTTTAGCTTCAACAGATTCAGGACGTTTTAGGCATTCTTTAATTACGGGATTCTTTGATAAGACTGCACCCCTTTTGCATCCAGAACGATAAACTGTAACACCCTTTAAACCTTCCTCCCAAGCTAATCTATAAATAGTTTCTACATCATCAACAGTAGCTGACTCTGGAAGATTTATAGTAGAAGAAATAGAAGCATCAATAAACTCCTGTAAAGTTGCTTGAACCTTAATTCTTTCTCTATATGGAATCTGTTCTGATGTAACCACATACTCGGGTAAAGCTTCTTCAGAAAATCCTTCATCAATAAGCTTCTTTATAATTGGAGTATATACTTTATAATACTTTTCCTCATTTACTAAAGATTCAGTCTTACGTGTATAAGAGGTTGCAAAAATTGGTTCACAACCTGTAGACACTCCTAGCATGGTTGCAATACTGCCAGTTGGAGCACAAGTAAGTAATTGAGAATTGCGTAAACCATACTTACATATAACATCGTGCAAACTTTGGAAACGCAAATCATTCATATCCCCAGAATCTAAATTCTTAAAGAAAGGAGTTTGTATAACACAATCGCGATTAAATTTAGGATATGGTCCATAGTTAGCAGCTAACATAGAAGAAGTTTCCAGAGCAGTCATGATTAATTCATGTCCAATTGACTCTAAAACGGATCTAGAAGTAGCACTACCGTATTTGACTCTTAATTTGATAAGCATATCAGCCAAACCCATAACACCAAGACCAATTTGTCTCCACTCTGCTACGGAATCCCTTTGTTCTTGTAAAGGATGTAAAGGAAGACCCTCATCAAGAACTTCATTCAAAGCAATAACTGCAACTCGAATAGTTTCTCTTAAGGAGATAAGATCAAGTTTTCTTTCTTTTGTAACAAATTCTGCAAGGTTTATGCTTCCAAGAAGACAGCTCCCTCCAGCTGGCAGAGGTTCTTCAGCACAGGGATTTACTCCTGCATAAGAAAATTCTTTATTATTTGATAATAAGTTCCAGCTAGTTATTCTATCCCAAAACAATATACCAGGTTCAGCATAATCCCAGTTCATTTGAGCAAGCTTCCTAAAAATAGGATATGCTTCTACCTCTTTAGTAATTGTTTCACCAGTATCAGTTACGAATTTCAATATTAAAGTTTCACCTTTAATAACTGCTTCCATAAATTTGTCACTAACTCTAACAGAGATATTAGCTTTTGTAACTTTATCTAAGTCAGACTTAATCTCAATAAACTCTTCAAGATCTGGATGATCGCAAGAAATAGAAATCATTAGTGCTCCCCTACGACCACTCTGACCGATTAGTCCAGTAATATATGAATAGAAATCCATAAAGCTTACAGCCCCAGAAGTAGTTTTTGCAGCATTATTAACTTTTGCTCCAGAAGGTCTCAAATTAGAAATATCAATTCCACAACCTCCCCCGTAGCTGAATGTTCTTGCTAACTTTGTCCCACACTCAAAAATAGATTCAAGATTATCTTCAGGAGGAGCAACTACATAACAGTTTGAATATGTTATTTTTCTATTTTTATCAGATAACCCTCTATTAGCAAGGATTCTGCCTCCAAAAATAAATTTTTTAGCTCTAATCTGTTCTTCTACGATTTCATTACCTCCAGAAACTCTTTTGAACCAATCGTCTAGCGATTCATCTTCAAACCTATATTTATTCTTCCAGATAGTAATAGCTAATTCGTCATTATTTAACCATTGCTCAACTGTCATTACTTTAATTCTAATAATAAATTAATTAGCATAGTTTTCTCAAACTTATTGCAAATATCTTTTTTATCATCTGCAATTAACTGTGCAAATGAATTATATGTATTAATTACAGATGAGTCCTTATCACCAATATAATAATCACTTGATGTATTTATATAAATGTTATTATAAGCCTTAACAACATTTGTTGGAGACCATTTAACCTTTCCTCCAAAGTCATTTTGCCATACTGCAAACTGACATTTTTCAATCCAAGAACCTAGTCTTACATAACGATCATTTTCTTTAGTAGATAAAGTATCGTTTTTATATTTCTTGAGTTTAACTTCAAAGTCACTTGTAAAACTCATTAAGTTTTGAATTGGAAGTGTAAAGGTCTCTGCTGGTTTAATCTCATTAACTACCAATCAATTTGGATCAAATGCAATTATTGAATTAGTAGTATTATTAAACATTGCTTTATATACTTTATAAATAGGTCTTCTTATGTCTAAAGAATATGCCAAAGTATATATTTCATTATACTCATCTATTTGAGTAGGCATGATTGCCTGCACTAATACCCTGTTATAGGTAATATCCTCTCCTTCTTTATCTGTAGTAACTTGAGAGGGAGGGATAGCTTCTATTCTATAAGTAGAAGTGAATTTACTCATTTCTTCAATAAAAGGCTTTACATAGTCTTCTGTTGAAAGAAAATCTTTTGAATTAATTCGTGTTGATTTGCCACTAAGCAGCTTGTCTAAGGTAACTTCCATTAATCTTATGACCTCTTATTTTGTTTATTAACTGAAAATCTGGAGTTCTAACATTTCTTAAACCTCTAGGGGATAATGTATAAGAATCCTTCAATGCAGCATCTATTAATATTGATTCTAAATCAAAGGCAGACTGTTTGTCTAAGCATGTTGATGGAAAGGTCAATATATAACGATTTGGGTCTAATTTAAGATGGTCACTAAATAAGTCATTTTTATGATTTAGTGGACGCTTACCTGTTTTTCCTCACCCTACTGGGTAGGGGCCCATTCCTATATACTTAATAGCATAGGGAAAGGATCATCCACAAAGGGTTGTATCATGTTTACATCATGAATCTAGTAATACATAAACACAATATTCTCCTCCTAAATGGAATTGATCAATAAAAGAGGAATTATCTCCTGGTCATACTCCTAAGAATCCACAAGATGTGAATAATGGATGCTTGAATATATCTACTGTCATAAATCTTAAAAAATAAGCAGGATTGGAATTTAATCCAACCCTGCTTTCTCTAAATATAGTTTAATTAAAAACCACTCTTTTCGTTACCAAAGACAATGTAACGACCCTTTTGTGCGGACTGCGAAGGTGCATAATCCAGCTCAAAAGCTGTTTCCTTACCGTCCTTAACATGATAGACAATAACTGCTACCATATCCTGCTTATAGGTAAGCATAAGTTTCTTAGCAAGCTTCTCAGCTTCACCCTTGTTCTTAGCAGTACCAACTACTTCATCAGTTGCCTTCAGACGAATCTCAACAACACGCTCCATCTGACGTTTACCCTCATTGGTTACATTCTTGTACTTGTAAGGACGCTCGCGAGTATCCTTTGATCCTGGGGTAATTGCAATTACCAGACCAACACCCTCTACGCCAGTCAGACGTTTCTTATCCAGCATGTCAATGCAGAATCCTTCAAATTCTTTACCTGAAACAGGCGAACCTGCATTCTTCCATGACTGTGATACATTCTGCGTTACTTTGAGACCATACTCACTCAGTGCAGTTGCTTTTGCTTCCTCAAGGCTATAAGCCGAAACTTCAAATTTCTTCATTTTAAAAAACATTAAAATTAAACATTAGTTCATATTATTCTTCCGATTGTGATACAAAGATAATACTAAAATTATGAATCTGCAAATTCTCCATAAAATTTTAAGAAAATAAATTCTAAATTTACTCTTAAAAATATTTGCAGATTAACTAAATTTTATATTATCATCGAATCCTTCAATCTGGCAGACACCAACCATCTTCAATAGACGTTGGAATTCTTTTTTGCCAGCAGTAAGCTGACTTTTGGACACTCTAAATACTCCAGCTCTATTCTCACCTACTGTTTCTACAGCAATGATATTAGACGAAATATTCCAGGTTTTGTCCACGTTAAACTCCTTCTTACATAGATGAAACAACATCCACATATACATACCCATCTGACGGGCATAATGATAATGCACAAATGAACCATAATCTTGCATAAAAAATCCTATTGGTTTTCCAGTTGTCTTGAGATCATTCAAAACTAACTTTTTAGAATCCTCATCTATAGTCCAGTTGTCTGCTTTCATCTTTAACTTGAGAATTGTACTCTTCCCATTATATTCACACTTGACATCCATAAAAATTGCATCTTCATTATAAGAAGCAATAGCATCACCAAATATATCAGTTGGACGTATAAGTTTCATTGCTCCTCTATGGGAATTTAAAGAGTTTAGGCAGTTAACACAAACTTCTCTATCTTTACTGGATAATACAATCTTATCTGTATTTCCAGCAATCTTACTCTTTACATAGTAAGGAAATCCTTTAGAGATAATTTGTTTAACTCTATTAGCGGTTAAACTATTTGCATAGTAACCAATTTCATTGCAAGCTAAAACTATTGAGTCATATATACCCTTTCCTTCAGCTCTTTGCTTCATTGCATGATCACATACATCACCAAGTTTAGCAGAAGGCCTTCCCAGATCCTCCTCTAATGAGAAGGATTCTGGTTGTAAAAAGACCTCATGAATAGCTGAACCTAACTGCAATGACCGTGTAGTTTCTTGTTGTATACCATTTTTATACTTCGAAGGACTACCATCTTGGTCAGGGTTGATGTATTTTAATCTAGAGTTAGAGATGTATTCTCTATACTTACTTGAAAAATACTCCTCGTCAGAAATCTTTAATCTCTGAACAGTGTGTAGTAATGGAGTAAGTTTAACGTCGGCTAGTCTTACTTCCATAGATTCTTTCAAATATAGATTTTGCAATAGGAGTAGAACTTTCAGGAATACTGGTCTGTTTATGTGTAATCTCTGAATGTTCCTTAGTATAAAACTCTTCAAGTTCTAAAATAAGTGGCTTTATCACAGTAAGTTCTGCAAATGACAATGTACAATAATAGTCATCGTATATATTTTCTACATTCTCACCATGATTCGTTTTTACTATAACATCCTTAACAGTAAGAATGTTATCAGAAAATTTAAAATCCTCTCTATCTAATTTCCTTGCAAATAAATTCTGTAAGAATATCGTTTCTAGAGCCTCTGGTTCAACTCTATCACCATAGATGCAATCAGAAGGATCTAATTCAGCTTCTTCACACATAATAGGAAAACTATCCCCATTGGAATTAAATCTAGTAAATAACCTAAGCAACCAGGTTGCTTCAGAGCGATCCCACCCAAGGATGTCTAATAAAAATTCTTCCATCTATTTAATTGGTATATCAAGGTTATAAATTCTCCTATGACCAACATTATAGTATTGATTATGAGGAGCATCCATTAAGTAGCAAAAGATTCCAGCATCAGTTGCTTCCTTATAATTTTCATATTTATCGTCGATAAATATATCAATTTTTAAATCACGTAAATGTGCCAATTTACTTTGATCCCAAGGGACAACATGAACTGGAGCACATGGAAGGCCATTCTTTTGTAAACTTTCTTCAATCCATTCAACTGGAATATTCCGAGCAGTTATATAATAATCTACTTCGAAACAAGGTTTATGTAGAATTGGGATATTTACCCAAAAATCCTTATCTTTTTCTAACTGCTTTAAATGCTCTGACATTTCATAATTAGCTTTCCAATAAGGATTCATTTTAGTGCCAAACTTAGCTTCATATGCACCATTGAAATCAAAGATGACATTATCTAAGTCTAAGGCAACTATTGGTTTTGTTGTGGGAGCCATAATTCTATCATCCCCTTGGGGATAAATATGATAGAATTCGCATAGAATTAATGCATTATTGGCTACCTCTGCTATATTGAGCAGTCCTTCTTCAGTGTAATCATTTCCCATCTCAAATTCGTTGAGATGCTTCTTAAGAGATGAAAGAACTTCTGTCCATTTCATCCCTTTTTTCCACTGATTTTCTTCATATGTGTCCAACTTTCTAGTTAGGACACGAGATATTTCTTTAATCCCATGTGCTGGAACTAAATCATATCTAATTTTTTCTTTCATTGTTTAATATGTTCTAGGATCAAATAATATAATTCCAGATGCTGCAGAAATAGACGAAGTCACACTAAACATATCTGATGAAGTGGATGCTTTATCCAGATGTATAACTACCCAATCCCCATCCTGATTTTTACAAATCCCTTTGAATTCTGTTGAGTACCAGGAACCTTCAATATAGACATATTCTTCTGGACACGATGCTAGATATTCACTACAACAAACCTCACCATTGTGACATGCGTAATCAGTTTTAACGTAGACAACTTTGCTATCTGGAATCCAATCTTGCATAATTTCTGACCATGACATACAAGAAGTACATCCTGGTGTATCAAAGTATTCTGAATATACTAACTCATCCTCGTCACTATATTGGCATCCACAATTCTCACATTGATATTCTTCATCCCAATCCTCTGAATCTTCGTAATTTCCATCTGTAAACGAGCATGTGTAGGTATTACGTCTTCGATATGTTGTTAAGACCTTCTCCTCAAGATCTAAATATCTAAAACTATCAATATAAGGCCATTCAGGATAAATCTTAACTAAGTTCAAAACAAAGTGTTCAGTTACAGGTTCAGTATAGTTATCCTTTGGAGATAAAAATACTTGATCGTCACCATCACTAAGAAGGCAATTACTCTCTCGAATATACCATTTATTTTCTTTAGCATAGTTAATAAAGATATTATATAAAGAATCTTCTATGTAATAAACACGATCCATAAAGGTTTTATCCCCAATGGTCCATACTAAAGCTCTCGCTGCTAATTTGTCCTCCTTTAATGCGACCAGCATTCGACACTCTGGTTGTGTACAATAGAGATCAAAATAACCACTACATTCTTTATGAGACATACATGAATTACCCAAAGTATTAGTAATGGCATAATAATTTTCCGAATCATACCAGTATCTAATGTCTTCTCCTTCTACCAATTTAATTTCATATCCACCATAAGACCAGAGTGCTTTAAGAGCATATACAAATTTTTCATAATCAGAGTTAGAAAAGACACCAGTTCCAATTACTTTTTGTATAATTTTACCAGGTTTTCCTGATTGTCTGTTCTTTTTTGCCCATTTACCACTTTTAGTATATTCAGGAGTACAGCCTTTAGGAAGAAATGAAACTTCGAAAGCATCAGTTTTAAGAGTTAGTTGCCGTCCATAGTCTGACAATTTTTCCTTAATTGCATTTATAAACCCTTCTAAAACAGTATCGGGAATTGGAAACAAACTTTCAGAGTTCTCTGCTTTTGTCTTAGTATAAATTTTAATTAATTGATTAGCTTCCAGAAGATACTTAGACACTTTATCTTCATTATTTGCAACTAGTCATGCCAATTTATCCTCAAAACTCTCTGAGAGTAATTGTAATGTAATAAATTCCGATTTCATTTAAAACAAATTTAATGATTCTTTTCTTATTTCATTCAATATTGATTTGACTAAATCTGGATCTACTGAATGTGGTAAATCACTGTCTTCAAATTTTTGCTTCAACCCTTTAATTTGATTTCTTGCTGATTCAAGTAATTCTTCTAAAGATACTTTTCCATGTCTAATAGATAGTAAATATTCAGGGTTCTTAACTCTAACATTAATAGTTTTAAGATCTAAGATATCATTAGCACATTGTAATAATCTTATACAATGTAACATATTTTTGCCATCGATCTTTTGTCCATGATTTTGAATATCTACATATCTTTGTGTGTTTCTTTCTTTCAGCCAAGTTTGGTAGGAATTATAGTCTTTACAATGCTCTCCCCAACCATTCCTATTGTAGTAAAGGTTGCACCTACACATAGGAATTTGCCATTCTGGAATCTCTGAAAGTAGTAATTCAACATCATTACAAACTCCTTTATATCCAAAATCTTTCCAATCTTTATATCTAGGATTAGACAAGTCTTTGGTCTTAGACATTTCTTTAATGTCATCATACCACAAAGCATAAAGATTCTCTGAATCATTGACTTTAGCAAGTCCACAGCAATCCTCATGCATCTGATTACGCTTTAACCATTCAGCAAGAGGATATGTTTTACAGTTATCAATAACTTTTAGAAAATCAATTGGCCTTTTTCTTTTTACTTTATCAGCCTCCCAATTCATTTTCTTATTTAGCCCTTTAGCCTTTTCTACTTGTTGGTATGCATAACCAGCAAAACTAAAGTAGCATTGTTTAGTTAGAAATGCACTTCTATGTTTCGATATAATATCCCACAAAGGGTGCTTTTCTAGAATACAATCTTCAGGAATATACAAAAGTTCCAACATTGTAGGATTTCCACTACAAAGTAGTTGCAAAAATCTTCTAACTTCATATAAGCAGGCATCCTTATCCAGGTTAATCTGTTCCTTATATTCCATCCCTAAGACTTCCATAGGATCCTGAAGATATACTCCCTTTGTATCAATGTCAGAGTCAGGCGTATTTGTTCCATACGCCTGACTTCCAACAATTGCATTTAACAATATGATTTTATTCATCCTTTAAAGCTTTACAGAAACTATAGCATAACTGTCCAGCTAATGAACCAAGGTCAGAAGTTTCTGTTACTGGAGGATCAAAGTACAATTTAAACTCTAAATCTCCAACATCGTTTAATCAACAATCCACGATACTGTCTTGTGCTAAAGTTTCATCTCTAAAAATTACTTTACAAGTTTTCATAATTGAAATTAATTTCCTTAATAGGAGTAAGATTAAAGGAACTTGGAGTAACCATAATCTTCTCTCCTAAAATAAGGTTTTTAGATAGACTTTCAGGAGGATATAAATAGCATCCTAACTTATTTTGATTACATAAAGAGTCATAGAAATGTGCTCCAAATGCAACTTGTTTAAAGTCTATATCTTGTTCAAGAAGATATTCAAATGCTTCTTGCGAGTATTTATTTGATGACCGACCAGAAGGCATCAAAGGAAGTAGTACAAAGTATAGAACAATATCTTTATATTGATTATAAATTTTAATAAAGTCATCAACAGACTTTTTATCACTAATTATATAATGAATATTGATATTAGTGTTCCCAAATTCATGCAGAAGTACTACAGCACTTCTCCAAGCAGAATCTATTTCTGGATTCCATGTATTTGCTGAAACAGCAACTCCTCCTACATATTTGGAAGTGGCTGCTAAAATTTCTTCTGCATTACCATCATATTTGGCTATTGAGATTCCATTAGTTGTATAGTTAGGAACGATCCCCAAACTATATATTGTTTTGAGAAACTCACAAAACTCAGGATGAATTGTAGGTTCTCCTGTAGAACCAATTGCAATCTGAAAAGGTTTCTCATTCTCAGTCATGTTGCCAAAGAAAAATTTAGCCTTTTCACATATATGATCATGATTTACTCCTTTAGATGTGGCTCCAACATAACAAAATGGGCATCCTAGATTACAAAGAGTATTAATTCCAACATCGTAGAATTCTGGGTAATCTAATTCTTTAGCTTGCCCAGAACCTAATCGAACAGTCTTTAAATCATGCCAAATTGCATTATAATTCTTATCTGGGAATACTCTTTTCTTAATTCCCCATGCTTTCCAATCTTTCATTTTTATTAAGAATCAAAAGAAGCATTTTGTTCAAATATATCCATTATATTAGATAAATATTTGGCAGCTTCAGTGTAGTTTTCTTTTTTTGGGATAACTTTATAACCTCTATCATAATAGTTATAGTACTCATCAGGTTCTTCCTCTAACTCAAAGGTAAATAAGTCATCTGCTGTAAGTGTAGAATCAGCGATTTTTAAGATACTATTAACAATATCTTTTAATCTATCTAAAGTATATTCTGTACAAACCGTATAAATCTCTGTACTGCTGTTTGTAATTACATCAGAAACAGATTGTATTTTAATTATAATTCTCTCCATCTTCAACAGTAAATGAATTATCCCCTGGAAAATGCTCCTTTAATAATTGTTTTATTAAAGTGTACATCTGTCTTCCAGTCTTTTCATGGTCTTCTGAGTAACTAATCTGAAACGTAATAACATATCTAGATTCATCAATTGTAAAGATATCAGAAGGACTTGAATACTTAACACCATCAGGAAGGAATGAATTAAGATATTCCTGAACCATCTTTATTGAATCTTCAGATAAAGAAGATATAGCACAAAAGATCTCACTAGATGAATTTGTAATTAAATCCGATTCAGATTGTATATTTATTTTTATTTTCATATTATCCTAAATGATAGCGGGAACCAAAGGTCATCATCTTTTCTTGTCGCTCCCAATCTGGATTTTCCCCTTTTGAGAAAACAAAAACTAAGTTTGGATTAAGTTTTTGTTTAATGAGTTTATCCCAACCTTCTTTGAGTCGTAATCGAGAAATTTCCCATTTTTCAGAATTTGGATCCCACTCTTTATAATTTTTGTAAAGATCATTTGGGTCAATATTAAATTCTCTAGCCCAACGAGTTTGTCTACTTGTTTCTCTAGTTATTCGTTTATTGTCCCAGTTCCAATCATAATTGTCGTAAGCATAAGAAAGATACGTTTCTAAAGAGTTGGGACTTAAATCCTGTACTGACTGTGGGTCATCATATTCGTGCTCCCATCCTGGAACATTAGAATCTAACATATCACTTACAACTCCAGTGGTTCCAGTAAATACAAACAGCTCACTAGAACTATTTGTAACCACATCAGTAAATGATTGAATTTGAAATACAAATAATGGTTTCATATAACAAAAAAGAGTAGAAGATCCCTCTTCTACTCTTTCAATTTAATTAATTTATAAAATTCTTCTTTAGGAATAATAACAACTTCTCCAGCTGAGCAAATATTAGTCTGCTTTTTAACTTGTTTATTTCAGATTAAAATAAATGGTTTATCCTTTAATGGACACTCTGCACTTATTTGATGATATGCTGGAGTATTCTGAGTACACTTTAACTGAACATAGTAAGGAAACTGGTTTTGAGTATCAATCAAATCTACTTTCTTATCATCAGTAGATTTAGACTCAGACCTGGAGGTAACAATTCCTTCATATCCTAATTCCCTAAGTTCCTTAGCTATTTTAGTTTCATATGAATGTCCTTTAGTTCTAGAGTATGATTTAGACCTCTTCTTCTTTGGACTTTCTTCTTCTTTCTTCTTCGGCATTAACCTTAAGTTTAGCTTGTTCGATTAAGTTCAATGTTTTTTCCCTACCATACTTCTTATAATAGTCAGAAATATCTTTCGCGCCAAAATGACGGGGGATTCATAACACATAAACATCTGGAAATTGTTTTCTAAACTTATTCATGTGAGTTATTCCAGCAGAGTCATTATCGTAAAAAAGAATAATTTTTTTAAATTTTTTACTTAGCCTTTCAAATTGAGCCTCTGTAACAAAACAGTTCTCAGAAATTGGGGCTATAGCTGTAATACCACAACTATATAAACATGCAACATCTTTTAAAGATTTAGTAATTGCAAGATATTCTCCTCCCTCTTTGGGAAGAGCATGTGCTCCCTGCAACCTAAAAGATTTTCAATTAGATATAAATTTATACTTTGTATTGCCAGGAAAATATATTCTCCAGCGTTCAATATCTTCTCGAATACCTCCAAAATACCCAAAAACTAATTGTTTATCTTTATGAAGATGAAATATGTTTCCATTTAGAAAAACGTTCTTACAGGAAAATATTCTAAATTTCCTTAATATCTTTCTAGTAACTCCAAATTTTAGCCATCAATCTAACTCATACTGCTCAAAATCCTTCACTTCTATTTGTATAATAGCTTCTTGTGTTTCCTCAAACTTTTTATTTGTATATTTAATAAGAGGGGGATTAACTTGCAGCTTAGGTCGAGAGACTATTCCAAAGTCATTAGCAATAATATTTAAGGCTTTTCCGTAAGAGCATTGAAATTTATACATTACAACCGAAATGAAATTACCTGAAAAATCACCACGGAAGTCCTTAAATATAAGATCTCCTTTCTTGTTTCTATAAAAAGCACAAGTGGGTTTATTATCTTGTCTTAACGGAGATTTTAGGAGCCCCTTTTTCACAGGGACTCCTAAATAATGCTCCATTAAAGTTTCTTCACTTACACTGTTCAGAATTAGTTCTTTAGTAACAGTGGTCGGTCCTAATGTAAATTGCATTTAAACTTCTAAATTTAGAAAGGCAAATCGTCGTCATCAATTGAACTGGAACTCTCTTCTTCCAATTCATCAATATCACGACGCATGCTGTCGAGTTCAGAACCAGTATTAGCCATATTAGTAGGCTGAGCAGCGTTTGCTTTATCAATTTGTGCCTTTTCATAGGCAGATAAAGTTAGATCCTGCCCAATGAATGAAGTACTCAAGAAGAGATCTCCATTCTTGCTGATTCTTGCAGGAAATCCTGGAAAACCACAGAAACGACCATTAGGCAGAAGTTTAATCTGAACCTCTGTACCAACTACTGGATCGAGAATCTTCTTAACCAGTTTAATAAGAGTGTCAAAATCACTTGGTGCAAACTTGGCAGTCCCATCCTGAATCTTTTTATGTGCAGCAGGATTTAGTGCAGCAATAATATGCATAAGTTTACACATAAACTGTTCTGCCTGAGAAGGATCAGTAATAGCTGAATTGAAACGATTAGGCATACGTTCTGAGGACTTAGGCTCGAACATACGCTCATTATGAAGAGCACCTACTTCTCCTTCATCAACACCCTCAAAGGAAAAATCAATTGTTGAATATTCGCTAGTTCCTTTCTCAACACCAGTGAATCTTACATTGTGAATACCTGCACGCAAATAACTCGCTGCGGGTTTAACCTCAGCACGAGCCGCGCTGGTAGCATCATACATTCCCATATTATTTATTTTTATTAAAAAGGTAATTTATCTAATTCTTCAAAATTTGTTATATCTAAATCAAGGGTCTCCTCTTTTAATTCCTCTGAAGCCAATTCTGTACTAGAATCTTCAGTAACTGCTATCAGGTCAAATACCTGATCTCTAGTACTTTGCTCTAGTTTGAATATAGAACCATATTGTAATAGCATAGTTCTTTGCTTACCTTTAAAAGAAACAGTATTTGATTTAGTTAACTTGTTCCCAGCATCTTTATCCGCAAACATTTCAGATTTGCCAATAAGAGGAATAGTTACCTCATTAGATTTTTGAGAATAAGCAATTGAGATTCTATCTCCAGCAGTTGCTCCGATTAGAGCGGCTGCTTCAGGGGAAATAATTAACTTATTTTCTCCTACTTCAATGATTGGTTGTCCATTAGAGTTAACCTTTGGTTTTGAAGATTTAATTTCTTCACACTTTAAGTTACTAATAGACTTGGTTGTTTCATCAAATTCAAATGTTACTTTAAACATATGATTTATTTAGACAGAGAGGGATAGATTCTCTCCCAATGAGATACAAATGTACCATCTTCTTGATACTCAGCTACAATGATATCTTTATTTGCCAAATGAGCAGGACGAGCACCACAAAGTACTTCTCCATTCATACCAAAATTGATACACAAATTAGACTCTTCATCACGATGAACAAATCCAATTGCATCAGATTTAGCAGATAATACTCTTTTAGTTTTACCTACAAGATCAAGATCTTTTACAGATCCATCAAGACCTTCAGATAATGCTGTATCTTTAACGTGACCACAAATAATTAAGTTAGGAGCAGCAGAGGCAATTAAGTCAATAACTGCTTCCAGTGCCTGTCTTCAAAAACTATATCCAGTTCCATTGGGAATTTGTGTAACGTCCTTAATTTCATACTTTGTAGTAAACTGAGGAGAATTTTGCCACATTTTAAGAGCCATATCTTTGGTCATTTCTTCTAAGGCTGTGATTGTATCAATTGTAATATAAGTATATGGCTTTCCTGCATCCTTGATAGCTTTAATAACCTCTTTCAGCTCTTTTAAACTAGAAACCTTAACTTTAAGAGCATCTACATATGTAGAACCATTTTCAAAGTCAAGAATAAGATTATTTTCCAGTGTACTAAGAATGGTAGTTTTTCCTACTTTAGGAAGTCCAAATAGAATTAAGTTTTTAGGATCCTGAGTTTCAGCGGGAACCTTCGCTGTTGGTAATACAATAGACATATTATGATAAACTATATACGATGTTGTTCTTATCTATTTCTACTGTACCTACTACAGTTGTATCTATACCTCTAATGTTAGCGTTAATGTCCAAATATTTTGTGAAGTCAGTAATATCTCTTCCTAGTGGAAGCTCTTTAAACCACCCAACTTCTCCATAAAATCCACATCCTATTACTCTGTCTGCAATACCATATCTATTCTTAGATACAATAATACTTCTAAATCTTCCAGCTAAACTATGAGGTCCGAGAATTTTATACTCTCGGTATGTTGGAATTTTGTCTCTTGCAGGATAATATAGTTGAAGAACTACATCACTATCTTGAACAGGTCCTCCTGAATCCTTTACGTCATTTAAACCTGGTTCATTAAGTTCCGCTTTTCTTCTATCCATAGAAGAAGATTCTCTATTCTGCTGCATTAAAGCCATTCAAGAAAGATAAAACTTACGTTTTAGTGTAACCATAAAAGACGAAGTTAAATCAATTTCAGCTTTTAAGGTTCTTCCTTCTTCTGGTCTAATTAATGACATATGATCAATAACCCCAATTACTCTTTGCCTAGGATGTTTTGGAACATAAACTTCTTTATTTCCTACATTTTCTATAGAACCTAATTTCTTCATAAGCTCACAGATCTCTTTATATAGAATGCGAGCATTAAGACCCTTATCAAGAATAATTAACCTGGAACCAAGAGTTGCAATCCAGTCTCTTGCCTTCTTTAGATACTGATAATCAGAATCACTGAGAATAGAATCAAAGGAAAGGATATCATTTATAGTAAGATATACTCCAAATTCTTCTGCACAATACAAAGCCATAAGCTTCGCTAGTAGCACTTCAGAACCAATCTCCAAACTAAAATAAACAAGATATATAGGTTCTTTAGGATAATCCTTAAAAAGCCGATATATAAAATACAGAACTAAAGCAGTTTTACCTGCAGAAGATGCTCCAGATATACAATAGTATCTTGAGGGTTGTATTCCACCTATAATCTTGTCTAATTTAGGTAATCCTACAGACAAACCTTTATTTTCCCCTTTTCTACCTTGCTCAATTAAATGCCAAAGTAAATTTAGATCCTCCATTAAAAATCCTGATAAACATCAAAAGAAGTACCAACATCAGGACTAAATCCTTCAGCCTTCATCTGTGCAAATTCATTCCATTTATGAGAAGCAACGAACTCAAGAATAGAAACCTTACAAAGCTTGTTTTCACGAGCCCATCGTAAAATTTCCATCACCTCTTTATGCTTTTCTGGATTATGCCCTATTTGAGAAGAATAATAAAAGTAAAATTCCTCTAAAGTATAAAATTTCTTAGCAATATTCCTAAGACTAGCCATCTTTCCATTAATTTGGATAAATGGTTCATAGTTATCAAATAGTTCCTTTCCAAGAACTCCTGATTGTTTATAATACTTCTTTAGAAAATTTTTATTAAATTCGATATCATTAGGAACATAAGATTCTGGATTATAATTTTTCTTGATTATGGATTTTTCTTTTAGGCTCTCAAACATGGTTTTCAGTTTCTGTTTTCCCTCACAATCTGTCCACCACTTTAAGAAAAGCTCAGAATGGCCTTCTTCATCCCGAGCATAGAGAGTTAATCATATTAGTAACAGTTCGTCTGCACTAATATGATATTCAGCCATTATGTTAAGTATGGTATTTAACTCCATTTATATAGTTTTGGAAGTTAAATTCAAATCTAAGTACCTACGGTTATTACGATACTTAGTACTGTTTAAAATCTATAGTTAGTAATTACATCATCTCGTTTTCTTGTGATTACTTCTTCTCCTTTTAAAACTAAGTCAAGTTGATCTTCAGTGATAGTAATATATGAAATTCCTTGATGGGCCTTATTAAACCAGGATTCTTCGTTAGTGCCTTTAACAACCAAAGTAAAAACTTCAGTTATCTTATTATTAACATAACGCAATCCCCTTCCCAAAATCTGCCTTGCATCAATTCCAGAACTAGTTCCACTAATTCTAATCTCACAATTTATATCAGGGCAATCTAATCCTGCATTAGCTGCTTTAGATGTATTAAGAACCCCTGAAGATTGAGACTTAAACAATGCAATAGTTTCTGAGTTTTCTTGTTTTTTCTTTTTGCTATGAAGAGTATATCCAACTTTTAAAGATTCCGCATCCTTAATAGTGGCTGAAAAAGTAATAATTTTTTTATCTTTTCTTGCTTCTATAATTTTTTTCGCTATTTCAAACTTTTTAGGGTGAGACATAACAAATTTTTTGCGCTTCTGCATTAATTGCATCCACGCCATAGCAGCATTTAAAACCTGCTTTCTATCATATCCCATCTTATAAGCATAATTATTACGGAACTTTCAATCAGTTGCACATTTCATTGCAGAATTGAAATCAAAATTAAAGAACGCAAAGACTGAATTAAACTTTTGGTTCATTACATAATAAGTATCCATGTCATCAACCTCCACAAGAACTTTGTAATACCTAAATGGCGATAATCATCCATTTTTTATTGCTTCTTCAGTTGTAATGACATCGATTACTTTAGTATATAAAGATAGTAATTCCTCTCTTCCATCAAGTCTTTCTAAAGTAGCTGTAAGCCCCAGAAAGAAATCATATTTAACTTGATCAAATATTTTTATCGACTGCTCCGATACCGCAGTATGAAGCTCATCAATTATTAGAAAATCAACTTCTCAAGATTTTTTTAAAATAGAATTAATAACCTCAACAGTAACATTTCCAAAGAATTTAGTTTTAGCTACGTCCCTTAGTCATTGTTCCTTGAGAATTGTTGTAGGTACAGAAATTAGAATTTTAGCATCTGGTCTAATTTTTAGTAATTTCACACAAGCCATTAAAGCTCCAAATGATTTACCAACACCAGTACTTCAAACCCAAATCCCATTTCCTTTATTATTAATTCATTTTTGAACGCCTAATCGTTGACGTTGAGTTTTGTCCATTAGTCACGTCAATAGTAACCGCACTCATCACATCTATAAGTCTTACAGTTGGAACACTTATCTGCAAGATTTTCATAGAAAGCTTCATCAGAATCTTGGTAAGCATAAACATGCTTAGATTCTCCAGGAGGCCAATCAAAATCTGAATACCTTGCATATGATCCAGAAAGATCAGCTGTATGTTCATAAACTTTATCATTAAGCCTAATAATCTCTAAGATAAAATTTAAACAATTATTTAACTCCGTTAAATTTCCATATTCTTTGTGTGTATGAGCACAATAATATCCACACGAAATATTAACTGCAGACAGATTAATGTTTTCTTTTAAAGTTCCAACATCTGTCATTGTACCTCGTGCCTCTTTGTACTTATATTTTTCTAAAAGACTATCTATATCTTCTAGAAACTCATCTGAAGTAATGTCTATGCCATTAGTATGTGTAATCAAATCTTGACCTCCCATTCTATCAGCTTGTAACAGGAATCTGCAATTATCAAAGAAATCAATATTTAAACCTGCAATTTCTGCTCCTATACAACCCATTTCTTCTTGAGTTGTGAAACAAACCTTTAGGTCTGGCAGACAATATAAACAATGTAGACAAATATAGATACCAAAACAGTCATCTAATCCAAGTCCACATTGTTTTCCTGTCTTCTTATAATAGCCATAAATTTTATTCCCTTTAATTTTTGCACATTTTACACCTGTATAATGTAAGATTTCATCAAGATGTGCTACTAGACAAGGATATACTGCTGGATTAGTAGTATTTTTTGTAATAAAAAGATTATTTTCATCATCCATTTCAAATTGTATACCTTCTATTGTATAACAGAAGTTAAGTATATAAGTTATCATGGACTGTTCCTGTCTAGAAGGATGTACTATTTCGCATAGAGCTTTTAATAGTGTTGTATTTACTTGTTCCAAAATTACTAAAATTAATTTTCAGAACCTAATCTAAATTCCAATTTTTATATTCTGCTACTCGTTCAATATCCTTCTTAATTTTCATCCATTTATTGATATGATAATCAAGATCATTGTCCAAAAGTAGTAAAACTTTGTCTCTAAGAGTTTTAAGAGCAATTGTAGACAAGGAAGATATTTTAGGGAGATCAGAAAGTTGAATTAAAGCTCTAAACTCAGCAAATGAAAGTCCTGTAGGACTTACACGCAGTCTAATATCAGGATTAAGACAAAGTCTTTCCTTGATAACTTCCATTCGATTTCTAATTTTACCTCCTGTTTCTAATTCTGTAAGCTCTTGTTTTTCTTCGTCTGTGAGTCAGATTCCCTGCGCAATAATAAACTTGTCTGTAATCATCTTTTTGTTAAGTACATCAAGCTTATCAAAACATACATCCATTAACTTCCCTACAGTAACTTTCTCATAGATAGGAGGAAGTCCAGTAAATAAAACTGAAATACTGTCTTCCACATCTACGTTATTTGCTTTTCTTTGGACATTGATAAAGTCAAGTAGATCTTTATTAGTTTTAATATCTGTCTCACAATCATGCATTAAATATCTTGCAAACAATTCAGCATTACAAGAATCTCAACATTTTTGGATGTTTTCGCGAATTACTAATTTACCAGGTTTGTAAATGTCCCTGTTAGTTAGCATTTGTTCGCAATGACGATGATATCGCTTTAGTTCATTCTGGGAAATATCCATTAAACGAATGTTTACACCAGTTTTGTCTTTTCATACCAAGCTATTAATATCATTGTCTTTAGCCGTTATAGCTTCCTTTAACTTAGCTCCAAATTCTGTATCCATATTTAATCAAACTTAAATTCTTTCATATTATTTATCTCTTTGTGTTTAATGAAGTTTATAAAATAATTAGCATTAAATTTATAAACTGCAAAATCTTGTATTTCTCTATTATATCACTGAGTTTCTCCAGCTTTCACACTTTCAAATTGCAGATATCCAGTATCTCCAATTTTGAGAGTGTCTTTATAGTCTCAATTTGGAAGCATTACAACAGTGACATATTTTAAATCATCGCAAGGATCTCTATTAAGGTCCTCAAACACCAATTTAGAATATTGTCCAGTCTGAACTGCAACTAAACAACATTTAATTGTAATCATTATAACAATATCTAGAAAGGTAATTAATACCAAGTAAATGAAACCTCGTATTATCTACAGTAGTATCCATAGTACTATGGTAATGCCCATAATACCAATCTTCTACTGGTCCTTTTTTAGACATTTCTTCGTAGCAAGTTTGAAGATAATTTCTCTCCCAAAGTAATTCTTCCAGTAATGAATCATCTCCATCACAAAATTCCATTACTAACTTTCCTATTCCATAAGGGTATGCACAGGTAGGAGCACAATGGGACGCAATAATTTGACAATATGGAATTGAATCAAAATTGTCCAACTCAACAATCTTTTCATCTTCCCAATATCCCCATTTATTATTTTTTCTATAGATTCTATCTATAGAAGTTCCACCTCCAATACACAAGATATTTTTATCTTTATATTGAATTACAGAATAATCTTCAACCGCTTTGAATCTCTTGTTATAAAGGTTTTTAAACTGTTGAGGATCATCGTGATTCCCTCTTATGGCGATAATATAATTATTAGTTTTTTCGCAGAGCTTATTTAAGAAAGAGATCTTCATACTTTCAAGATCAGGAGAAAATCCTAATCCTACATCTCCACATAAAACAATACAGGAGTTAGATATCTTTTGTGGGAATCCAACTCCTGTATTTATAAAATACTTTAAATAATCTAAATTACCATGAATATCCACGTTGTTATCCTATAAGCTTTTTATCCTATAGTTCTATAAGTATTTTGACATTCCTTATAGGTCAGCATATATTTTTATCCTACAATAGGATATTGAGAACTCGTGGTGAGATTATATTTATTCACTCACTATGCGTTACACTGTCTTATAGCCTTTCGCAATCTATAAGATTAGCACGGTATTAAAACTTAGCAAATTTTCTAGTTAGAAAGTATGATGCCCCATTATATAAATAATTTTTAATTAGAGCTCTTCTTCCATGTCCCGTAGCAATACGTAACCTTCAATATTTAGTAGTTTTTCCATCTACAACTTCAATATGATACAACATTGAAGGTGTTAAAGGATTTTTTTGAAAGAGATCTTTAAATACATCAATGACCTGAGTAAGAAACTTAATAGAGTTAAATACAAAACTAATACAATGTTTCTGTACACACCCATCTCCATCCAAAAATCCTCTAATTATATCTCTGTGAAATTGAGATGGGATATTTTCAAATGGAAATCTAAAGTGTACATCATAGGTTTTTCTATTAGTTATATTATATTTATCTTCTAATATTTTAGCCATATACTCAGAAGTTCACTGAAGAGTATACTGAGGTTTTCTATGTCCTATAGGGTTTTGTCATACTCTCAGCACTTGATTAGGACAAATTTTAGAATGAATTAGTTCAATTATTTCAGAATCATCAATATTATTAGAAAATGCAATTCTATAGCTAGTTACATTTTTTCTTTCCTCTAACCTAATACATCCATCAGCAATTAAAAACCCTAAGATATAAGCTTTATCTTCAGAATCAATTACATCAAAGTAATGTTCATTAATATACTTATACTGTCTTCCTCTTTTTAGTCCAAGTTCTTTTAAAATTTTTCCTACTTTTCCTGGATACGTACCAATAACATTTGCTATTTCTTGAAGAGTTTTCCCAGATTTATACATTTCTGCCGCAGTCTCTTCAAATCCATCAATTAAATTATACTTTTGTTTTCCCATAAATTTTATATTTTTGTGTATACAAAAGTAATAATTTTATTAATGATGCCAAAATTTTTCTACCGTTTTTTCTCAATACATCTACTATATTACTATAGTAGCGGGCAATTTCTTACCACAGAAATATAGATCATTAATGTCTTCGGGTAACTTAATCAACATCTCCTTTATAAGCATTCATAATGGATTTCTCCTTACGAAGCCAAGAACCTTCCTCCATAGCAATATCTAGAGCAGTACGTGAAATTGATTCTTCTTCAACTTGTTCTTGAACAAGTCGTCCAGTTTCATCGTTATCTCCATTTAGCCAATTAAAAGTGGCCCAGTCCCCCTCTTCAAGAGCTGCATCCACAATTTCATAAATAAGTTGAGTTGTTTGAATCTCCTTATCTACAGTTAACTTAAATGGCGTTACATTATCTTCAAAAGTTTCACTAATGGCAGGAATATCAGGGTAAATATATGCTGCATCATTCTCATTCATATATGTACGAATCCATGAATGATGATGATATTCTTCATCTGCACGTTCTTTATAATACTGTTCTAGAACAGCTAATCCTTGCACTCCATAAAAGTTAGAAAAACTCATATAGAGATTATGATTATACAGTTCGTGCTTTAATTGCCGCAGTAAAAGTTTTTGAATATTCTCAGATAAAGTACACTTCCTTCTCTTAATATCTAATTTCTCTGTTGATTCCTGTGCCTCAGTTTTTAATTTCATTGTCTTTGCATTCCTTTGTCATGAAACAGCGTAATTTCTTATTATACGCTGTCATCTCTTTAATTTCCTCATCGGTTTCACAATCTTTAGCATATACTAAACAACAACCATTGGGAGTAATCTGCACTATTCTGATTTCATATTTCATTACCAGATATGTAATTTATAGAGATTTTCATGGAAATTTAAATTGAATTGCAATTCAAAGCATCCAAATAAATATGCATCAATCTCAAATTCATGGTCATTGATTTCAAACCTAAGATTGAAATCGTCATCAGTAGTATAATATCTTGTAATATCAGACTCGTTAAAGAAGATTAAGTTAATATCTTCTGTTATCATTGGAATCTCTTCCAACTCTATTGTAACTTCATCCACATATCCAGATTTTACAGAGTAGTTATTGAGATATTTCTCAATTTTTGGATCCAACGATATGTCACTGTCATATTCATGATTAACACATGGATACCAGTGATTTCCGACTTTTTTAATCTTAAAATGAACCATTATCTTCTGGTAGATCTAAACAATCACTTGCATGAGTTGCAAATAAATCCGCTAACTCATTAAATTTGTTATTATTGTGGCCTTTTACTCACACAAAAGTAACCGTATGAAACTTCAATAATTCATAAATCGGATATCACAAATCAAGATTCTTTTTGGATTGATCATTGTCTTCAACCCACTTGGTAAGATGCTTGTTGTTAATACTCGATACTACATATTGAGAATCCGAATATATGGTTATTTGTTCAGGATTTGTAAAATATCTAAGACATTCTAAAACCCCTAGAAGCTCCATACGGTTGTTAGTAGTGTTTTTATAACCCCTGTAAAGCTTTTTTATAACTTCACCATTTTGAGTTATTATTGCGGAGTATCCTCCGCAGTTAATGGATGGTTTGTAACTACCATCAGTTCAGCATTCAAACATTTAAATACCTCGTTAATTAAGAATCCCTGCAAATAACATAGAAACTCTTCATCTAACTCAACTCCTCTGAAAGTGCAGATTTTATGAGCAGCATGAAGACATTCATGTATAACGTTATATGCAGAATCTTTTATATCTGTATCATCGTATAATGCAATATACAAAAACTCATCAACATCTGATTCAGTAGAATAAAAGGTTTCTGCAACTACATTTGGTGCACTATGTCCGAATACTTTGTTATGAACATCCTGAAGGTAACTTTCTACGGATAGTGGACTTCCAATTAGGATTGACACTTTAACATTAAGAATAGGAACAGTAAATTCCCTAGCTTTCTGTATCATCTTTTACCTCTTCGTATTCTGTAAATTCATAGATATAAGTATTCCCCCTAAAGGTGGATTCACTATCTGTTAATGCTTTTTCAAAGCATTCCTTGAATTTATCTACATTTTTAGTAGAAACTTTACCATGAATTATAACTTCGTACTCCATTAGAATTTCTTAGGATTCATTGCCCATATTTCTTCTTCAATAGCCTGAGATACATTCATTCGTACTTCACGAATATTATCTTTAGTAACTTCAGCTACTTTGAAAGGATGTTCAAGGGCTCTTTTGTAAGCTAACTCACGACCAACCTTCTTTACGAAACGATCTTTAGCTGAACATACAGCTACTCCAAAAGATAATTTTGTACGATCTTCGTTAAGCAGACTACAAATAGTAATTCGAGGCATAGGCTGAATTGAAGATTTGTAAAAACCAACAACATCATCAAGAGTAAAATCTTGAGTTCCTACAACTAAAGCCTTTACAGTGCTCAGCGGAACACTGTAATAAAAACGTGCATTTTTCATATTATATATGTATTAAATTTCCTTCGGTAGTTTGAAGTCTAAAAATTTTTGCATCAGTCGATAGTTCTCCACAAGTAGAATCAAATATATAGAAAGTATCTACATAGGGAACCAATCCTTCATAATTTATTAACTTCGGTCTAAATAATCTATAAACTGGCATTTCTACTTCAGTGAGAGTCTTTATACTGTATATAGTTCTATCTACTTTATAAAAGTCTATAGGAACCTTACTTGCAACAGCTTTTGCGAACTTTACATAGTAAAAAGGACTAATTGAGTAAATTCTATCCAGAAAGTATAAAGAATCATTGATTTGCCAAAGTATTGCTCTGGCACAAACCTTGCCTTTTTCATCAAGTGCTACAGCAATCTTTACATCAGCTTTTTCATAAAACTCAAAAAAATCTTGACACTCAGCATGTCGCATACAAGAATTATGTAATGTAGATTTTATACATCTTAATTCTTCTGCATAATTATCTTCTAAATATGCTATACGTATTTTTTCAGGTTCCCAAATTTCTACACTAAGAGTTTCTCCATATCCAGAAACAAAATTGGATATCCTTTCGATATCACATCTATCCAGATAAAGGGCCCAATTGAACTTATTGAGTAATCGTCCTATAGTAGTTGTTTTCCTATTACTATCTATATATGCACGTGTGGGCTCAAAATCCTTTTTAAGAGTTTTCTCTATAGGAAGATAAGAAACTTTGCCTGTATTATAGTCAATATCTAGATAATTGACCTTTTTAGAAGGATTTAGTTCTAGAATGGCAGATAATCCAGCTGGGAATGCTTTCATAATAGATATAAACTCATCAGACATTCTAATAATGTTCTTTCCTAAGTCATACTCCTTATATTCAACAACACCCTTATACTTAGTTACCATTTTTAATGCCCACATGGACATATTTGAAATAATATGTACACCTTTTGGGCATCCATTTTTTACATCTACTTGTTCTGCATCTTTAACTCTTACTGGAATTAACTGATCTACATAGTATAACTGCCTAATATGATCGGAAACATAGTCTAAATAATCATCTTCATACTTAAAGTAGTATACTGGAAATGATTCAAATACTTTTGATTTCTTCTTGAAGCTATTTTCTATCTCTACACTTTTTTCTACCCAAAGATCATGAATTTCTCTCCATGAATGTGATTTTGGGGTGGGAGTCTCTGCCCAATGTAAAGAGTAATTAAATATTTCTGGAGATAACCTAGATAAAATAAAGGGTTTACAGCTTAACTCGTAAGGAAAACCTTTTATCTGCAACCCTTTATTAAATTGTTCCACTAGATCATACTTATTGCAAAATGCAACAAACTCATCATAAAAAAAATCTAATGCAGTCATTTTTTATTTCTCTTATATATCTTTTTTGATTCTTTAATCTTAGTTTTAGGAAGAGGCTTACCATATAATTGGATCTCCTCTTCCCTTGATTTTTTCCTTACAGCCTTTATGTAATCTAAGATACGTTTATTTTCTAGAGAATTTAGCTTTCCACTCTTCTCCCCATCTTTTACCTTTTTCATAACGTAAATCGATTGTATAATCGCTATAATTGTAGTCGCTAACTATTGTTTTAGGATTTGGAATATTACAATCAAAATCCTCATCTTGTAATCTTAAAAAATTACTCTTTAAATAATTTTTTATTCTCCTTTTAACGATTCTGTGATAAATGCCTTTAAGACCTTTATCTTTAAAAATTGGAAGTTTGCGACTTTTTGACATAACTAAAGTTTGCGATTTAAATAACTACTAAAATCTGCTTTTACAGGACAATATTCTTCATTCGCAAATAATGACGAAGTAAGAATCATGTCTGCTGTAGTTCTATTTGTTGCAAATGCAATATTATATAAGGATGCCAATCGAGTTAATGCAGAAATATCTGTTTGATGTCCTTGTGTAATAAGATTATCACAGAAGAAGATTAATACATCAATTTGACCTTGTGCAATCATTGCACCAATCATTTGATCTCCTCCAAGAGGTCCAGAAAGAACAGAGGTTACATTTAAATATTTATTTACAAAATATTCATTTCCTTTCCAGTCTGTTTCTGCAACTTGTTTAACCATGATATTGCCAAGTAACTTACCTGTAGTACCTGTAGCAATAATATGATGATTATATAATGACTGTTTATTGAATTTAACCCAATCAATTAATTCCTTTTTCCTTGCATCATGTGCAACAAGTGCAATGTTTAATTTTTTCATATTTAAAATAATTCTTCTGGATCTTTAAAATTAAGTAACTCATTAGGAGAAATATAATAATATCCTACCTTATAATCAGCATATTTTACGGTTTTACACTGTTTATAAATTTTAACATCAGGAAACCCTACAGGAAACAACCAGTAATAGTAAATATCCTCAGAATTAGTAGTTTCCCAATTCTTATTTCCAAATCTAGATAGTAAAGGTAATTTAATTTGTGCTCTTGTTAACTCAATATAATCTCCTCTACCTCCATGAACTACTCTTTCAAAACCATTTGCAAATAAGAATCCATTCTTAAGATATAGTTTTTGTTCAATCATAATTCATATTTTAGGGTGTATAACCGAATTCGAATCGGTGACCTCCAGAGCCACAATCTGGCGCTCTAAACCAACTGAGCTATATACACCATATAGGAGGTTAATCCTCCTTATATACCTTGTGTTCCCTTAAATGTTTACCAATGTAAACTCCTACACTTAAAGGAGCATAAATACCTGCAAACAATAAAAGTATATAATCTGAAAACTTCCAAGGTTTTCCGTCATTAGAACCAAAAATAATACCTGCACAAATCAAGTAATACACTAAAGAGAAAATCATAGTCTATTCTTTAGGAATTAAAAAACTAGACGTAACCTTGGTCAAAAAATCACTATCGACTTTAACAATAGCATCTAATCTATCTTTACGTCTATATACTCTAAACATATCATCTCTATTAGTAGTAAAATTGGAAAAATCAATTTTACCCTTTAGAGACCGTATTAAAGAAATTCTTGGACAGATACACCAAGTAGTTTCCAACTCAAAGGCTATATAATCAGCTTGCCCGAATAGCCAGCCTTTGTCTCCATGAACGTTTCTGAGTTCTATCCAATGAATATCATAGTTAGGAAGTAAATCAGAGCGGTTAGTTTTCTTTGCAGCTTTAACATCGAAACTATTTGCTCCTACCCAGATATCAATATGACGATAAATGTCATCTTCCTTGCTAGCTTCTTCTATTATAGAGGACGAAAGACTTTTAGCTTTGCAAAGAGCTAAGGCAAATTCTAATTCTTTCTCTTTACCTTTTTCCAAAAAGCTATTCTGAATCATGCTTACAATGGGCTTCTACCTCTTCTAAAGAACTAAATACTTTATCCTCCCTAATAGATTCCTGTTTTCCATCGATACGGTAATAAATACTTGTATAATCAGGATATACATGAATTCTAATAGATGTAATTATGTAAGGAGTTGGATCTGGAACTTCAACATCAATGAAATATCCTCGAGAAAAGTCAAGAGCAGTTTTCTTTAAATATACTTTCTGCCCTATATCATATTTTGTAGGTATTGTTGTAATCATTTAATCTACAATTTGTACAAATCTCTGTCTTTCTGTAGTTACATAAGGATTCTTATCTACTACGTCAACAGTTACAATTTTTTGTTTTTTCGTAAACCATCTTGGAAGGAACCACTTCCTTTGCTTAATTGGTTCTTTTTTCCAAGAAGTAATAATATACTTTTCATTGTTAAACTCGCTTGACACTCCTACTTCATTTGGATATTCAAGATGTAGACAAGTTTTAGCCCATTTATCTTGAATACACGTATCAAGTTTAAAACCAGGATCTTTAAATATAGTATCTCTAATAAAAATAGTATCTGACTTAGAAATATGTTCTAACTGATATTGTAAAGATTCTAATTTCTTATCCTTTATTTTGAGTTCCTGAGCTACTTCTCGCATTTTCACAAGAATTGAATCATTCATGTGGGTCATTTGAGCTAACTCAAATTTGAAAACTATATTACTTTCCTTTAAAGCTGAATTTTCAGCCGAGTATGCTTTTTCATTATTAACGGATATGTCTAATGATTTATTTAAATCATTTATCCTTACATTCATGAAGTAAACAGTTATTCCTAAAATAATTGCAACTCCACTTAAAATTTTAGTTATTCAACTTCTCATACGTTATATGTTTATAAATAGCCCATAACATAGGACTAAGTATAATAGCAATAGCTAATAGTAATCCAATCAACCACCACATATTAATTATCGTAAAGTTCAACAATTTTGAATCTTAGTGCTTCACTAAATCGAATTAGTTCCATACGATCTTTTATTCTTTTCCCATACCATTTACCAGCCCCAGGATTATGTAGTTTAATTGCTCTATCAATATCTCTAGTTGGATTATAATGGTCATTCATCATTTCAAACATAGTTAAAGCTTTATCAAGATCCCAAGCATCCTCTAACACAAAATTAGTGTTATATAAGTTATTAACTTCATCAACATAAATTTTAGTAATTTGGAATGGGCCTATTGCATTTTTACTAGATTTTACTTTTGGATTTCTCTCACATTCTACTTCAACAAGTGCCATGATAAAAATTTGCCATTCTGTAAGAGAATCACGAGTTTCTGTGATTGTAGTAATTGAATTAGTTAGAACTACGGGGTTTGGTTTAATTGGGCTCCCAAATATTGCAAATATTCCAATAATAGTTACACAACCTATAAAAATTCGTTTATAAATCATATTTTTAAGTTTTATAGCAGAGGTGGCAGGACTCGAACCCACACCTGGAGTTTTGGAGGCTCCCGTTTACGGTTTTGCTTACCACTACAGTTTTCACTGCCTTTCGTTTGTGGTCTAGAGTACGTCTTCACCATATCTTTCGACTTAGGTGCACGATTATCTACTCGTTCGCGGCTAGAATTTCTTCTATTCCGACGTCGTTACCATCAGCATTATCTGTTAAAGATTCAACGTTATCATCGTGTCCACTATTAGTGTTTCCACTAATAGGCTCCATTTGTTTAAAATTATTTTTGTAATCTTGACAACTGTTTACACCAATAGAACTTCTATACTGAGAAGAGAAATGTACAGGTAAAATATATAAGTCTTTAGTATCTAAGTCAACTCCAATAAAATAATCTATATCTTTTTCAGTATACAGTTTTACTTTATATTCTCCCATATTGTGAGATATTTTTCTCACTGGAATTATTCTTCTACCATTACTTTCTATTTGTACTGTTTTAATCTGCAGTTTAATATATTTATTATTTTTTTCTGCAATTAAATCTACTTTTCCATTCTCTAAAACAGGTTTAAATAGATTATATCCGTTTTCAATAAATTTCTGTTCTACTAGTAGGCTACCTAAGTAACCCTTTTCAATTGTTTTTCAATCACTCATAATTTTATTCAGTTAAAGACCGCTGTGCTACCATTACACTACACCCCTATCCTTTTTATTTATTTCTTTCGACTCCTATGAATTAGATCCTCTTTACCTTTAATAGGTGCCTTTTCTACAAATAGTTCTCCAGAAGGTCCTAAAATAGTAGCATAAACATTAAATCCATTTATAGTAAGATATGTGTAAATTACATCAAGTTCAGAACCAATATAAGATTTTATAAGACGAGATAGTCCATAATCACCTTCTATAGAAAGTACTCGGGAACCTTTTGCATGCCAAAGATAGTTCTCCTGACTATTCCAAGTAGGAGGTGCTGTAGAAATACAGGATTTACCTCCAGTTATATATAAATAAAGTTCTTCACTCATAGGAAGTCTTTCTGTTTTAATTGTTTCATATGTATGTGGATTTGAATTACTAGAGTCTATAATGAGGTCATTAGTATAAGTAGTTGAAGGGATGTATCAATTTGAGGTAGTAGAAGTAAGATTTCCACTGCCTACACCTGTTGCTGAACATCCCGCAGTACCTATAGACCCTTTAGGCCCTGGATCATCCCCTTTAATACTCGCTCAATTTTTAGTATCTCCTAGGTCTGCTAGACCAGGAAGATTTGCCGTTGAAAAATTTTCAATATTCATTTTATATTAGTTTTAAATATTATTAAGTACCCCTGACAGGACTCGAACCTGCACACCCGAAGGCACTAGATCCTCATACAGAGAATTATCTCTGCTTGGACTATGTCTTCTCCATATCTTTCGACTTAGGAGGTAGGTATATAGTCTCTACACATTTAAAGTAGAAGTTATCGCGTCAGTGATAAGCATGCATTCACTCCGTTGGACGATATATTAAGAATTACGAACAAAAACGAAAATTCCTTCTACTTACTTAGCTCGGCGTTATTATGGGCGGTTAACTCCATACCTTCACCGAATTAGCCTACTTCTACATCAGAAGTTTCCTTCTGTGCACTCATACCTTTATAAGAATTATGGACTTGACTATGACAGTTAGGACAAAGAATTTGTAAATTTTCTAATCTATTATCTGTGTGACATCCATTAATATGATGTAATTCCAGGGAGATTGGATTCTCTCTTCAGATAGTTAAATTACAAATCTCACATTGATATTTCTTCTTACCTTCTTTTACAAGTTTCTTTAAAAGACTAGACGACTTATATGTAGAGTTTACTACACAAATCTCATCTAAAGTTTTTCCAGGGTTTGTAGTAATTTTCTTACCTTTTAATCATCCCCTTCCAGTAAAATGACTTGTATCAATATGATATTCTTTGATCTTTTTAGTAATGTATGTTTGAGCTCCTGTATTTGGAGCAATGTTTAATTTTCTACATACATCAGCATAACTGTTAGATTCCTTTACAATCGGAATCAATAATTCTTTAGTATATTTTGTCTTTTTCATAAAAATTTATTTTATTAGTATAGACAAATATACTAAAAATTTACTAGTCTGCCAAAATTATTATGTTAAATTTAAGTCTAGCGTGTCTACCAATTCCACCACAGGGGCCTCTTTTATAGTAATAAATGTAATTGATTTACATCAGTTACTACTGTAACCATTTCCTTCACATTATCTTGAATTAATGGGCAGTCTAGGAACCATTGCCAATGATTTCCAATTAAACAAATCAATGGTTTTTTCTTACGTCGTCTACATTCATCTAGTGTTAAGCATAATTCTGCTAAAGTGCCAATTCCTCCAACCTGAACAATAAATACATCACTTGAGGAAATTAACATTCTAAGTCTATGATAAATATCAGGAGCTACAGTGTATTTGGTTAAATATGGATTACCTTTAGTAAATCCAAATGTAGCACAAGTAAAACCTTCCACTTCAGCTCCAACAGCGCTAGCTCCTAACGAGACAGCTTTCATCAATCCTCCATAACCTCCGTTATAGACTTTGTAGCCACATTCAGCAAGAATATTTCCTATATAGACAGAATCTGAATATTCTTTAGAAGCCTCATCTGTTCTTGCTGCTCCAAAAAAAGTTGCTATTTTACCCATATACTTTCTCTAGTTGAAGTTCAACTACATCTTTAAAAACTTTATACTTATCATCAAGTAAGTTTACTGAAGCTGTACGTTTATCTTTATTAAATGTAAACATTGTTACATGTGAAAAGTTAAAAACATATGTATCTCCAGTTTCTAAAACTATCCTAATTACTAACGGTTTCATAATTTATACTTTTATTTTTGCGGAGAGCAGTGGAATCGAACCACATGCCAGAAAGGCACACATTGCTTAGCAGGCAAGCCCTATCACCATCAAGGATTACTCTCCAAACCTTTAGACGTCCTTTAAAAAATTAAATCTAAGGACAATGTAAATTATTCCTGTTATTACTATTGCTTCAGCAAGTAATCCAATAGAAATCATACTTCCTAGAGCTGCAATAACCCAAATGAGAATTGCTGTTGTTAAGTTAGCTATATTAGTGGATTTGTCCTTCCAAATGATTCCAGCACCAATAAAGCCAACTCCAGAAGCTATCTGGGCAGCTACTCTAGAAGGGTCTCCACCTATTCTTGTAGAGATATATGTAAATATAAAAGATCCTAACATCAGTAGAACAACGGAACGAATTCCAATTACCTTGTTAGTTTTTTGTCTTTCATATCCAAGAACTGCTCCACAAAAAATTAATACAGCTAAATTAAGAAAGAACATACTAAATATAAACTAGCTTGTTACATTTTGGACACGAATAGATGCTTATAACATTTCCATTAGCATCCTTAGTTTCTCCTATATATCGTAAAGGAGATCCACATATATTACAGTAAAGCATTGTTAAAATTATTTAAATATACTGTTAAAAACAACCCAAGCCCATACTTCCTCATAAGCTATGATTTTCTCACACATGCAAAAAGCATATCTGCCATAAGGATGAATAAAAATATGCTCCTGAGTCATGTTATTTCTAAAAGTATAACCTTTCTTTTTAAGATATCTTAAAAGGAACCACCTAGAAAATTTGTTTGTATGTATATAAATATACTGTGTCATAAATTAATTGACTTTAATTTTTCCATTCCATTTTGGCAAACTTTTTCCTTCTTGTACTGCTTTCCGCCAATCATGTTTATAATCAATAACTTTTTGAATATGATCTAGAAGTTCATGTCTCTTATAATTGCTCAATAATGTAATAATATTTTCCCTTCCAACAGGATTAGCAGACTGACTAGCAAACTCAGGAAGTTTTTTACCCTCATCAATACACCGATCCACAATATACTTAGCTATATCATATCCAGATTTCTCTTCCCCTAAATCATGATCTAGACAAATTGCATCAGGCCATTCTTTCTCAAGAAAATCAATCGCTTCTTGGTAAGATTGAGCCCATATTACTTTACAGTTTCTTCCAATTGGACTGAAATTCATCCAATCATCTTCCATTGGATTACGAGCATCATCTACCCAAAGAAGTGTTCTCATTATTCCTGAATTTTTCTTTTAAACGTACAGCTATATTTATATAGAGGTGCAAATTGAGGTATAACAGTTTCTTGCACAAGTTCCCATCCTTGATCTCCGTGTAAATTTAGCCAATCAATAAAATCCCCACCTTGATATGGAGTAAAAGTATCTTCCTTGTATTCTCATTTTGTCATTGTACTTTAACTTACTATATAAGATTTAATGCTCTTATAATTCCAGCTTCTAAACAATCTAGATAACTAGTATATACTTCAGAGAAAGTATCATATGGTTCATCCTCTTGAGAATCAATTTTATAAATAACAAACATCCAACCATGAGGATACCATTGTATCTCTACATGTAGGAATTTTTTCTCCCGCAGCCAATCCAAAATATCATATAAACTAGAAGAGTTATTATATAATGGAATCTTTTTATTAGCTAACTTTTTAATTTGGTCATTAATCATTTTATAATTCTTTAGTCTTTCCACAACTAATACACTTACTATATGTAGTACAAGCTAAATTAGACATTCCAAGGGAAAGTAAACTTGAAAAAATTCTTGCTACACCAGAAGCCCCATATCCATCTTCTGTATAAATAACATGAATAGTTTCCCTACCACAATTTGGACAGTATGTTTTTATTTGTTTCATACTAAAAGCATAATAATTTTGATAGTTGGTCTACATTTGTCCTATATAAGTCATTAGGCCAAATATCTAATTCTCCATGAATATCTATTCGACATACCTGACCTTTATATACAATATAGTACCCTCTTAGTTTGTTTTCCATGATTTGAATACGAACATCATTAAAAGCTAGTTCATTTTCTATAATTCCAACTAACTTACCTTCAGGATTATATAAAGGAACATGATCTTCTTCAATGTTATTGTTAATTTTAATCTCTTTCATTATAGTTCAATTAATCCATCCTCAATAGTAAGATTTTCTAAATCAACAATAGGTTTTAAAGTAGCAATTGTTTCAGGTTTAAATTCTACAGGAAAACCCATAGTGTAGTCTCCTTCAAAAACACATTCATTTTTATAAACCTTTCTAAGCACATTGTCATCTCCATAATCATTCACTTCATAATAACCAGGAGTTTCAAAATAACTTTCAGGTATCCTAGCTGTTATAATATGGTTGTAGTCCAGAAATGGAGACCATGTACTTTCTGATTCTTTATGAATTTCACAATTTTTAAACCTGAAAATATAAACTTTTTCAGGTTTTACTTTGGAGAACATTAGGTCTCCATTTTTATCTCTATATATCCATGCCATATTATAATGTTATTAGTACAGGGAGCGGGAGTCGAACCCGCAATGAGCATTGCAGCTCGCTGGATTAGGATAAACTATTTATTTTTATGGTATCTATAATAATGTCTATCTCCATTTTTATTTTTAGATTTATAAGTATCTAATTGTGAATCACAATTAGGACATATACATCTTAAATTATCTCGTTTATTATTTGCAGCATGTCCGTCAATATGATCTAAAATAAAAACAAGCTCCTTATTATTTCACTTAGGTTCTAAACCACAGATAGCACACTTATTGTTTTGTTCTTTTATAATATCTTTCTTAAATACTCTAGGGTTATAATTAGCTCTCATAATAGAAAGATCTCCTTCTAAAAATTTTTTATATGCTAATTTATGTTTATACTCTATTTGACATTTACTAGAGCAATATTTTTTGGCATATCCATCTAATTCATGTCCACAGTTAAGACAATAAGTTTTAGTGCCAACTTTTTGTATAAGTTTAGGGGTATTAATATTAGAAACAATTACTTTATGCACTCCTTTATTAAATGTTTCATTAGGATTTAATTTACGTCTCCTTGGTAACGTAATTCCTATTTTTGAAGCAACTTTTTTAATATTACTGCCAGAGCAATTATATTTTTTCCCTATCTCTTCGTAACTTAGTTTATCAATTAAAATTAATTGTTCTAATTTTTCTTTTTCTAACAATCATTTTGAATTCATTCTAAAAATTAGTTTAATATTATAACATAACCTATAAAATTC